TATACCTGAAATTCCTATAGCACTTCCAAACCCACATGCATTAACAATTAATGGAACTTCATACACAGGTTCATCTGCGGTATCTATAAATACTGCAAGAATACTAACAAAGTCTACTTTGAGTAGTTCAACAGTTTCTGCAGGATATAGTTATAATAATACTTTATCAAGAACTATTTCTTTTCTGAGTGGGTTTAGTTCAAGTAATCCTGATTCAGTTATTATAAGCACTGCTAGACTTGCATTTACTGCTTCTAATGTAATTAAGATAGATGGTCTTGCAAATTTATCTGGAACTTATTATATCTATTGTTTAAGTTATATGGCAAACGGTAAGGTTGCTGTTAACGGTGCAGCATATACATAATCTTAAAAATATATAAATTATGAGTGTAAAAATTTATGATAAAAAGCAAAAGAAATGGATTATTTTTCCTGGAACAATTGGTGCTCCTGGTAAAGATGCTTATCTTATTGCACAAGAAAATGGGTATACAGGCACTAAAGAAGAATATGCTAAAGTATTAACTGATATACCAAAAATTATTAATTCAATAGAAGAAGAGCCGACAGAAGGAAGTAAAAATTTAATTACTTCTGGAGGAGTGTGACAAGCTATTGATAATGTACATACAACTATTAATAATCAGATAAAAAGTTCAATTGTAGATAATTTAGAGTCTCTTGCTGCTGATAAATCATTATCTGCAAACCAAGGAAGAATCTTAAAAGAAATGATTGCTAATTTAGCTAATCTTCAAATTGAGATTGTTGATCAACTTCCAAGTATTGGAGAGACAAATATTATTTATCTTGTTAAGAAATCTGGTTCTGCTCCAGATATACATGATGAATATGTATTTGTTGATGGAAAATGAGAGAAGATTGGTGATACAGAAATTGATCTTTCTAATTATTATACAAGAGCTGAAGTTGATGCTAAAATTCCTGTTATACCAAATATTGAAACTTCTATATCTGGTGCAGGTAATGTTATTACATTAATTGAAGTTGATGCTAATAATAAACATAAAGTTAATGCTACAAAGGGCATTAGTGTTTATACTCAACAGGAAGTTGACGATAAGTTAACAGGTTTTGGAGCAGGAGATGTAATTGCAGCAGAGGCATTTACTACTGCAGATAGAGTAATAACTTCTAATGGTCCAGGAAAAACTGTTAAAGATTCAGGTATTTTAATTAATAATTTAGCATTAAAGTCATATGTTGATGAGAAAGAAATAGCATGAGATAAAGTTACAGGAAAACCAGAAACTTATGTTCCTGCAGCACACACTCATCCTCTAGCTCAAATTACAGATGCGGGAGCTCTTGCTTATAAAGACAAAATTGATGAATCAGATCTTAATTTTGATATACCTGAAGGAATTGTAGTTGATTCTTCTTTAAGTACAACTTCTGTTAATCCAGTTCAAAATAAAGTAGTTACCGAAGCATTAAATAATCGTTATACAAAGTCTGAAACTTATTCTCAATCCGAGATTGATGAAAAAATTGGTTCAGTAGGTGGTGGAGATGTAATGGCTAGTGGAAATCTTGTTTCTGATTATATCATAATTGGAGCAGGAACTAAATCTATCAAAAATTCTGGTCAGACACTTTCTAATTTAGCATTAAAGAGTGAAATACCATCTTTAAGTGGATATGCTACTCAAAGTTGAGTTACGGGCCAAGGATATTCCACCGAGAATACTTGAAGACCAGTTAAAGTTGGAAGTACAACTTTAAATGATAGTTCTACTACATTAACTATTGCTAATGGTACTGGTATTGGTCTATCATTTTCTAATGGAACTTTAACTATTACTAATAGTGCTCCTGGATCTTCATATACATTACCTGTAGCTAAAAATAATGTTTTAGGAGGAATTAAGACAGGATATACAGAGTCTGGAGGTGCTGAAATGGCCATATATGTCTTAGAGGATGGTACTGCTTATACTCTCTTAAAAGATACTACAGTTAAAACTGCTTTAGGCTTTACTCCAGCAAATGTTAACGATATACCTGAAATTCCTATAGCACTTCCAAACCCATATGCATTAAATGTTATTGCAGGAAGTTCAACTACAAGTTATACAGGATCTTCAGCATCTACTATTAACTTAGATAATATATTTAGTAAACAACTACCAATATTAACAAATGCTGATGATGCTGGTAAACCAGGTATTTATTTTACAAATTCAACAACTCAAGTAAATGTTGTAGCAAGAGTTACTAAAGAACAACCAGATGCTATAGTTGTTGTTCCTTCTGCAACACCTGTAGTATTTGAGGAACCAACTGTGTTTTTAATGGATGGTATAGACTCATTATCTGGAGGAGCATATAAATGTTATTGTATTACTTGAATTGCAGTAGCTCAACCAGGTTTAAGAGAAGATCTTATTCTTGTTAATGGGGCAATTTATGGTTAATTATGTTAAAGATTATTAGAGAAATTTTATTAAAAATTGTTAACGATATCGATACTGGTAATTCTAATCTTAGTCCAGAAGAGTGCGAAGAAGTAATTGAATATCTTTCTGGAATAACTAATAAGAATGAAAAACTTAGCAAGTATCAAGCATGTAAATACTTAAAAGTTAGTAGAGCGACTTTTGACAATTATGTTAAGGCAAAGAAGATTCCTAATGGTCGTAAACAAATAGGTTTTAAAGAATTATTCTGATATAAGAAAGATTTAGATAAATTTATAGAAAATAATTAGTAATGAGTTACTAATTATGGATCTTTGTAATCCCCTTGAGTTGAGAGACTTAAGGGGATTTTTATTTTAATAGTAACGTTATGTTTTAGTCTTTTGCTATTGTAAATTTGTACTGTTGATCAACAAAACAAAAACAAAATGTTTAACAATTTAAGTATTTTTAATATGGCAGAAGAAAAAACTTATGTGTTCGGTGAAGGCGCAGGTAACAATGGTATTTTATCTCTTTTAGGTCCTATGCTTTCACAAAGAGGTGTAGATCCAAACGTTCTATTAGCAATGCAAGGCCGTAACAATGATGGTTTTGGAGAAGGTGGATGGTTCATCTGGGTAATTTTCTTGTTCTTCCTTATGGGCTGAGGAGGTAACGGATTTGGTAATAATGGCGCTGGAGGATTAGGTAACCAGCTTAATAATGATTATGGTAGAGAGATGCTATTACAAGCTATTAATGGAAATGGAAATGCAATTAGTCAGTTAGCTACTACTTTAAATTGCGATATCAATGCTGTACAATCAGCAATTAATTCAGTTCAAAGTCAAATCCAGTCTGTAGGTAATCAGGTTGGAATGAGTGGACAGCAAGTTATTAATGCTATCCAAGCAGGTAACTGTCAGATCGCTTCACAAATCGCTTCATGCTGCTGCGATGTTCGTACAGCCATTGAGCGTCAGGGATATGAAGGTCAGTTAGCTACTCTGAACCAAACTAATACTCTTGGAAGTAAGATAGATCAGCAAACTACTCTTATTAGTGATAAATTTTGTCAGCTTGAAATGAGAGAATTGCAGGACATATCGACGCCCTGCGTGAGGATAAGTCTGCTCTTATCAATCAGCTTTCTCAAGAGCATCAAACGAATGCTATCCAAGCTTTCCAAGCTCAAACGATTGCTCCAGTGAACGCGGCTCTTCAAGACTTAAGTGCAAGACTAGGTGCAATAGAGTGTAAACAGCCTGCTACAGTAACTATTCCTTACATCCCAGCAATGGGTAATTTAGTTCCTGTAAGCTATAGTCAGCCTGTTAACTTTAGTGTTAATCCTTATACTACTTCATGTGGTTGCTAATAAATATATAGATTATGATTAATATTATTGATCCTTATTGGTGGAATTTAGGTCCCGTACCTGTTCAAAATGAAGGACTTCCAAGAATTGATATTGGAGGTATTTATAAGTTATCCACTAATGCAGTAGCTCTTACAGAGAGCTCTGTTGATTATGGTATTAATCCTTGTTTATATAGTAAATTACCATGTGAGAGTATAGTACTGTTGACAATACACGCTGACGCACCTACTGGTGGCGAAGATTTACCTGTATTAGTAGGAGTTCCTAGTGGAGCTTCAACAATATCGAGTGGAGACACTACAGGAAAAACTAAAATCAGTGTTGTAGATAGTCAAGGTTCTAACGTTACTGGTTCAAATGTACAAGGAAATACCCAACGTCTAGCGTATATCAATAAGAGTACGGGCGTAATAAGATTTTTAGAGTTTACTAACCCAGCAGCATCAGCTGCTTAGCAAATAATTTGTAATATATGTTTTCAAACTTAAGGCCAAATAGTCAGATATATATTTTATATAAAGACGCATCTCCACGTTTAGATGTTGGTTCTGTTGTAAGTGTTTCAATGCCTGTCCCTAAATATCCAATTCAACCAATGTTTGGACAGCCACAAGAGATGGTTGTTGATATTACCGTTAAGGTTAATAACCAAGACGTTACATATCAAAAAATTCCAGCTAATTTAGATATTGCAGATTTTAATAACAGTAATATAGTATTATCTGATAGTAGAGAAGCGATGAATGCAGAGATTGGCAGCCTAAAACAAAAAAGTGCAGCCATTATAAGTAGTGTAGATTTCCACAAAGAAATGATAACCTGCTTTGATCGCATTTTAACAGAATTAAATCCAGAACTTGCAGAAAAACAACAGCAACAATCTGAAATAAATTCTTTAAAAAATCAAGTAGGAGAAATGTCTAAAAGTATTACTGAATTAATGGAATTAAATAGAGAATTAATGTTACAATTAAAAAAGGAGTAATATATGAGAGTGTGGGAAATTAGAGAAGGCCGCGACAGAGAAATGGACTACAGAATGGGTATGCGTGATAAGTCAGAAAAAATGGAAAAAGCTGAAAGAGAAGCATACGAATGTGGCTATGAAGACGGATACGAAAAAGCTATGGAAGAAATGATGGGAGAACGATCAGGTTATAGATCATCTTATCGTTCTGGATATCGTGGAGGTCGGTAGTTATGAAAAGAGATAGACTAGATATTAGAGACAAAATGCCTTCAGGAATGGAAGAATATCTGGCACAAAACGGATGGCATTTTAATAAAAAGCTATGTGATTGAGCTGTATCTAAAATGCGCAAAAGAGGAGCTAATGGAAAGCCTGAAGAGGTAACATTAACTCCTAAAAGCGAATTAGAGCAATTATTTAGAAACTATGGAATAAAAGTAGATAATTGTGTAGGATACGATGTAATGTATGTATACCATATGGCCAAATCAGATTTTTTTGAATCATCTATTATTAGCGAACAGTATTTATTACAGTTTGTTAAAGATTACTTAGATGATATAGATGGATATGATGGAAAGGCTCTAACAAGATTTTATGCAGACTGCATAGGCTCAGGAACTCCAATAATGTGAGAAGATATGATCTAATATGGTAGTACAGAACATTTATTTGGAGGATTGAGATTGGCACGTAACTGTATATTATGCAGTAGATACTTATTATACAGATGAAATTCTAGAAGAATTAGAACTAATAGGATGTAGTTGATCTGAACTTGTAAAAGCAGAAAATTTATTAAGAAGTAACCAATATAATATAGGAATTACCTATTCAAACTTCAAACATAAATGTTCCATTGTAGTTATTGGATTGACAACATCTGCTGAAGAATTTCAAAATACATTTGATCATGAAAAAGGTCATTTAGCAATGCATATTAGTTCAGCATTGAAAATTAAACCATATGGAGAAGAATATCAATACTTAACAGGTGAAATTGGTCAAAGTATGTTTAAAATAGCTAAAAGATTTTTATGTGATGATTGTCGTCAAAAGCTAGTCATAGAAATAAAAGAAATAGATAAAAAAGATTAATTTTTACAAGATATGCCGCAGAAATGCGGCATTTTTTGTTTATATACAATAAATTAGATAAAAATTTGTTTATTTATTAAATAATCTATAACTTTGCAAATACAAATTAAAAATATGAACTAATATAAATAAAACTAAAATGAAAAAAATTGATTTAAATGTAGCTACTCGATTAATGTTACTGATGAATCTTCCTGAGCAAGGTTCTGTAACTGAAATGATTTCAAAAAGAAATGTTCGGAAAAAGATTGACTTTTCAAGTGAGGAAGTCGAAGCATTGAAGATTGAGAATAAAGATGGTAGAATTGTGTGGTCTCCTGAAAAGGAACTATTAACAGTTGAATTTACAGACAGTGAAATTGGATTCTTAAAGTCAATTATTGAAAAGCTTGATAAAGCTGGATCTATTACTGATAATATCTTAGACTTTGTTGAGGCAATACAAAGTTAATAAATAGAAATATTTGTAAATTATGTATAGTCTAGAGCCAATAAAAGTTATACAACTAATAAGAGAGTCTTTTATTGGCTCTGAAAAAGTTTATACTCAAGGTAGTTGTTATCAATTATATTTAATATTAAAATACATATTTCCAGAAGCAGAAGCATATTATAATTGTGATCATGTTATTACTAAAATTAAAAATGTATATTATGATATTAATGGAATTGTAGATAATATATCAAACTACCTACCAATAGATGAAATATATGTTAAAGATATTCGAAAAGAAGCAATTAATTGAAAATTTAATCTATTTTCAGAGAAAAAGTAAAAAATATTCTTTTTTATTTGGAAATTAAAAATTAATACATTATATTTGCTGCGAATATATAAACATATTAATAATCAATTAATAAGGAAAAATAAGAATTATGATTATCGATGGACAAAATCACATGGATTTTCTATTAGAAGATCCAGAACCAACAGACAAAACTCCTATTACAGATCAAAATACTAATAGTGAGCCAGAACCTGAACCTAGTCCTACTAACCAAGAACCTCCTGAAAACCCTGACCTAAATACTGGCGAGGGTTTAGACGTGTTTAGTGAGTTCTTGAAAAGTAGAGGACTAAGAGATGGAAAAACTTTACTTTATCAAGATGAAGAAGGTAATGAACAAGAAGTAGACTTTAGTTCGTTGGATAGAGATGAACAATTAAATATTCTAAATGAATTAGCTAAGCCTGATTTATCTGATGATGAAGTTAAAACAATTGAATATTTAAGAAATAATAACGCAACTATTCAGGACGTTATTGAATATTATTCTCAGAAAGCAGTGCAAGACTATATTAATCAAAATGGTCCTGTAAATAAAGCTTACTCTGTAGATGATTACTCTGATGAAGAATTGTATATTGCCGATCTTAAATCTAAGTTTGAAGGTATGACTGAAGAGGAAATTCAAGCAGATTTAGACTTAGCAAAGAGTAATGAAGACTTATTTAAGAAAAAGGTAGAAACGATTCGAAACCAATATAAAGCACAAGAAGATAAAGCAGTAGAAGATGCACAAAGAGCTCAAGAGGAACAGTATAACGCATTTAAATCAACACTTGAGGAACAGTTAGTAAATTTCAATGAAATCTCTCTTGACTATCAAGATGAAAAATCTGATAGTTTACAAATTGAAGATCACGATAAACAAGAGATCTTTAGTTATATTCTAGATCAAGATGAAAATGGAGCTAGCCAGTTCTTTAAAGATTTAAATGATCCACAAGTTCTTGTAGAGCTCGCTTGGTATCGTCTCTTTGGTAAAGATGCTATTTCAGGTATTTCTCAGTATTATAAGAGTTTAATTAAGGAAACTAGGAAGCCCGCAGCTCCTAAGAATGAGCCTCCTAAACCTTCAACTGTAATACCTACTAATGAAGAGAAAAATAAATCAAATCCAGATAAATCAATCGCGTCATTATGAGATGACGAATTATAAATAAACAATTAAATTAAACAATATGAGAATTTCTAGTTTTAGTACAGTACGTCCTCAGATGAGTTCAACTCGTACATATGAGGATTTTTACAAATTTTTAGGTGAAAAACCTGCACGTCTTGGTATTGTATCATCACTTTATGAGCAGTATACCGCATCGTACCTTACTGAATCTCTGATGAATATATATACAATGGAAAAAGACAAGAAAAATAGTTTCCAAAGTATTAATTCATTTATGGTAGAGTGGGACATTAATGTAGGATTTATTAAGAGAATTCCTTTCCTACAGGTTCCTGATGGCGATGGTGCTCAGGGTACTGATATCATCTTCCACTTCCCTGAAAATTATTATCAGAGAAATGACGTAATGATCATCGAAGGATCACGTCAGCAAGTTATCTTCCTATCACGTCCTGTTCGTAGATCAGATAGAGACTGGGAGATTGTAGGTAAACTACAAGATTCAGATTACAATGCTACTCTTGATGTTGAATTCTGCCAGCCAGGTATGAAGACTCGTTTCTTAACGAACTATCAGCCTGAAATGCATGAGGAAGGATACGTTAAGTATCAGTCAAATGTTGAAAAGCATCGTACATTTATTGCAACACATCGCGCAGATGTAGACTACACTGCTAAGTATCGTGCAATGGAGGACGTTTTCATTCAGATTGGTAAAGGAACAGAAAGTGATCCTGTTTACAAAATGAATGCTGCAGAAAAAGATTGTCTTGATAGCTTCATGGCTGCTCGTGCAAATGCACTGCTTTGGGGTAAGACTAACGTAGATAAGAATGGTAAACCTAAGATTTTTGATCCTGAAACAGGTGAGCCTATTATCTCTGGTGATGGTATTATTCCTCAGATTGAGCGTTTCGCAGGTAAATATGTGTATTCAAAGATGACTAATAAAGTTATGAATACTGCTATTCTTGCTATGATCGCTAAGTCAAATAATCCTACTGGCAATAAATATATCTTTATTTGCAATACTCCTATGTGAGCTGAAATTCAGGATAGTCTGTCAGGATATCTTCGTGATTGGAAGACTGTTGGTACATTCATGTTCTCTAAGGGTGCTAATGATTATATCAAAGTTGGTGCAACCTATAACTCATACGAGTATGCAGGTAATACTGTAACTTTCAAAGTTGACCGTGCTCTTAATATCGAATTCCCTGAGAAGAAATATGGTATCTTCCTTGATCTGACTGCTGATGCTGCTAGTGGAAAACCCGCTATTGCAATGTTCACATTCAAGAACAATGAGTTCTGCCATAACTGGTTAGAGGGTGTTGGTCGTAGAAGTGGACGTGAAAGTGGTCCTGTTGCAAGCCCAGTAGCTGCAACTAAACTTATTGACTGGGGTTATGCTGGTGTTGGTGTATTCAACCCATATCGTAGCTTTATCTTAGTTAGTGAAAAGTAATATAAAAAGATAGAATAGAATATTAGTAGGCTTCTCCTTCGGGAGAAGTCTACAAAATATTTAAAACTTAGATATCATTATTTGGTATAGATAAATTTAATAAGAATAAATATGAATAATATAGTAACTTTAAGAAATGTATATGGTAAGGAAAAAGCACATTGCTTTATTAATCCTTTAAAACAAGCAAATGGTTCAAACTATCCTTTTGTAAAAAGAGTTCGTCAGGTAGACGCTAGTGGAGATACAGAAATGATCTTAAGTGAAGCAGAAATTAATAGTCCTGATAGTAATTACTTTATTAAGGAAGATGAACGAATAGAGATTTATGATGGTAAAACGTTTGATTTAGATAATCCTCTAGAAAGAAATATTTGGACTTGCATTAAAGATTCATTCTTAATTGCACCTGAAAGAGATTCTAAAGATTCAAAAGGTAATCTTTTAATTGACGGAGGTCCAAAACGTTATGGTCAAGCTGAATTCTATGTAGAAAGACCTGGAGTTGAATCTGAAAAACGTATTGAACGTATGAAGCTTGTAACAAAAGCGTTCACTTATATTGAACAAGATTCTGCTAAAGGAAGACTTACCAAAACAAGGTTACTTGGCAAATCAATGAGAAATGCTCCTGACTCAGATGTTCAGGACTATTTATATCAAAGAGCGGAAAAAGATCCAATGGTTGTTATTGACCTTTATACAGGATCAGATACAGCACTTAAACTGCTGCTTATTGACGCAAAAGAACAACGTGTTATCAACCTTCAAAGTGGAGTTTGGATGTATGGGGATGTTCGTCTAGGTACAACTGACGAATCTATCTTACTCTTCTTGAAGATTCCTGCAAATAAAACTATCTACGAGGGTATTACATTAGAGACATACCCTGATCTTCAGAAACTAAGTTTAAAAGAAACAGTAGAGGAAAAGGCTGAAGATAAAGCTGAGGAAAAAGTTGAAGATAAAGCTGAGGAAAAAGTTGAAAAGACGGAAAAGAAGAAAAGCAATAAATAACAATATATAATGACTATTAGACAAGTGATATAAGTATACTACATATTAAATTAAGTATTATAAATGAATTTATTGTCTATAAGTTCTTAAAACTTACTAATAAAAATAATTATACCTTAAATAGGAAAATATTATAATAGTATATTAATGATTTGGATTGTATATAGAACTACATGTAAAATTAACGGAAAATTTTATATTGGAGTACATAAAACAGAAACAGATGAAATTTTTGATGGATATTATGGTAATGGAATTCAGATTCCGAAACATACCTACAGTATTACTCACCCAAAATACCCATTCCATTTTGCATTCAAAAAATATGGACAGGATCAGTTTTATAGAGAAACCTTAGCAAAATTTGATAATCCTATTGATGCCTATAAATATGAGGCAAAACTAGTAACACCTGAGGTTATTAATAAAGGGAATACATATAATGTTACTGCAGGTGGCGGAAGGACTCATCCTACAAAAGGAAAAGTTTATCAATATTCTTTAGAAGGCAAATTACTTAAAATTTGGGACTGTATTAATACTGCCAGTAAAATTTTACAAATTTCTAGACAATCTATTGGAGAATCTATTAATAAAAAAGTGGCTCGGCATGGATTTTTATGAAGTTGAGATAAAAACATAAATATTACAGAATATAAAATTAAACAGCTGAGAACCTATTATATTTATGATCATAATGGTAATTTTATTAGAGAGTTAACATTTAAGAAATGTATAGAGTTTTTAAACACTAATGGTTCAAATTTATCTAGAGCTATTAAGAATAAATACACAATAAATAAGTATTTTATAACTTTAGAAAAGGTAGATTATTTTATACCACCTAAAAATAGAAAACTAGCTTAAATAAAATGATATGACAATTCGTCAATGTTACGAATACATTTTAGTTGAATGCAACAAGGTGAAAGCTCCTCAAGTTTTACTTGAGGACTTCATATACTTGTTTAATAAAGCAATTCAACAATATATAAATAGTGTATATAATAGAAGTGAGTACAATCAACAAAGTTCAGATGACTTAGGATTTTTACAAACTACATCAGTAATTAAAGTAGGTAAAATTGCTCCAAGACAGGAATTTAATGATACTGTTTGAGAGCTACAACTTCCTAAAGATTACTTACATATGTTGAATTGTATTGCAGAATTTACAGGTAGTGATTCAAATAAATCTAGATGTGGAAATGGAGTGCAAAGAACTATTACTTCAACATGTCAAAGATTAACTGCAGATCTTTATGCAGGTATTATTAATAATTATTATATGAAACCTTCACATAAGAAGCCATATTATTATATTATTAATAGAAATGAAAAAGATCAACCAGTAACAAATCCTGTTATGGATAATGAAATTAAAGAAGGTAGTTATCGTCCTAATTATATTAAAACAGAGGATGGAAAATATCGATTTTATGCATTAAAAGAACCATATAAAAGGATTGTAAATCAATCTTCTGTAAATTTGGAAATACATAGTGGCGATTCGAATTGAAGTTTAAATAATGTATATATTACTTATGTAAAAGCTCCTATGTATGTTTCCATGACTCAGGATGATGTATTATTACCAGAAGATAATACTCAAACCCTGGAATTTCCAGACTATGTTTGTTACGAGATTATTAATATCGTAACTAGATTATTATTAGAGAACGCAAGTGATCCAAGATTACAAACAAATGTTCCTATTAATCAAACTATAGCCATACCTGGAAATAAATAAATTTATTAACTTAAAAATTAGAAAACTATGTTTGATTTTCAAAAAGAAGTAATAATCAATTCAAATGTACTTGAAGATGGTGTAACTCCTCGTTTCAAGGCAATGACTGGAGCTGTAAATCTATTTCGTGTACTTCGTTGTGCAGATTATAGAAAAGAAGGTCTAATTGATGGAATTGTTTATAAAACAATGTACAACAAAGGAGCTGCTCCTTCTGCTACATTTAATGTACCAACGGTAGCTGGTATTTATCGTGTAATTGTAGGTTTCAGTTTAGATGGAAGATATCTTTCTGACTATGCTTATCCCTGGTATAAGTTTGGTAAGCCAGTTATGGCTGAATTCGAACTTGATAACAGCAATCTTGCTAAAGCTCAGGAGATTATGATTAAAGCTATCGAAATGGCAATTCCTGAAAATTATAGATTTGCGCGTATAACAAAAGAAGGATCTGATAAGGTAAAAGTTAGTGGAACAGATTCACATCAAATTATCAAAGTTGCAGAATTACAAAAAGTAGTATCTTTAGCATGTCCTGCTGATGCTTGTCACGAAGTAGAATATCAACTTGAAGCTAAAGCTGTAGTTGAGAAAAATATAATGGAAGTTGGTACAGCTGCATGGATTCAGGAGAATCTTCGGTTCCCAAGTTATCCTAATCTTCGGTATGATGCTTTAAATGAAGAGGAGTATCCTGTTAAGGGCGGTCTTTATGTTCAGTATTCATTTGGATATTGCTCACCTCGTAGAGGTCTTCATGGACAAGGTACTGTAGGTCAGGCTCTGAAATCAATTACTACTCATACTTTCTATGTATTGTCATCACTTGTTGACAAGTTTGAAGCTGGCCTAAAAGCAGTATTTGGTGCTGATTCAATTAAAACTATTAGTCCTGATATTAATAATCTTATTAAGATTGAATTCTTAAACAATAGTAAGATTTCAATTGCAGATATTACTGACGAGGAAGCTGATATTAAAGTAAATGTATCAGGTCCTGCAATTAATGGAGATGCAACAAATTTTGTTGAATTATCTATTAAGGGCGATAATAGCAAGTATGAAATCGACAATGAAGGTAAACTTACTGTAAAAGCTGAGCAAAGCGCAGCAGTAGGAGATCTTATTACAATTGTAGCTTCATATGGTGGTGCTACTGCAGAAAAAGACTTTACAGTCGGAGCTTAATTGCTCTTCATAAATATTTTCAAAGAAGGCAGGGCGGGGTAATTTCCCTGTCCTGCTTTAATTTTTTAAACTGAAGTTTATGACGATCGAACAAATCGCAAGTGCAGTATATAATAATACAGTAACAGGATTAGCTGGAATTACTTCCAATCCTAAAATATCTATAGAACAACTTCAGGATGAAGTAGTAGCAGAACGTAATCAAGTAATGCGAGAATTTCTATTAAAAGGAATTCTTACTTTAGATGAGTTATTTTTAGCAATTAACTGTATTGAAGTTGATTGTGATTATATGTCAAAATGTTGTGATTTACAAGTTGGAGAAAAAGCATTACATTTTGAAATTCCACCGATTATTTATATAAACGGAATTGATACAATAAGATTTGTTGGCAGTATAGATAGACATACTCGTTATAATATTTATACAGATGAAACTTATAGATTTCATAAGTATAGAAAAAATAAACCAGGAAGTCCATATGTCTATATAGATACTGCAATTAATTCTAATGGTAATATGGATGGATATATTTTTAATGTTCCTTTTGTAAAATATATATCTGTAATTGCACTATTCTTAGATCCAAGAAAGCTTTTAGAATGAGATTGTTGTTCTGAAAATCCTGAAGTATATCTAGATTGTGGAATTCTATCTGATGAAATTATTAAAAGAATGACTGAGAAATATATTCGCTGGTATCGTCAACTTGCAGCTCCTGTCACTCCTAACGATCAAACTCCTAAATAGTTATGAAGTTAAATAATATAAATTCTGTATATTCTCTTGCTAATATATTATACGGGGTTACAATAAATCCTGATAATTTTGAGGATATAGTTTTAAATGGTTTACAGTTAATAGGTAACAAACATTCTAGAATGTATAGATATGTAGGAGATACTACAAATAGAATACTAGAATTACCCTGTAATTTATCTTTTATAGAATCTGTAACAATTCCATTTGAAGACTTTCAATCTACTTCAGATACTAGTATATTTCCATTAGTTCAAAATGCTTATTATGAAAGATATAATGAAGCTTGAAAATGGAATAAAGATCCATTATACCAATCAGGAAAGCTATTAAATTATAATGAGATAAATAATGCATTAGAGTTTGATAGAGATTACTCAAATGTATCTGTATTGTATCATGGAGTAATTGTAGATGATGATGGACTACCACTTATAACAGATAAAGAACTAACTGCATTAGCTGCATATGCCGCATATATCGATTTATATAAAAAGAGTCTTGTATTAAGAGATAGTAATTCTTTTCAAATAGCTCAAGCAGTTAAACAAGAATGGTTGAGAGCTTGCAGTGATGCTAGAGTTCCTGAACATATCTCGCAAAATGAAATGAATGAGATTCTTGATGCTCGTACACGTTGGGATAGAAAGCAATACAAGAAATCATTTAAACCTGTTAACTAATGAATAAAAAAATGTTTCCTCATGGTTTTAACTCTAGGGAACTATATAATGGGTTAAATCCTAAATTACTAAAAGGAAGATGAGTAAAAAATAGATATAAAGATCGTAAGAATCTAGCTGCTAAGATTTTTGATGACTGTTTTTATGAGATCTTATTGGATATTATAAATAATAATGTTACCTTTGTACTACCTCTGCGTTTTGGGAATTATGGAGAAATTTCTATGAAACAAATTGCAGATGAAGACTTTAAACAAGCATATAGAAGAGGTAAATTTAATAATATTGATTTTGTATTATCTCAATTTACAGGAAACCAGCTAGTATATAGATATATGAAGCATAATAAAGAAACTATGGAAAAACCAATCTATGTTGATAAATATCTTAAAAAACTCATAGATCAATATACTGAAGAAGCAAAAGTGTACTATTAATTATGATTAAAGAATTAGACGATTATTTAGGTATTATACAAGAAAAATATCCAAAGATCTCAAAAGATGAGTTAAAAAGAGTTATAGAACACGGTTTTAGTAGTTTTCATTTATTAGCTAAAAGTGGAGCAGATGTAGTTTTAGGAAATCATAACTATACTGCTTTTTGTGGGAAGATGTTTTTTGATGATTATAAAAGAGTTAGATATAATAATATTAAACATCGTATTAAATTAAGACTGAAATATAAGTACGCTCAAGAAGTATATAACGGAGCGTACTATTTCGGTCTAACTGAAGCTGAGTGAGAATTTTATAAAACTCAGATAACTTCAAAGCGTAGATCTAAAATAAAGTTTAGAGATTTGAAGTTATATAAAATACAAGAAGAGTGTTATTTAGATAGATCTAGAACACACTTCTTTAAATTATACTATCCAATTGATGTTGGATGGACATTTTTAAAAAGTGAAATCACAACAAGAAACTTTGAATATATAGCATATAGAGATGTAAAAAATAAAATAATAATGATTTAATATGGCAAAAGAAGAAATAATAGGGTCTCCTAGAAGAAATTTAGTTTTTGAAACTAGTGGGGCAATAAGAGTAAAAGTTGGAGATAAATATTATAAGTTAAATTATGATAAAGAAACAACTGATGATGAAGACGAAGAATCTATAGAGTCTAAAATTATAATTGTAGACGATATATTATTATATGAGACAGGGCAGTATGAATATCCTGGAGATAGAAAAATAATCTTTGCATTAAACGGAGGAATTTATTATACATTAGATAATAGTTATTTTAGTTTTAGTGATTCTCAAAATTCAGATGCTTCTCTTGAAGGGAATATAATATTTGATAATACTGTAATATTTAATGGAGCCCCTCCATTTAAATTAAGTAGTTCAGAAGTTATAAGTAATCTTAATGCACAGTTTATTGATGGGCATAGTTGAAATGATATTCAAGCATTATTAAATAAACAGAACATCTCTTTTAATACATTAGAAACTACAGATGGAAAATTTATAGCTGAAGATGGAAAAGTTACATGTAATACAGTAGTTTGTAGTAATGCTAATATTAAAAAACTTAGTTTTGAAACTCTTTCTGGAAATATCTCAATTGGAGGAAATATAAGTGTTACAGCAAGCGAGCTAGATATTGATGGAAATCTATATGATCTTGGAATAAATATTTTACAGCTTCTATATAAATTATATTCTGTAAAAGGAATAAATACTAGTAAGACTACATTCGTTGAGTTTGCTAAAGATCTTGTAAAATCTGTAAATACAAGTTATAATTGACAAACTCCATCAACATATACCTCTCATCAATTAGATTTTGATAAACAACTTTTATCAGAATCTTTTTATTGGGAGCCAATAAATATTGAATCTTGAAAGAATATTTCGTGCATACCATTATCTGTTGCAGATAATTATTATATAGATCCTGAAGAAATTACGGAAGATACAGAAATTACTGAAAACGCTGAAAATATTGCACGTTCATCTAATCTATATAATGAGATTATAACAAAAATTTACATTATTCCAGAGGAAAATAAATCTACATTTAATGGTGTTGTTTTAAAATTATATATAGATTCAGGATTTGTTACTCCTGGTACAGAGGGAGAATTAATTATAAATGAATATAAAAAAGATACATCTGAGGAGATTGAGAATATTAGTGCAAAGTTCATAGTCACAGGTATTAATAATGACGAAATATATGTACATACTACATACATTTCAGATAAAGCAAGCTTTCTAGCTCTTTTTTCAGAATCTATTGGGTTGTATGCATATTCAGAAGCTGAGAATCTAACTTCAGATACTGAAGAACAACCGTTTACCTCAATTAATGTACAATATTATCAAGAGCCTGAAGAAACTTCAGAGTATTATAATATTATACTAGAAACTAATCCTGAATCTATCAGTTTTTATCAAACTAGTAATACAGTTATTGGAAATTTATCTGTAATATCAGACGATATACTGAATCCTTCTGGAATGGGGATTTATAGTGATAACTGTTATTTAAATAACCCAACTATATGCTTATACAATAGTGCTGAACAAAAGAGTTATCTTAAAATATCTGCTTTAGGAACCTCATTCGTTGGAATAAACGATGCTCAAGAAAATTGAATTAGTATCGAAAATACAGGTAAATGTAGTTTGAAGAGAGGCAATCTATATAATATTAATAACTATGATACTTTTTGTAAGTTTGGGCCTTTAGTTGTATATGAAGACGGTTCTGCAACTTTAGGAAGTGGAGATACTCAAATTACTATATCTGCATCTGGAGAAGTTAAGATTCCTTCTGCAGCAATAACTACATAATAACTATGAAGAACAAATTAAATCAAATAAATCAGTTTAATGGAGGAATGATAAAGGATATAGAACCATTAATGGTTCCAAATACTGTAATGACTGATTGTTTAAACGGCACTTTAATTACTTATAATGGTAATGAATTTGCCTTACAGAACGATATGGGTAATTATGGGTTTAAAAATGGAGCTTTGAGTAATGGTTTTGTTCCTGTTGGAATGAAAGAACACCAAGGAGTATTATATATTATTTCATATAATCCAATTGACGACAAAGTAGAAATTGGAAGTTTTCCATCACAACAAACAATCTTTACCCCAATTGTAGATAATAAGGATGCTACAATTGAGGATATCATTATTGATAAAACATCTTTATATAAAGATTTAGAAGGTGAAACTAAAATTATACTTCTTAGTAAAGATCCTAATTTTTATTTAAATCCAGGAGATAAGTATCTTCTTATATATGAAAATTCAGGTGAATATTCCTTTAAGGAAGCACTTAAACAGCTAAATAATAAATACTATAGACACTTAGTTCCTTATATTCTTACAGATGAAAATAAATTGTATAATATAGATGGGCTTCTTGAATTACAAGTCGATAAATCCACAACTAATAGAAGTGATTGGATTCCTGTATCTTGGGATATTCCTGGTTGGCTTGCTGTAAAGTTTAGTATTACGGTTCCAGAACAATTTAATATATATTTTGATAAAAGTAAGATATATGTAGATAATAGTGATTCAAATGCTATAAAAGTTTATCCAGGCGGAGATCTTAGAGTACAAACTTATTGGAATCTTGTAAATTATGCTGATGGAGATTTAGATAAGATTCAAAATAATTTAGTATATTTTTTACATGATTATGATACTTTAGATGAAAAAAATATAAGTAAATTATCTCCAATAAGTCTAGAGCCTAATCAATTAATATCTTATAATAATTTCCAGTCTATAATATTTAATACTATTGATGCAAAAACGCTTGGAAACTACAAATATATTACTCCCGCATTATTAGTTGAAAATGAAGGTAAGAAAAATTATATAATATATAGTCAATTTACACAAACAATTTCTAGAGATCCTATAACAATAGATCCTAATGAAATACACTTTGGAAGAAATTATTTTAAATATTTTGTAGGAGATAATTCTCTAACAATGCTTACTTCTTGAGAAAGTTTTCCTGGAGTTAGCCTTGAATATAAGTTAGAAAGATATTCTACTTCAGATTCAGACAACCCCTATACTGCTATTGATTGGACTTCGGTTTCTAATATAATAAGTAATGGAACTATTATTATAGATATACCCTTTTCTGAAAATAATGAAGACATAGCAGAGTATGATACTACTCAAACTGGAGAACCTAAGATAAAAAAAGTTAATTTTAATAAAGAGGATATATACTTTCTAAGTCTTCGTTATGTTATTAATATTGAATCTGGAAATCCTATTAGAGGAGATATAGAACCTGCCGAAAATAGAATTTATGCCACAGAACTTGTAAATAGGTGATATTATGTTAAAGATAACTTTAAGGATATTACAGGACAAGACCTTGTAAATTACTTTGCTGATTATATAAAACTCGAACTTAATTCAGGTAATTATGCGTTTACAGAAACTGCTTTTCTAAAACGAAGAGGTAATGAAGATTCAAAAGATGAAAAAATAAATAATTATTCATTTGATTCTAGTGACTATTTTAGTGAAATTAAATTAGTATATCCAGAACCTCCTGGAGAAACGTATGATACTTCTAAGATTAGAATTAAGACTATATTTAAACAAGGCAATACATATTCTATTAAAAAGGTAGGAAACTCTGAAGTATATACTATATCTGTTCCAAAAGACCAAAATGGAGATGACGGTAGATTATGAAGATGAATCACTTCTAAAGGCGTTACTGTTAACAATGGCAAGGCTATAGATTCTAAAGGCAATACTTATACACTACTCTTTAATAAAATAGATGGATCTTTTTCATTTGATTTGTTTAATACTTTTATAGTTACAAATACTGAATATAATATTGTAAAAGAAATCAGTAGTAGTGATAAATATTTATATGAATATCATCCTATTGGAAAAACTAAAACTAAAGTTACAGATAAAGACGATACTCATACAATAGAATATAGACCTGAATATGTAGAATTTAGAAAAGACGGTTCTAGAGGAGATAAATGATCAATGTGTTTCTGGTGGAAAGAGGTAGGTCCTTTTACTATTAGGTTTGAAAACAATAAGTTGTATTATGGTGAGAATACAGAAGCATTCACTCCAGAAAAGAACTGACCTAGTGTTCTTGGAGATTTAAATATTTCAAGTGGAACTAATTGGCATAGAACAGATTGAAAACCAAATGGCCATTCTGCAACTAGTACAAAAAGTTATGCAGATGATTATGGATTTAATATATATAATTTCTATAATGCAAAATATGGTAATGATAGTAGCCATTCTGGTGATTCTGGTTTCTTTGGCAGATACGGATCTGCAAATAATTTCTGTCTTGCAATGTCATATGAAACAAAAGATTCATGACCTTGTATATATTACTGTGCTAATAAGGCGCCTTCAGAGAAAGATGCTTCTTATATTTCTAAAACTTGTATATATTCCTATCTTATGATGATATACTGTTTAAGATATTGTATGTCTTCTAAAAATAATATAATTTATTATTCTTTATATAACTATAGAGAATCTCTTATAAATCCAGTATATATAAAAACTATTAATCTTTCTGGAACATATAATTGAAAATATTTCATGGATGAGGGAGTTGACATTCCAGATGAAATAGATTCAATATTTAATGGAGTATCTTTTGCAGACAATAATGTGATATCTACAAATACAAATGTCAATTTTAATTGTATAGTTACTCCTGATGAATCTTTTAAATATGAACTCCAAAGGTTAATAGATAATAAGAATAGTGATGTAAGAATTAAAGTAGATGAATTAGAAAGACAGCCGAATATAAAAAGTGGAGACCTGTATCTTATTCATGAGTATAATGAGAATGCAAATAAAGTGAAATTAACTAATGCTATAAAAAGTATGGTGTTTACAGATCAAGTAAGATCTAATATGGATGCTACTTTAGAATTGTTTATGAGAAAGACAGATAATAATACGCGTTCTGTAGCAAGAGAGTTTATTTCTAATATATATGATGACGGGCAATAATGGATATAAAACTGAAAGTAAAAAAGTACAAGGATACTGGAGATATTGCTTGAGAGTATAATCCTTTACGTAATTTAAAAAAATCTGATGATCAGATTGATGATTTTACAGTAAGTAACTCTCAATTAAAATTAGATCTAGAAAATCCTATAGACATAGAATGTCAAAGTTCTTATGATGGAAGTACAAATTTAATATTCAACGATGATAAAAATCCTCCTAGAATAATAAATACTAGAGTAGCGTTATTAGAAAATAATAGATATAAAATTATAAATCGAAACCAAATTAAACAATCTAATTTATATACAGAAAATGAATTAGATCAACAAACTAGGTTATTTAGAAACGTTACTAGAATTCCAAAGATTCAATTTAAAAATGTAGATTACTTTGGAACTCTCAAAGGAGGGAATTATATATTTTATATAAAATATTCTGATAGTGACTATAATGAAACTGATATTGTTGCTGAATCAGGAATAGTGTCTGTATTTAAAGGAGATTTATCAAATCCTAAGACTTGTGTTGGAGCTTATATGGATGAACGTACTGATAAATCTATAATACTTTATCTTAAGAATATAGATACGTCTTTTAGTTATATAAATATATATTATAGTAGAACAAGTTGTGATGTAAATGGTATTTCTAAAACAGATTTTCATAAAATAAAAAAGACTTATGAAATAACTGATGTCAATCAGACAATAACTATTAATGGATTTGAAGAACTTGAAGACATAACTGCAGAAGATTTAAATATACAATATAACTACGTAGAGTCTGTAAAAAGCCAGGCACAAGTTCAAAATAGATTATTTTTTGCAAATGTTTCAAAACTTAAAGAAGACTCTGCTACTTTAAGTAATCTTGCGTTATATATTAATGTAGAAGAATGTCAAGAACATGATATAGGATATATTACAGATAAATATGGAATTTATAAAGGGGATATTACTGCTGCAGAATACTATTCTCCATATAATATATATTATAGACTTGGATATTTCCCTGGAGAAATTTATAGACTAGGAGTAGTATTTATATATAATGATGAGCATTTATCTCCTGTATATAATCTTAGAGGTATTGATTTTAATCTTTCAACTTATCATTTTAAAGAAAAAGGAGATAATGGAGAGATAATATCAAGTAATAAATGTAATTATGATTATAATATAGACTTAAGAGATCCTGAAACTATAGAAAATAAAGATTTTATATCTTTAGAAACTTTAGAAAATACAAGAGGAGTATTTAGATTCACTAAAGATAAGACTATTATTGATCATGACGGAAAATCTGTGAAGCCATTGGGATTAAAAATTAGAATCCCTGAATTTGTAATTAATAAACTTAAAGAACTGAATATTAAGGGATACTACTTTGTTAGGCAACAGCGTATTCCAACATTTTTATTCTCTGGGTTATCTATAGGAGTTGACACTGTAAGTGGAGTTCCTTGTCTTGATCTTTCTGAAGGAGGCCAAAATCCAAAGCTTGTAACAGAATCTTTTGTAAATAAAAATAAGGTATTGATTAACGATTATGATTCAAAACTTATATATAGTAACAATTGTAGCTATTCAGGATTATTATCAGCAGATGTTAAGTGTGATAAGCAAATGCAATCTCTACTTAACTCAGATAGATATAAATTAGTAGAAGCATACAAGTTTAATCAATATAACGCATCAGGAAGAAGTTATACCTTAGATTTAACAAATGTTGAAAGTACAAATGCAGAAACAATAAGCGAACTTTTATATATAGACTCGGATATTCCTCAGAAAATTATTAATGATAATATCTTTTGTACTAGAGCAGGAATGCAAGAAGAAATTAAACAACAAACCTGTTTTGGAAAAGAGGATATGGAATCAAGCGATGCTCAATTAGTTAGAGGAGTATTTACTGATTTTGTAGGATGTAATACTTTACTTGGTAAATCATCATTATATAATGTTTATATAAAAAATTACTCCGAAACATTTAATAAGGAATATTTTCAAATAAGAATCGATGATAATTCTCCTTACTTTGCAGTATCTGATAGATATGCTACAGATACTAGTATGATAAAAGACAAGGATATTACAGATTGTACTACTAATTATAAAGACGAAGAAGGTAATTCTATAGAATTTAATTGAAGCGTCATTCCAATATTATATCGTGGGGATTGCTTTACTTATACAACTACCATTAGATTACATAGAAATTTCACTTCTCAAACAGTTCCTACAAATGATACAATAGTAGATTTTAATACTTGAAAAGATAATTTTAAAGGTATTAGAAATACTGAAAACTGGGATGATATAAATATTGGAGATATTAATGCAGTAGCTATTGGAAGTTGAATAACATTTAAAGGATTATCTAATAATAATATTTCTCTTAGAAGCATTGATGAGTTTAATACAGAAGAAATTGCATTAATGGGAAATCCAAGAGGATTTTATCCTATACAAGGTATGTCTACTAAATCTTCTGCTAAAATTCCAGAAAGTAACTTATATAATAGAGGATATAGTACTACTCTAGGATTTAAAAGAAATTATAAGCACATAGATGTACCTTATGAAGTTGACGAGTTTGATACTCGTATAATGTTTAGTGATATTCAGGTAGATGGAAACTTTAAGAACTCATATAAGGTATTCCAAGGATTATCATATGAAGATTTAGATAGACAATATGGAGGTATAGTAAAAATTCTTCCTTGAGGAGGAAATCTATTAACTGTATTTGAGCACGCTATAGCTATTGTTCCAATAAATGAAAAAGCTCTTATTCAAACTACTACTGGGCAAAATATTCATATGTATGGATCTGGAGTATTACAAAAGCAAATGACAATTATATCTGATATGTATGGTTCTATATGAAAAGACTCTATTATAAGAACTCCTAGAGCAGTATATGGTGTTGATACATATGCTAAGAAAATTTGGAGATTTTCTGATAGAGGTCTTGAACTTATATCTGATTTTACGATTCAAAGATTCCTTAATGATGAAATAAATCTTAAGGAACTTGAAAAAACAGTAGCATTAGGAACAAGAAATATTAAAACTCACTTTAATGCTTATAAAAATGATGTTATGTTCACTTTTTATAATGATGATAAAATTTGGAATATATGTTATAATGAAGTACGTAGCATGTGAGTTACTAGATATTCGTGAGTTCCTTTATTATCAGAAAATATAAATAATACATATTTTAGTTTTGATTTGCTTAAGAGTAAAATATTTAGTATAATAAGTAATAATCTTCGAAAAACTGATGATCTTGTAAAGGTAGGAGAAGAATGAACTGGAAAATATGTTACTTCTGATAGAGAATACTCAAAGTTTACTTTCACAGTTGATGGATATGATGGATATAATATTAATAGTGTTGTTATAAAAGGATATTACTGAGATGAAGATGAAATAAAAACTGATTCACTTATTGAATGCAAAGCAAATGAAGAAACCTGGCTTATGGATGAAGTAAGTGAGAATTGGGTTGAAATTAAAAATAAAAATATTGGAAATGCTATAGATGCTGAATCAGAAGAGGATCGTCAGAAAATAATCTATGCTAATTATCTTGAACAGAAGGATGCGGCTCCGTTTTCAATAGAATTTAAAGATCTATACAGAAAAGAAGACAGAGGCTATTTATATTATACTATTGAAGTAAAATATACTCCATATGTTGTAACTTCATCAGAAGATAATCCTTCTGAAGATGAGAGTGGAAACCTTATGAGTAATTGTATTGTTTTTGGAATTGAACGGTCGTATACAGCTGGAGCTATTATTCCTTATGAAGCGCTAAAAGAATTCGACATGCTGAAATATCAAGATGATTGAAATAAGGCACTATTATATAATATTTTCGTACACGGTAGAAGTAACATTATTGATGAGATAAATTATTTTGATAGTGATGAAACAAATCAAATATTACCTACTAAATGATATAATAAACAGGAACCTTTTGAGTTTGAATTTATAGTTAATGAACCAAAAGGAATTCATAAAATATTTGACAATTTAGTAATAATATCTAATAATGTTGAACCAAATTCTATTGAAATAGAAATTACTGGAGATGTATATGAATTTAGTAAAAGAGCTATTTATAGAAATAAAACTTTTAATAAAAATGAATCTACAAATGCTAATTTCCCAGAAATCTATTTAGATAAAGAATCTAAAGGATATAAAACAGAAGTTACATGAGATCCAATTCGAAATGAATATTACTTAAATGTACATGCAGATTGTTTAAATATAAAAGAATATGGAAGGCGATTAGGTAATATATACTATAGTGAAGATTCTTGGTATTTCCAAGTACAACCAATATATTATGAACAAACAAGCTCTAATGATTTTGAATCTCCATTAAAGGCAACTAAAGTTCGAGATAAATATGCAAGAATTAGAGTTAAATATAAAGGTGATAAACTTGTTATTATTACTGCATTACAAACATTAATGACTCAAAGTTATGCATAAAAGAATAAAGAAAATGGAAACAGGAGCTAGCATTGGAAATATTATCGATCTAGATATGATGAAACAACTTGGTCTTAGATTAGGAGATTATAATACATTTATGAATACTTCTACGAATAAGATCAAATCTGATATTGGAAACTTTAAAAGCTCAGGATTTGATTTAACTAATAAAAATCCTTTTTCAAATGCAAAAGGTATATTTTCTCAGAATACTGTTAATAGTGTTAATAATTGACAAAATAATACATTTAGTGGAGCTAAGACAGTAAATAATCTAAATGGCAAATTTGGAGGAGCCTTTCAAATGGGAGACCAGTTAATTGGAAATCTTAATACAGCCCTTGTAGGAAATGAGAAAACTGGATCTACTGCTCAAGTAATGTCTGGAGTTAAAGACATAGGACACAATGTAGTAAGTCAATTTAATCCTATGGGTGGAATGATTAATACTGGAGCTAAAACTATAGGAAATCTTATTGGAGGAACTAAAAATCGTGTTGAAGGTACTGGTTCTCAAATACAAGGAATGGTAAGTGATGGTCTAAGTATGCTTGGTCCTATAGGAATGGCTGCTGGTGCTGCACTAAATTTAATTAATGGTATTGGAGGAAAGCGTATTGATAAGTTAGTAGATAATACATCTGATATTAGTAATGAATATAGTGGTTCAAAGAAATTTATCAGTAATAGTATTGATAAATATAGTAATAAAAAAGCTGGATTATTTGACTTTGGATTTCATCGAAAAGGTCAAAATGCTATAACTAGAGCCAGAAGGATGCAAAATACTACTTTAGATATTACGGATGCAGGTAAGAAAAGATTAAATAATCAAATAGGTCAGTCTCTTGCTAGTAAAAACTTTAATACTTATAATGGATTAGATAATATGTATTCCTTAGCTAAAAACGGAATGAAATTTCCTGAATTAGACGAAGCTAGAGCATTCTTGCAGAAACGACCAACACAATCTACAGAAACACAAAAATTCCAACTTGGAGGTAAGATGAATTTAATTCCTGAAGGAAACTTACATGCACATAAACATCACTTAGAAAATGTAAACCCAGAATTAAAAGATCAAATTACTAAAAAAGGAATTCCTGTAGTAGCACAATCTGAAGGAGGAATTGTTCAGACAGCAGAAATTGAAAAGGAAGAGTGGACACTTAGAAAAGAGTTTACTGATAAACTTGAAGCTTTGTATAAAGCATATCAAGAAGATTCATCTAATGAAATCGCAATTGAAGCTGGAAAATTAGTTTGTCATGAACTATTAAAGAATACAGATGATAGAAGTGGACTAATTAAAAGTGTGAAATAATGAAAGAGGTAAAAATAGAAATAGCAGATAAAGAATATAAAGTTCTAATCGCAGAAACTGAAGAAGAAAGAGCTCAAGGTTTAGGTAATGTAGAATCTATGGATGATGACGAAGGTATGTTATTTATAATGCCTGAAGATCAAGGCCAAGTAGTATTTAATACGGAAGAAATGGAATTTGATATTGATTTAGTATTTATAAATCAAGATGATGAAGTTTATAATGTAGTATTAGGTAAAGCTCATAGTTCTGAACCAATTATTTCTACTCCTGAAGATGAAGAAGGAAGAACGAAATATGTATTAGAAGTTAATGCTAATTCTGGAATTCAGATTGGAGACGAATTAGACTTTGAAGAGGATATAGATGAAAAAGAAATTGATAAAATGTATATTCTTGGATCTGATGGAAAACCTCAAATGGATTTGGTTGGTGGTGAACGTATTTTCTCAAGAAAAAATTCTAGAACTCTAATAAAGTTAGCAAAAAAGGCTAATAAAAGTAAAGCTGATTCTGATTATGCTAAACTTGGAAAAAAGATTTTTAAATATATAAATGAACAGGATAATCGTCCAAGTGAGTTTGTAGAATCTCCTAAATAGATAAGAAAAAGGAGAGTAATTTCTTACTCTCCTTAAAAGATACTAACTATCTTTTATAACCCTATATTGTCTCATGTTTAATCTAGCATCTCCAAAGAGAATGAAATAGACTCATTTTATACTCTTGGGTTGTGGAACAAAGATAATATAATATTGCTAATGTAGCAAGTGTTTTCATAAAAATTTAATGTAAATGAAAATTTTAGTAATTTTATTTGGATATTAAGAACTAAAGTATTATCTTTGGGCATTAAATGAATATATGACAATCACAGAGTTATGAGATATCTATAAAATTAAAAATAGTTTAAATTATGAAAATAGTTAAATTTCTACAAGAAGGTGGAGCAGCTCCCGCACCTAGTGCAGCACCTGCTGGTCCTCAGGGTGGACAAGATCCACTACAAATGTTAGGCGAAATGGCAGCTCAAGCATTACAGGCACAAGATTGCCAGGCAGCAATGCAGGTATGCGAAGGCTTTTTAGCACTTTTACAGCAAGCTATGAGTGAAGGTCCGCAGGGTCCTGTAGGTCAAGCCCCTGAAGGTGAGCCTGTTTTCAAGAAAGGTGGTAAGCTTGTAAAACGTAAGAAATGTGCCAAAAAAGAAAATGGCGGAGAAATGAAAAATAAGTTTTTCAGCAAAAAGTAATTTAATGATCATTAGATAAAAGGGAGATTTGACATGATCAATCTCCCTTTTTATATATAAAGTAAGTGTGATAAAATGGCACAAGTAATTAAATATCAACAAGGCGGTTCTACTCCTACTCAAAAATACGGCACTTTTACTATAGATGGTAATCAATATCAGGTTGATGATGATTTTCTAAATCAGATGTCTTCTTATGGAAAAACATTAGATCAAGATACTGCATATCAATTTAGTAAAATAACTGATGCTCTAAGATCAGGTGCTAATTTATCATATGATTCTAGTGCCGATAGATTAGAAGGAGTACAGTTTGATGTTACTAATAATCAAGCAGAACGTTTAGGTAAACGTCGAAGTAGACTTGGCAGAAGTTTTGGAAATCTATGAAGGGGAAAAGAAAATACTGCAAGAAATGCAGTTCATGCTTTAAAGGATTTTCAATATAAAAAGCCAGTAGAAGCATTAGATCCAATTAATATTAGAGATTGGTCTAGTGATATTACTATGGAATATAAGCGTAATAAAGATACTGGAGATTTTGAATTAGTAAATGGAAATAGAGTTTATATAAATGGAGCTAATAATCTAAAAGCAACTAGAAGACTTCGTAGTCTAAAAGATATTGCAGGTTATGGGGATAATGATCAATTTAAAGGCTATAATGATTTAGATAAGCAAGCTTATATAGACTTTTACAATAAATATGGTGAGCAAGGCATAGAAGATATTATATCTAGGCTTGAACAAGGAAATTGGACGGATGAAGATGCTATGGCATTAGATGATATTGGTATCTTTTTAGAAGGAAGTAAACCTGTTCAAGCTCAAAAAGAAGTAGATCCTGCACAAGAAGAACTTAAGAAAACAAAAGAAAACTGAGGTAAAGCAGGATGGGATTATGATAAATACAATAATCTATTCGATGTTGATTCAAATGGTAATGTAACTATAAGTAATCCAGAATTATTATCATATATTGGAACTGGAGATGCTTGACTTAATAATGAATTTAAGAGAAAATATGGAAGTTATGCAGATTATATTCCAGATGATTCTGGTTTATTTGTTATTAATGGAAGAGTGTATAGAGGCGATGACCAAGATAGTTTATCTAAAATTCAAAAGTATTTAGATTTTGTAGCAGATAATAAGAGAACTGCTGGTAATTCTTCAATTATTAAACAATATTGGGATGAAAATCGTTCTAGATCTCCATGGTTTAGTACTTCTGTTGATTCAGAAGGTAATCCAATGTGGTCCCCGTATTTTCAACCAAATCGATATGCTGCAGATCTAACTGGTAACTATGTTAGACAAGCAGGTGATCCTTTAGTTTATGATTATTTTCCTAATTACAATCCTGAAGATTCTTCTCAGTTTGATCCCTATGGACACCCTTTAAGAACTTTAGCAGAAAGAGTATATATTGATCCTTTAACTAAACAAAGAATTAATTATAATAATACTTTACAAGAGCAATTAGATCCAAATATAATTAATTCTTACTATGAAAATAATCCTACAACTGCTTTTAATAGTTACTATACTATAGGAAATACTGGAGGATATAAAGAAGTAGCAAGTACTGGAGATGCTTCAAATCCTCAAACAAGAGCTACATTGTATTATAATCCTCAAACTCAATTATACTATTTTCATGACGAAAACCCAGGAAATGATAACTATACATTAAATAGTCGTTTACCTGGATCTGAAGATAGTATGAGAAATTATTATTGGAATATTGATTCTCGTTTAGGACAATATATTGAGCAACATCCTGAAATCTTAAGAGATCCAGAAGTTAAGGGATATATTAGTGATATTATTAGAAATCCATATATAGCTACAATTAGTATTCGTCATGCTAAGTTTAATCCAATTATTGGACAAAAATATCCTGATTTATATCAATTATTTCAGGATTTAATTAAAACTCAAACGCTTGGTAAGTATCAACAACAATATTCAGGAACAGGAGGTAATTCTGCTCTAAGAAGTATTACTACTCCTGAAGGCTTAGAACAATTAGGTTTAGCTTATAGAGTTCCAAGTAATAAAAACGGAGGAGTTATTAAATATCAAATTGGAGGAGTTGCTGCAAATAGAGTTAATAGTGCAAAAGCTAGTAAACAAGCAATTCAACAATCAGATAAAAAACTTCGCGCTGCTGGAGAAGAAAAAACTATTGGAGATGGTACACAATTAACTGCTGCTGACAAAGCTGAAATTGCAGCTTTAGTTGCAGATGCTGCTTCTTTAGGTGCTACTTTTGTACCAGGATTTGGCAATGTTGCTGGAGCTGGAGTTGGTGCAGTAGGTTCATTAACTGGTTTTGGAGCAGATATTGCTAGAGATGGATTAGATTGAGGCGATGTTAGTAATTTAGCACTTAATCTAGGATTAGATGCAGCTACTTTACTTCCTGGGATTGGCTCAGGAGCTAAGGCAGCAAAAATAGCTAAAGCTTTAAAGAAATCTAAGGCTGTCGCAAATGCTGTTAAGTGAGCAACTAGAGGAGTTAGTTTTGGAAGTGCTGCATCTGGATTAGCAACTGCATGAGAAAATATTCAAGATGGTAAATGAACTATTAAAGATGTTCGTACTGTATTAAATGGAGTTAGAGGTTTTGCTAATTTAAAACGTAACACAGGAAGTGCAAAATTAAAAGGAGGAAACTCTGATATGGTTACCTTAAAACCAACTAATAATAAAAATCTTCCCACTATTAAATTAGGTCGTTCTGAGATTGAGTCGGTCAATTCACTTCCAAAAAATCAAAAAACTGAAAAGTTAGAAGAAATAATTATTGGAAAGTTAGGTAAAGCTAAAACAGATAATATTACTGACTTACTTTCTGAATATGGTATTAAACGTTCCTCTAATGTAAATTTCAATTGGAAAAAACCTTGGAAGTCTTCAATGAGTAAAGGACTTAATACAGGACAATTTAAATATGATGAACTTCCTAGTACTTATAGGAATCCAGATGATATGGGTTGGTGAAATTGGAATAAGACTGCTGCTACTAGAGATGCAAAAACTAATAGAAGCAATCCTTATTTTAAGAACTATGCAGATAAACAAACTTCTCAAGTTCAAAGATTTTTCGGAGGACCTGAAATGTTTACATCTGTTACAGCTCTAAAACGGAGACCTATTACAATGCCAATCTATTCTAACTTAGCTCCTAACTTAGGAATATTTAGTAATCAACCACAACATCTCTGGTATTATAAACCAGAGAATAATCCAGTGTTTTATAAAAAAGGCGGTAAAATTATAAAAGCACAACCTGGTACTAAGTATCCTACATTTAGTACTCCAATAGATCAAAATTGAACTAGTGTAGCTGATTATATGCTAGATAAAAATAATAATCCGATTAATGTACAAGTAGATCCAGTTGCTGTTGTTGGAACTCCTATTAAACGTGCTTCTACAAGCTTAAATAAAGCTGTTCAATCACCTCAAAATACTGTAGTGAGGAATCAGTATAATTCAATTTTAAATGATGCTAAAATGGCTCAAATTAATAATAATCTTGGGTTTAAAGGAAGGTTAGATTCAAAAGAAGAATTACTTAATGATTCTACTAGTAGAACTTTGTCTAATTTAAACAGATCCTCATATAATACAGATAACTCTGATTATACAGCTTTTGGACATGGCAAAGGAAAAGGATTTAATATTAATCCTGATATGGTAATGGGAATAGGAGACTTTATTACTTCTACAATAGGTATCAATCGTACTACCCAAAAAATGAAAGATGCTATTCGTAAAGGAATGATAGGTTCTCAACAACAAATGCCTACTGAGTTTTACTCTAGATTTAGTGATAATGGGTTGCATAGAATGTATAATGATCGCATTAAAAGTATGCGTCAATATAAGACATCGACTAGTGATCCAAATAAAGTATTAGCAGAAAGACTTATGAGAGATATGAATGTTGATCAATTAGAAGGAGAAAGAGATGCTAAATTTTCTCAAATGATAGATCAATATAATGATAAGTTACTTGCTCAAAAACAACAATACGCTAATATTAGAACTCAGATAACTAATGAGAATAGAAACCGTTGAGCACAAGGTTTAGCTCAGTTAGATATGGCTGATGCTAATAAGATTACGCAACAAACTCAAAATGTTAAGAATCTTATTTATCAGTTAAGAGGAGACTATGCCAAGGATCTAAATGAAAAACAAGCTTTACAAGCTCAATTAGCACAACAAAAGGCTGCTGGAGATTTCAGTAATTGGCTTACTAATTTTAGAAATAGTAAAATTAATGAGTTCTATAATTGGCAACAGAATGAGGGTAAAAATCCAGAATATAGTGGTTGGAAAATCGATGATTATTTAAATTACAAATATTCTGGAGATATTGCTACTAATAGAAGTAAATATGGAATTGAGGCTTTAGTTAATCCTTATCAGCAATCTCAAAGAAGATTTTGGCTTGGAGGAAACAAATTAGATACAAAACCATATTTAATTAATTATACTAATCCTGAGCAAATTCCTATTCAAAGATTTATACCTTATAGTTATAAATCTGGCGGTAGATATTTACGTAAAACAGATGAGCAACAATATCTAGACCAGCAAAAAGCTATCAATAAGGCTGTTGGAGAACTAAATAATAACATTATTAAGTTATTTCTAAAAATGATGTCATAAATATGAAGATAAAGAGATATCAAAACGGGGGTATTAGTTATACCCCCTTTTTTAGAGATGCTGCAGAGCCTACACAAGTTGCTACTCAGACCTCTAAAACAAGTGAAAATAAAGAAGAACAACTTATTCAAAAAGAAATTATTAATGTTCTTAAAGAGAATGGGTTACCTAATGATGTAGATTACTTCTTAGATAGAGCTAATAGTTTTTTAAGAAAATCTCAAAACTTAGGTGAATTATTTGTATCTGGGCAGAGTAATCAATATGATATGTCTGATTTAATTAGATTACAATCTTTAGCTAATAGAATTAAACATAATAATGAATTACATGAAACTGCATCAGAACAAATTATTAAAGAAGGATCTGGGTCTGAAGTTGCAATTAGTAATGAAGGTAGCTTATATGTGTATAATAAAGACGGCAGTATTAAGACTATATCTGCAGATACTTATTATAAAAATCCACAAAAATATCAAGCATTAACTAATTCTCAATTAATTCATCTTCGAGAAGAACGTCCAGAACTAGCATATAATAATAGTATCCTTACAGATTTATCTAATACAGTTGGAATGAAATCTATAGTAGATTATGTAAAAGCTACTATTGGAGCGTTTGGAACTAATAAATCCTCAAATCAGTTTGATAGATATACTTCTAAATATCAGAATAAAATTGAAAAAGGATTTGAACAATTATTAGGATTTAATGGACCAGATGGAATATATAAAGTTACAGAATCAAATAGTACATCTAATCAGGGATATCATGATAAAGAAAGTCTTGATTTAGCTGTTAATTATTTATATAAGACTCTTCCACAAAATATGAAAAACGTTTTAAGAGCTCAAGCAGCTGCTGAAGGTTTTAATCCAAGTAATCCTGAAGATGTAAAACGATTACTACAAATTGCTGTAGTTGAACATACAAATCATAGTGTAGAAAATACACAAGCTTTAGATTATGATTCAACTGCATCTAAAGCAGGCAGTGGAAGTTCTGGAGGAACTGATAAAGATGTTAATAGAAGCTCTCTAGAAACTATTGCTGCAGGTAGAGTTGTAGATCCTAAAATTGCAGTTTTATCAACATCTGATGCCAAAGGAGGGTTAGAAATTGTAACTAGGGATTATCCATTACAAGATAAGAATGGCACACAAGTAACTCAAAATACATTAAAAAATGTATTGGATAAGGCTGAAATAGGTAATATTGTTGATAAAAATTCTATTTTCTTTGGAGATCAAAGAATATCAGATATTGATTTAAATAGAATTGTTTGAGATGGTTCTAGTTCACTTAGTAGAATGTGACTTCCAAAAGATCGAGATGCAGAACAAATGGGAATTTATAAACCTGACTTAGATGCATATGATCGATATACAAAATTTGAGGAATGGATTGAAGATAATCCTAATGTATCTAGACAAAGAATGATAGAAAAACTACATGAATATGATCTAGATTTAGAGTTTGATACTGAAACTAATAGATGGAAATTCAGACCTGAAGATATGATGGTATTTTTTGGATTATCAGGCTATGCTAGTGATAAAGCTATTGACTTTGATAGTAATTCTCCTTGGTTATGACATGTTGATGGGCCAGATAGAGATAGAATATTTGATATCTATTCAACTTATGTAAATTATGGAGGAGATGTAGTAAAGAAATCAGACAAAAAGGTTGATAACTTTAAGCCAGGCTTCTTTGGAAAAATATTTCATGGCAATAAAAATTCAATGTATAAAGGAATGATATTTATGCCTATGCATGATTCTAAACTTGCAACTGTTGCATCTAATCATGAAATTGGAAGTGCTAGTGAATATAGAGATATATATAATCAGGCAAATCTGAAAAAACAACAACAAAGCATAAAAGCTAATTTTTAAAGTATGATGGATCAGAAGAAAAATGATTGGCTGGCGGCATTATTTTTTCAGCCAGACAAAAGTGTTCAAGAGTTAGTTAATTTAGGAATAACTCCTGATAACTCTAATGTTAAAGATAGAGAATATTATAAAGGTATACCAGAAATACAAGAGGCGTTTAAAAACGATAGAGGAGAATTTGATAATCAAAAATTCGACACATATTATAAAGACGTTTTAGACTTATATAATCGTGCAGATGAAGCTAATTTAGCAAGTACTGCTATGGATTCATTTACATATGATCCTGCAGATTATTTTGCACCTCTCGGCGGTGATGTACTGGATGTTAGTTCAAGATTAGTTAAATTCTCTAATCCTGAAAGAAGAAGTCGAGGTATAGTTAATCTATATGAAACTTCTGGTCCAACTATGTCTATACGTGAAGTAGCTCAAACCAATAAGATATTTAATTATGATACTGGTAAGTTTGAGGATTGAACACCTAATGAATGAGGTGGACTAGGTGCTATAGCTCGTCCTACACTTGTATTAGCTCAATGAGATGAAGATGGAACTCATGAAGTAAATGGAAGAACTGTTTCACATAAAGCAGGAGATTTAAAATTTAATAGTGAGGGAGATCCATTTTATGAAACATTAGGAAATAGACCACTTACAGGGAAAGATATTTTACATATCTCTGATACATTAACTGTTGATGGAAGTAAATGGAATAAATATGATTTCTTTGATTCAGATGGATTAGATAAAAGTGTTGGAGGTACCTTAGCAAAGGTTTTATTTAAAGTAGGTCCAATGCTTATTCCATATGTTGGACAAGTATATGGTGGTATGACAGCTGCTGTTGAAATAGGAAAATTATTCCCAGTATTATTTAGAAGTATCGAAGGTATTGCTAAGGGAGATTTAACTAACTCTAAATCAGCACAAACTGCTACCGATATTCAAGCTTGGTTTTCTAGATTTGATGGAAGTGTTTCTGATTATGGAAGAAATAGTTTCTGAAACGTAGAAAATATTGGAAAATTAGTTGAAGATAGCTCAAGACAATTATTTCAACAAAGAGTAATTGGGCAAATACCGAAGTGAATAGTAGGTAAAGAAAATGTTAGTGAAAATACAATTAAATGAGGTAGAGCTTTATCTTTAGCTTATATGGCAGGAACCTCTTCTACAGATGCCTATGATGCGTTTAAGCAAGCTGGAGCATCTGATAGAGTTGCAGGATTAGGAATGCTATCTGTAATGGGAGCAATGTTTGGATTAATGAATAATGACTATTTTAAAGATTTTTGGTTTAAAGGTACATATCTCGACCGTACATCTGTAAAAGGAGTTATTAAAGACGTTGCTGAAAAAGTAACTAATGAAAACATCAACAAAGGAGTTGTTTCTCCCAAAGCTGCTGCAAATTGGGTAATGAAAACTAAAAACCAAATTCAGCAGCGAATATCCAAAATGAAACCTGGAAATATTTTATATGACAGTGTTAATGAAGGAGTTGAAGAAGTAGCAGAAGAAGTTTCATCTGATATGGTAAAAGCACTTTACTCAGCGTTAAACACGATGGGTATTGTAGATGAGGATAGACAACTTGATTTTGGTATAAGCACAGAAGAAGCGTTTGCGCGTTATACTTCTGCATTTATGGGAGGTGCTATTGGTGGTGCTGTATTTAGTTTCCATGAAAAATGAGATTCAAGAATTAACTCTATAAATGATGAAGCAATTCAAAAACCTAATGATTCTTTACAAGAAATTATATACTTAGTAAGAAATGGTAAAACCTCTGATTTAAAAAGAGAATTAATAAGATTACGTGATAAAGGAGCTCTTGGAAGTAGAAATCTTTCAGGTAAATCATTTGAACTTGTTAAAGAACCTGATGGATATAAAATTAATTACGAATCTGCAAAAGAAGGAGAATCTCAGAATGATGTTATTTATAACCAAATTAATAGTTACATTGATAGAATTGATAGTATTATTAATGAGGAGGGATTAAACATTTCTGATGAAGAGTTACAAGCATTATCAGCTATGACTGGTATTAATGTAACTGAAAATTTAGCTAAGAATATTCAGAGAGAAAGCCTTAAAAATCAGTTAATTGAAACTGGAGTTTATAGTAAAATATTCTCTGATTGGAATGATCTTACAGAGGATATCTTAAAAACTAAGGTAGCTTTAGAATCTAAGATTACTCCTACTGAACTTGAGCCTAAAACTCCTAAAGATGTGGATAACAAAATAGCAGCAGCTCAAAATGATGTAGAATTTCAAAGACTAAAAGCAAAACTTGATGATTTAAGAGCAAGACGTGATAAAATAGTCTCTGGAGAACTTAATGACTATTATTTTGGGCAAGCAAGATTTGCAGCTACTCCTGCATTAGCAACTGCTTTTGTTGATGACTTAGGTATTCATAATTTTACCAAAGTTCGATATCAGAAAGACTTCGATCAATTAACATCTGATGAAAAAGTTGTGATTAAAGAAGAATATGAAAAATATTCTAAATCAACTGAGAAAACAAAGGTGTTTGCTGCGTATGATTTATTTAATAGTCTAAATGAATCTATTGCACAAGATTTAGTAGCTGTATCTCAAAAAACTGTAGACTTAAGTAAAGCTTATGCTCCAGGTGAAACTATTCAAACTAATCGTATTAAAAACATTGATAAAGAAATTGCTAATCTAAAGGCACAAATAGATGAAGCTATTTCTAAACTTCCCGAAGGAGTTGAAATTAATGAAGAAGTATCTGAACTTCAAACTAAATTACAATTAACTGAAAACTACAAAGATTTCTTAGTTAAAAGACATGAATTTGGATTAACTCAGGAGCTGAGTGAAGAAGGTAGAAAAGTATTAGCTAGACCAGATACATTTATAGCTGATAATGAAGCTGCCTTAAATACATATGCAAATAGCTATATTGACTTCTTAAACTATTTAAAGACCAATTCTTTATATACTGATGTAACAGATGTAGACCTTGTTGCATTAATGAAGAGTTATTTTTATGTAAATGGATTTACTGAAGGAATTGCTGCAGCTAATTGAGAAAAAGCTATTAATACATATATAGAAAGAACAGAAGGTGATAGTGTAGGATATGAGTCAATGACTCTTGGAATTGCAAATGACTTAGCTGTTTTTCAAGATATTGTATCAAAAGGAGATATAAATCAAATTAAAACTGCATATCAAAATCTTTTACAAAGTGATGGATTAGTAAATTTATCAGACTTTTTAGGACAAAGTGCAGATGAAATATTAGCTGGAATTATTCCGAGAATATCTGGAAGAACGTTTATTGATTTTATTAATGAGGTTTCAGATCTTAAATCTGAAATTAAGGTATCTCCTGCATATGAGTTATTAGAAAAATTTGCAGTATCTACTAATGGAATTAGTCAAAATATTGTTAATTTGATTGTAAAAGAGTATAATAGTTACCTTAATAGTGATTCATTAGAGGATTATATTATTAATAATAAGGATGCTTTAACTAGACTTAAAGAAACCAGTAGATTTATTGATATTTTAAATTCTCTTGTTATTGCTTCTATAGATGGAGGATATAATACTCAAATTAATAAGTTCAAGAAAAAATTAGCTAAAGATCTGCTTGCAGAAATTGATACAGAAACTGCGGTTAATATGTCTTCAGATCTTAAAGCAATTAAAGTTAGACTTGATACATTAATAAATATTGCAGAAAATAATAATGCACAAAAAATTAGAGAACAGAAGGATATCGCTATTAATATGAGACAGAGATTTACAAATCTGTTGCTTAATAATGAAAATTCTGTAATCAAAGATAAGTTTGCATCACTATTTAACTTAGATCTTAACCAATTAATTGCTGAATCAGATTTTCCATCAGGAGAAATTAAGGAGAGTAATTTTAAAGAATTTGAAGAGGCTTCTATTAGATTAGAAACTAAAATCTATCAACTTATAGATGATCAAAAATTATCTAATAGCGAAATAGTTAACCGCATCACTTCACTATTCGAACCAACTTCTTTAATTACAGCAAGACCTACTAAGCTTGCTAGAGATACTGAAGCGATTACTGATTATGATCAGGCAGTTTATTTATTGTCTTTAATTGCATATCCTTCTGCAAATTTCTATAACAACTTAAAAACTGTTATTACTGATGAATCATTTAATAAAGCTCCAATTTTTTCTCAAGAATATGCAATTAGATTAATACACGCAACATCTGAAAGAAAAGATTTATTTAATGAATTTGTTAAATATTTATCTGCAAAAGCAAAAGCTACATCAGATGATAGCTATATACAGAATAAAAGTCAGTTATTAAACTTTATTGCAACATTTGGAGGAGCAGGTACAGGTAAAACACAAGGTGTAGCTTATGTGCTACGTAAAATGATGCCTGCATATAAAATTGTAACTGTAGCTCCAACAAGAAAACAAACAGATCGATTATCTGCAGCAATTGAGCATGACGGTTTATCATATACGAAAGCAGAATTAATTGAACAGATTCTGGGAAAACAAATTTCTGAATCAGATATTAATAAAATTGTTGGAAGTGATGAAATACCTACATATACTCTTAAGGATTTAAAATTAAATCCAGCTACAATGTTTGCAGAAACTGAGAATAGAATCATATTTATTGATGAAATTAGTCAGTTTTCTAAAATTGATCTTGAATTAATTACAAGATGAGCAAATAAAAATAATATTTTAATTGTTGGATTAGGAGATTATAAACAAAATTCAGCTTATATTTTCTATGAAAATGCAAGGAGAAATTTAGGAATTGAAGATACTTATTTTACACGTACTCCAAATTTAACTGCTCCATTACGTCCAAATAATATTGCAAAATATGATAACTATACTATTTTAAATAGCATATTAGATCAAACTTGAGATAAATACTATGATAATCCAAGTATGCTTGAAAGTGAGATCGATTTATTAACGAAACAGATATTATCTGAAAATAGTATTAAACTTAAATATTTTGAAACTACTGAAACGTTTGGTGGAGAGAAATTTATTAATAGTTCAGATGAAGTACCTAAAATAGTAGAAAAGTTATCTAAATTATCTAGTGATATTGCAATTATAACTGATAATCCTGCTAAGTATACTGCTATTAACAATGTTAAAGTAGTAGGATTAGACAGTGTTCAAGGTGATGAATTTGAATTTGCAATCATAGACAAGAGTTGGAAAGATACAAGTGGAAAGCATTATTTAACTCTTAAGGATTTATATACATTAACTCAACGTTCTACAAAAGGTACAATTATTGTAGATAATGGAGTTAGTCTAGACTTAAAGTTAAACACAATTAATGATATGACTAGTGCAGGAAGTATTGAAGTATCTCCTGAACAAATTAGTGATTTCAAAGATTGAAGAACTAAGTTATTAGAGAATAGTCCTGAATCTATTGATTATGAAGAAGTAAATCCAAATCCAACTGTAGCTGAACCTGTTATACCAACTTCAGAACAAAATATTAAGCCAAGAGTAGAACCTACACCAGAAGCAGAAATAGTTAGTGAATCTCCTAAGGAACCAATTAGACAAGCTTCTGTAGAACCAGAGACTAAAAATACTGTAGTTGAAGCACAAAGCAAACAAACATTTGATAGTAATACTGGAGAACAACCTCCTGTTACAGATCAAAATCCAGTACATGCTCCTAATGTTGAACAATCTGTTACTCCTCCTGTAGATATACTTGAAGAAGTTCCTCAGAATATAGGAATAACAGATAATCCTTTAAATATTTCTAAATGGAATGATATTGCAGATTTCTATTTAAATAATTTATGAAATTATGATCAAGCTACAGAATCTTCTTTATTTAATATATTAGGAATAAAAGGTAAACTTGCAGCTCCTAAATATATTAGAGCTTTAAATTTAATTGCTGCTTATTTTAAATATGGATATTATAAAAATCCAAGAGAAATTGTACGATTAGGACAAGCTTTAAATAAAGATAGAGCTATGGGTCGTGCTTTTAGTGAACTAGAAACTGCACTAAAAACTAAACCTATTTTTGAAGTAGTTCCATATGATAATGGGCGAAGAGGATTATTAGTAGCAAAAATTCAGATAAAAGATAAAACAGCACAAATTCCTCTATTGTTTACAACTCCAAGATTTGGAATATATACAGGAGATTTTACAATTGGAAGTTATGCTAAGTTTACAAGAGAAGGAGAATTAACAACTGTTGATGTATCTAATTTTAATACAAGTACTTTAAATAAAGGAGGTTTATTCTCTTCTTATGGAAAATTAGTATCTTTAGTAGTACGTAAGTTAGACTGGCAAGATCATATTAAATGAGTAGGAAATACATTTGAAGCAGATTCAAGAAACTATGCGTTTATGTATCAGAATAGAGGAAATACATTTATGTTATTCTCTGCTGATCCATTAGTCAGTCAAAAGGAATTTGAAGCTCACTTAAAAGCACAAGTAGCAGAAGATGGAACTATTTTAAATACTGTTCAAAATGATCCTAGAATTCGATTAATAGGAATAAATAGTGTTGCTTCTTTAGATAATATAATTCATACTGCAATTAATAATGTTAATTTATTTAATGCACAAAGAAAAGCAGGAGACAAAAATGTTAAAGTTAGAAATAATCTTAATAGAGAAAGAGCTGGACAATTAATTTCACTTGCATATTTTTCTCCTTATAAGAGTACTATATTATTTAGATTAGGAGCATTACTAAATACACAATCAGGATATACTAATGCAATTAGAGTTACTTATGAAGATAAAGTAGCTCAAGCTGATAGAGGAAATGTTACTGAGAGAATAGTAACTATGGAGAATGGTCAATATGTTGTTAATGGAAAAACTTATTCTGATTTTGATTCTTTATTAAACACTGAATTTGGATCTTTTGATCCTAATCAAATGTTAATGCAAACAGGATATATTAGTAGAGTTGGTAAATTTGAATTTAATGATCCATCATTTATGATATATAATATCTTTGCAGACTTTGTTGGAAAAACTGAAAAACTTCAAGAACATATTGAAAACAATCCAAACTTTAAGCAAGGTATTTATGTATTTGATGATGCAGTTAAAGTAGTTCCAGGATCTCAATTCTACTATGAAGTTGATACTGCAAATAAACTATATTCTACAAATGCTTCTAATTTAATAGGAAACGATTTTATTATAGATTATGACAAGATTCAAGTTAATCCTGAAAGAGCTATTCAAGAGGATTTACAACGTCAAAAGATTAATAAAATTAATGAGGCGTTTAAACAGTTTGGAGTAAACAAACAAATTACAAATATAGACTTATTAGAATCAACAGTTAATGATGTTAATAATGAAATATTAAATAAAGTTACTACTCCAAATTATACAATAATTCAAATTGTTGGAGACTCTAATAATCCTGAAATTGTAATGAAGGAAATAAAGGATGATCTTACTCCTATGCTTAAAAATTTATTTAAACAAGCTTATGGAGAGAATCCAGATGATGTTACAATTATCTCTAGAAATAATTTGAAATTTGTACCATTTTTAGTATCTTTGAACAATAATTCAAAGAATTTTGTACTTGAAAATAAAGATGGAGTTTACTCAATTAGAGAGTTTAATACAATGAATGAATATGTAGAACTTAGAGATTATTTAAATTCTGCAAAGGATCTATATAAATCAAGTCCTAATATTTTAATGTACCTTAAAGCTCTAATGCAAAATACAGAAGTAACTGAAACTATAGCAAGTACATATTATAACGAAGTTAGTACAAATGAAACTCTCAATGAGTTAAGAGAAAATGTACAGAAATACTTAATAGCAAAATTAGAAAATAATGAGTGTTAAATGTGGATATTCTTCAGCATATTATCCATTACTGAAGAACTTACTTAGAGGTGATTCACCAGATTTAAATGCGTTTAAAGTGTTCATAAATGAGCATTTTACAAATCCAGATGAGGTGTTTAATATGTTTGTGAGTGGAGTCTATACAGACTCCGCTCCAACACCTGTATCTGAACCTAAAAAGATTAGTAGTAGATTAGGTATTGAACTTCCTCCCGAAGGATCTTCACCTCAACAATATTATATTGATAATTCAAGACAATATAATAAAATGATTGACGATACAGCAAAAAAGATTATTTCTATGTCTGTATTTGATATTAATTCTGATTCTTTTATAGATGCAAATGCTACTTTAGGAAGTTATTCCAATTTAAATACTGGAATTTTTAAATATAAACAAGAACTTTTATCTATTATTAGTGAGTTCATGGGAAAACCTCTAACTCCTATTAGCATTGACTCAGAACCTAAATCTATTATTAATGTATTTGAAGATACTATAAAAGAATATGAAGCCTACATTAAAAATGCAGGACTTACTCAAGATCAAAAATATTTTAATGCATATAATGCATATGTAACATTAAAAACTTTTGATGATATATTGAGATTATATACTCCATTTATTTCTATTAAACCAGAATATAAAAATAGTTCAACTTATGCTGTAGGACGTTATAATTATGATGGTCCGAATGTTACACACTATACTGGTTTTAGTAATAATGAATTTATGGGAGCTGAAGAATCCGTCAGTGACCTCGCAAAAATTTTACTTTCATATTTTCCTGAAGTTAATGAAGATGGTGTTATTATAGAAAATACAGCTATTACTTTATCTGGGTTTAATTCAGCTATGGGTAAAGTAAAGTTATTCATGGAAGAAAGTGTTGACCCTGAAATAGTTGACGAAATAGCTAAAGAGGGCAATATGGATATGAGTAAAATTATTGGAAAATATTTAAATGCACTAGCAACTAAGTCTGTAGCACCAGAACATACAACTTACTTACAAAATAAGTTAAGAGGTATTGCTAAGTTTATCTATTCAGATAAAATGGCTACTCCAATTAAACAAATGTATACACATCTAATGAATAAGACAGTATTGTCAAGTTATATTAGTTATGGTAAAGACAACTTAACTGGAGAATTAACTGGTAAGAATTTAACTGATAGACCTGTACAAATACAGAGATATTTTCTTACAGATATTATTAAAGCTGCAAGTACTTACTGAATTGATAATAAAACTAACTTCCAAAATAAGTTAGGAAAATATGATATTAATATTATTGGAACTAATATTAGTATTACAGAAGGCAGTAATACTTTAAATTTAAAATATAATCCTGATACTGGAGAAATTAATTCTGCAGGAATAATATCTGATACTTTAATGGACGATTTACTTATGGATTTTGCTTCATTTTTAGTAGCAGATGATTTTAATCAAGTTGCAGAACAAGTGTTCCCAAGAGAAAAAAATGTAAATAAAATTACATTATTAACTCCAATATTAGGTAGTATTTTATATAGTGCTAATTCAGGTCAAATTATTGATATAGGTAAAAATGGTTTCTTTGGACAAGCAAACGATTTAGCAAAAGTCTTAAGTGTTACTAATGGTTCTGATACAATTAATGTTATTAAGAATGCGGAAGGTAATAATTTACCATTATATCAAATGGTTTGTTTAGCGTATTCTCATAAGAAAATGAGTCAATATTTACATGATGAACTTGGATGAGGATCTGATACAGTAATGAGTGATAATGCTGTATTTAATAATATTCAACGTATTAAAAATCCAAAGATTCGAGCAGAAGTAACTATTGGAGATTATACTAAACAATCGAGTAATCTTACTGAAGATGAAGTAATGCACCTTGCAATAGTATATGATTTCTTTGAAGGATTAACTTCAAGTAAATCTGTTTCTGAGCAGGGTGGAAAGGTAAACGGAGTAATTGGATTGCAATCAACAGTTTATTCAGATAAAAATAAACATTTTGTAATGCAATTCGATTTAAGTCAAAATTGAGATTTTAAAGATCTAGGTTCAATTAACTTTAAGGAGGTTTTAGAGAAATATTATTCTAGCAAGAATATATCTGATTTAGAACCTATTATGAATATTTGATTTAAAACAAATCAAAGTCAATATACGAACTTAATTAATAAAATCTTAAACGACTATACTCAAGCGATAGGTAAAGAATTTAAGACTATAAGTGATCTAAAAGAATATATTGCAAAAACAAAACTTGCAGATATTAAGCAAAAATTTAGAGACAATGGATTAGAATTTATTGAAGAAGTTCATATATCTAAAGATCCATATACTAAGAAAAATGTTTTTAATGAAACACTTGAAAATCTTTATAACATCTTTAGTGAAAGAAATCAATTTGATGAGTTTATTAATTATCAATTAAATAGGTTTCTTGAAGACAGCTCAAAAGCTTGAGAGAGTATATCTTCTGACAAAAATGTTTATAAAGCATTTTCTGCTAGAAAATGAAGTAACTGAATTGCTGAAAGAACTATTGAAACTGTTGATGAAAATGATGAGCCAATATCATATACAGTTCCTTATGTAACAATACATGATAAGGATGGTAAATTAAATCCTATGCTTTATTCATATTTTATTATGGATTCATTTTTAAGTAATGAATATAATAAAATGATGGTTGGAGGAGTTTATGCTCACCCAAATAAAAATAAAGAGGTTTCTGCAACAGAAGGATATCTTGAACATAGTTTTGCAAGCAGATGAATTTCTCAGGTAAAACGTATGGTTATTTATGGAGCTACTCACCACTCTTTTGCGCAAGGATTAAAAAATGGAGTTGCTCCAAAAGTTAAAATGGCTGTAGTTGGAGATATTGGAGCTGCTGTACAAAATATTTCTGGTATGACTGATAGTGTTGATTCTATGGACGGATCTGGATTTACAAGTCCGTATTTTTCTAGACAACAAAATGTATCACTAATTGATGCTAAAGTAGGTAGAAATAAAAAGACTATTTTAGCAGATATGAATGGAGAATATGGTTTACCTAAATTATTAAAGTGAGCAGAATATGAGATTACAAATGCTAATAGGCGTACATCATGGGGATCAGATATCAAGTTAGAAAATATGTTTAGAAAAATGCATAATTTACTATTTGATCCTAGTGTAACAATCGTTTATGACAAAGTATTTGATAATCTCTTCTATAGAGAACCTGATAACCAAACTTATTGGAAAATAAATCATGTAGTTATTAATAATAATGTAGCTCAAGTAGAACGTATTGAAACCGATATATTTGGTAATATAATTGGAGAAAATAGTATACTTGATACAGATATTAAAATTAGTAGTATATATGATTTAGATCAAATATTTGGTGGAGCATGATCAATGGAATACAATGATACTATGAAACAATTATATTGGTCTGAAAACAACTTAGATATTGTCAATGATATTATTAATGATAATAATCTAAAAGACTATATGATTGGGTATCTTGTAAATAAGTCTGCTATCAAAGTAGGAGCTTCTAATGTTAATGGTGATGATATTTGAACTAATGATTCTGATTTATGGTTTACTACAATGTCAACTAAGTTTGGAGGAGTTCAGATGAATGCAGATCATGAACTTGATGAAGCAGAAGTTACTGAAATGACTCAGATGATTAGTGCTCTTGAACAAAATGGATTTACACACGATTTAGCAACAAAAGTATATCAAGAAATTGGTAAATTATGTCATGATGCTATTGCAGAAATTCATGAAGTTCTTGAAACAGGAGACCAACAAGCCTTATATGAAATTTATGGTAAAGCTTTAGTTAAAGCTTTTCAAACAAATAATAAAGATACTTTAGGACTCGCACAATCTTTTATAAAACTTGCGCAACAAAGTTTTAATGAAAAGAAAATTGATTATAAAATTCCTTTTAGTGCAGGAACTATTAATGGTATCTTTAACTCAACAGTTACATCTTCTTTAGTAAAAGATGCAATTAGACGTCATTATGATGGTGTTGCATCTGTATTAAATCCATCATATGGAATACAACAGTATTTTAACTGAGGAGGATATAACTATAGCTATGATGAACTTTTAGATTTAGTAAGAAAAGTAGGTAGAGCTACAGATCCTCGCCTTGCAGATTTAACTGTTAATGAAGCAATGCAAGGTCCTTTTGTTACTCGTAATGGAGAAAATCTTGTTAATCCATTTGTTACAGAACTTACTAACGAAAATCCTATCGATTTTGAAGACACATTAGTAGTTTATAATGATCCGATGTTTAATGGAGAAGAACCTTTATTAAATGAGGAAGGACAGAGACTATATCAAGGATATATGGGAAAGGTTACTACTGATATGTATGATATTGTTAAAATTGACAATTATTCAAAATACGATTGGTATAAAAACTTAGATAAACGATATGCACAAAGATTATCTTTACGTCCAAAAAATCTTAAAGGTTCTGATACAATATTTATTATTGAGGGAGAAAAACATAGTATTTTTGAAGGAGATATAACTCGTGCATTACATTATCTTAATGGAACCTCTAGTACTACTGTAGAATCTCTATATGATGAATTAAGATCTAATATTAAAAAGGAACTTGGGCTTAAAGGAAAACCTGAAAAAGATTTAACCCCTGAGCAACTAGAATGAGTTAATATTATTACTACAGAGAGAATAGCTCTAATTCGTAGAGCAGCAGGAACATTAATTCCTAGTGCGGGAGAAATCGATATTGACTTTATAGAAAACTCGTTACATAAATCTCAGCAAAAATTATTAAATGATTTAGCTGATGGTAAGATGATCCAATGAAAAGGTATATATGTACAACCTGAATCTGTACAAGTAATTCCTGCCCAGATTATTATGGGTAAATTATACGCTAAACAATTAGGTCTATTACCAGGAGATTCTATAGCTAAAATTAAGCAAAGAGGAGCTGAGTTCTTTAAAGAGAGAATTCAAGGTTATTATAACAACGATAATCCTGATCCTGAATCTTATGATATAGTATTATTTGATGGAACTGGAAAAAAACTTTATGTAAAAATTGGAGACCAAAATCTGAATAATTTATATAAAGATACTTTAACTCCAAATGGAGATTTTACTATAGTTGATAATTCTGTTTACTACAATGGAAAAGAAGTAGCATCTGCAGAAGGTAAGAAGTTCTATAAATATACTGATACTGCAGGAAATACACACGATCTAGTAATTGTAGATAACTTTGAAAGATTTTCTGAAATTAATAATTCTAGAATTTATAATAACTATAAGTATAACTATACATTATCTAATTATGAAAATTTAATTGTAAATCAATTTACATCAGATAATGTTACTTTATCATATTATGATGATTTTGGAGATGTAAAAACTAGAGAAATTTTAGATTACAAATCTATAAATCCTCAAGTGCTAATTCAAATGTTAAGTGATAATCAAAATATTAGATTTAGTAATAGAATTATGAAAATCGCTGATAGAAAATATAAAGCGTTTGAGCAAAGTTTAAGATTTGTAGGTACTCGTATTCCTTGTCAGTCAATGCAGTCATTCATGCCAATGGAAGTAGTTCTATTTACTGATAGTGACATAAACGAGGTCTACGTACCAACCAATCAGACATGGCTGCAAGGTAGTGATAAATCGTTGTTTCTACCTTTAAATAAAAAATTTCTTTAATTGCTGGAAGTCCCTTAGAGACTTATAAACTACAACATAAAATCTGAAATGATTTAAGTGTGAATGTTAAAAATTATAAGTATTGGGTAATCAGCAGCCAAGCCCGAAAGGGAAGGTTCAACGACTAATGTGTAACAAAGATTCCTTTATGGATATCAAAAATGTATTGTATGAAAACAAAAATTAATAAAGAATCTAGAAATTTACTAATCGGACTCCTATTAGGAGATGGTACAATTTCTAATAATTATGTATTTAAACTATCTCATTGTGAACAACAAAGAGATTATCTAGAATGAAAAATAAAACTTTTAGGTAACAATGGAATAAGAGCTAATGGTATAAAAGAATATATATCTACTTGTGGATATAACTCTGGTAAAAAAGTATTATACACGCAATTATCAATAATTCCATTTATTAAGGTTTTAAGAAGAGTATTTTATAGACCTAAAAAAATATTAGGAAATAGAAAACTTTTGAACCGATTATCTGCACAAGAAATTGCAATTTGATATATGGATGTCGGATGTATTAATATACGGAAATCAAAAAATAAAATCCATGGATTTTATATAAGAATTGCAACATGTTTGCCAGAAAAAGAACTACAAGTAATAATTGATTACTTTAAGGAAGTTTGAAATATTTCTTTTTATAAAATTTCTGAAGGGAAAGGTACATACTCTTTATGTTGTGGAACAAAAGAAGGTATAAAATTTATAAATATTGTTAAGCCTTATGTACAACAAGTTCCATCTATGATACATAAAATACAATACAATTTATCACAAAGAACTAAACCGATATAGTTCTTGTAGCGAAAGCGAAATAAGAAACATCGAAAGATGAAGATATAGTCTAATCTTATATGAAAATATAAGTTAATACAAATGTACGATATTGATAAAGTTTATATATTAGGTTATTCTATTTCTAATAATGGAGAATTACTTACAAATGCAGAAGATCCAAAAATATCTCCATTCTTAAAACAGGATGCTATAAGAAATGCAATTGTAAATGGTGTATTTGATGTAATATTAAGTCCTAAAAATCAGATTAACCTCACAATGCCTATTACAACATCTCACATGCAAGAACTTGCAAGTAAATCTGTATTAGGAGAAAGTGCAAAAATTATGAATCCTTATAATTCTGCTAGTAAATATTTAATGCAAATTCAAAATATGGTTGGTAAAACTGTAATTGGTAATGTTGCTACAGGATTAAAGAGTTTCTTTGCCTTATCTAACTTATATAATACTAGATTTAAACAAGTCTATGACAGTATTGTAAATAGAGATTTTGATACAACTAGACAACTTTTAAGTAGATATTCGTTTATTAAAGGTTCCCAACGCAATGGAGTTGAACAATTAATTACATTGGCAAATGTAGATTTTTCTATGTTTGAAAATGATCCAGAATGAATTTCTAAATATGCAGTTCCTGCAGATATTGCAAATAATATTATTCAGCTAATAGACTTCCAAAGAAGACTAACTGATAAGTCTCTTGATATGGGAGAACTTTTAAATGCAGCTACTGATCCAATGTAACTTATTGATAATCAATAAGTTAGTATTGTCAGTTAACTCCGTGAATTCAGGGAACGCCCTTAGAGATTTAAATACTAAGCAATTATAGTAATATAATTGTGGCTGAACTAATCACTCAGGTATAGTAACAAGTTTAAATATTGGGCAATCCTGATCTAAGCTTCCCAATAGGAAGAAAGAGCATCGACTATCGAAATGCAGAAATGACAGAGTAGAGTAGGATTTAAGTAAATCCGAAGTGCGGAGACCTCATTAAGGTAAGATATAGTCAGAACTTATGGGAAACCATAAGAGAATTTATGGGAACGATAAATTCGAAACACAATTGAATGCTAAGGAATTAATTCTTAAGAAAATTAATGCAGACTCTAATTGGGTTGACCTTTATGTATATAGTTTAATGCTTGGAGAGGATTTAAGAAGAATTGGAGATTTAATGGTATCCGAAGAAGTTACTAAACTTGTATCAGAATATAATACAAATCTTTGAACAGATCCAATTCCAAAAAATAAAATTCATTTCATTGATCAAGCTATTGATGATCCTTCAAGATATGCAGTTTATAAACCAAATGCATCTGAAGCTGATATTAAAAAAGCAAATGAGAGAACTGAAATTTTATTTAAAACATTAAAGAAGAAAGCTAAAGGTGCAGAAGAAATTAGAATTCTAGGTAGATTATTAAAAATTAATCAGGGACTTCCTACAGATAAATGAGGAAAATATTCTTATATTAAGGGAATTGAAACATTTATTAACGATAAGTTTAAAGATGAAATTGGAGAGAAATTTAATCTACTAAAGTTTGCTGCTAATGAAGAATATAGATTACAACAAATTGATAACTATGAAAAGGTTAAGACTACGTTTAATATATTAGATGTTATAGCTAGTGTTCCGCACTTCAAAGAAATGTTTAATATTCTAAGTGTTGATAATGAAGTCCTCAATCGATTATCAGTTAGAAATCAAGTTGAATCTATTGTTATAGATGAAACTACTCCTAAAAGAGGAAATAAGTTATCTATGGAAGAATTTAGACAAACTAGAAATAATGTTGATGATTTCTTAATTGATTCGTGAATTAAAACTAAAAATTTAAGTTTTCAAGTTCCAATTAATCAAAAATATAAAGTAGAAAATTCTATTTTAATTAATAAAGATGAAAACTTTATAATTAATCTAGATAATAAGGACAATATTGATTCATTTAGAATGTATATTGAAGATTATATTATTCCTACGCTTAAAGAGAAATTACCTGATAATGCATTTATTAAATATTTATGTTTTGGATTAAAAACTGATTCAGAAGGTAAAGAAAGAGGTTTTTATAAACTTCCATTTAATATGATGCAGATAGATAATAGTCAAAAGACTAAAGCTCTTTATGAACAAATCTTACGAGATTTTAATAGTTTAAATAAAGTTACGATTCCTGAATTTGGAGCTCTAAATCCTGTTAATGCCTTCTATTTATATAACTTAATTGTTAATAAAGATGGTTTTGGACAGGCTTCATTAACTCGTTTGTTTGAGGACTTAGTAGCAAGTGGAGATAATTCATTATGAGTTGTTGATTATAATAATTGAATTGACCAACAAAATCCACAAGAACTTGCAAATACATTCCTAAAACGAGATCCAAATGATAGTATGGCAGAAAGAGCAGAGGCGGTACTTATCAATGCAGCAAATGAAAATGTTGAAACTATTGGATTTAAATCTGAAGAAAATACTTCTTTAGATAGAGACTATAATGATTCAACTACAGACACTACTAAACCAATATTAGTATCTAATGGAAATGAGCAATATAGACAAGTAAGATTCAATATTCCCAAAACAGATATATCTGTTGAAGAAGCTTTAAAAATTGCTAAAATTATTGAAGTTGCAGAAACAAAAGCAGATAAAAATAATGAAGAAGTTGTTTCTTATATTGATTTTGACTATTCTACAGAATGAGGTATACCTGAAAGTGTAGCAGAGTTATTTGATGAAGGATATGATCAAAGAGTATATGCTGTAACTAATAAACTAATAGGTGAACATAACATATTAGTAGACGAGTTTAATAATACTAATACATCTTCTAAAAATCTTATATCTAGAACTCTAAAACACATTATCTTTAATTCAGGAGCTTTTGTTAGAACTGATCCAAATCAACTTACTTTATTTGATAACGGACCAACCAAATTCTATGACTTAAAAACTCCAATGTCTACTAAGATTACAGAATTAGTAAAAAATGTAAATTCTTTACAAAATGTAAGATTAGTAACAGATCAGGATGTAATTAATGAAGATACTGCAATTAAAAATGCAAAAGGATTTATTAAAGAAGGAATAATTTATATTAATATTGATAGAGCTACAGATGATACTCTAATTCATGAGTTCTCACATCTATATTTAGCAGATGCCAGAAATATGCATGCCGAGTCTTATTATAAGATTTTAGGTAATATACAAGATACTGAATTATGAAATAGAATGCGACAAAATCCTTATTATAAAAACAAGAAAGGATCTGACTTTGATGAAGAAGTTTTAGCAACTATGATTACAGACTATTATAATGGACATATTAAATCTGATGCAGAATTAGAAATTATAGATGAAATTCTTTCAATTACTAATCCTGAACTTAAAGCTATTATTAATAGTGGAGAAATCATGCCATTCTATGATAGTTTTATTCATGAAAACTATAAACTTAGTCAAAAAGTAGCTACAATCAAGAATAAATTAATGAATGATGATATTATAAAAGAAGATTGTAAATAATGGCAAGAAATTGTACATACGAAATTACGATAAACGGTGAAAAGAAAGTGTTCAACTCCGAAATGGAGTTGGACACGTTTCTTGACAACTACGCTCAAAATATGGTAGTTGATAATGTTGATGCAACACTACAAGTAGATCAACAACAAGTCACTGTAGATAAAATAAGTGAAGCTATAAAAAAATATAAATCACTTGCTACAGAGTTTGAAATAACAAATGAAGACGGAGAAAAGGAAATTGCTCTAAAATTAGATAAATCAATGGGTGTTACTAAGTTCCTTACAACCTATGGAGATCCTTTTGATTTAGCTAAAGTATTAGTTACAAAATTTAATCTTGAAGAGTATCTGAAAAGAGAAAAAGAAAGACTAATGAAAAAAGGCATGACTTCGAACGAAGCAGATAAATATTTGGAGGATCTACAAAAGAGTTGAACTCAACTAACCGATTATGGTACAGAAGTACATAAACTTTTTGAATCTGTAATTAATCCTGAAATAGAATATACTCCAAAATTATTAAATGAAGAGCAAGTATCATTGTTACAAAACCAATTAAGAGATTTTATAGAAGACACTAAAGAAAAATTTGGAAGAGACTGTAAATTCATTACTGAAATACCAATTGTTTCTGAAGATATAGCTGAACCTTATAAAGCAGCAGGATTAAATTCAATTAATGGTAGAATTGACTTATTAATTGTAGATAAAAATGGTAATGCTCATATTCGAGATTTTAAAGTATCTCGAAAAGCAGTAGGAGCTTGAGATGAAACTAGAAATGCATTATTAAATAATGTATGAGCTTCTACTAAAAAATTAGGTGCAGCATATCAGTTAAACTTCTATAAAGCTATGTTAGAACAACAAGGTATTAATGTAGCTACAGTAGGAATTATTCCTGTTAAACTTGATATTGATTATAAAAAAGATAATTCAGGAAATGATAATTTATCTCAAATTGATAATTTATCGAGTGTATACATTGATTCTGATAATATTATAGTAAATCCATCTAATACAATTGGAAAATATTATGATAGAGTTAGAGAAATTATTCCTATTAGACGTTTAACAGATTCATTTGATATTATTAAAACTATTGAAGAACCTATGAGTAAGTTCTTTCCTAATTATGAACTATCTTCAAAAGTTCAAAGAAAGAACGCAAACTTTAAGTTTTATAAAGAAAAAATCGTTCAATATATTAGTTCTTCTGCTCCTGAAGCAGGATATGGAAAATATAGATTCTGAAATGAATATAAACCTAAAGATTCTGTAAAAAGTAGGTGAGAATATGCTCAAACGGAAGAAGAACTTGATAAAAAGTTAGAGGACTATATAAAAAGTATTAATGAGCGACGTGGAAATGAGTTAGCTGATATTGCCCAGGATATTATAAATGTCCAGCAGGGATCGATGGATATTAACGATATTGCAAAGGATAATCCATATAAAGGAGACTTTTTACGTAGACATATTGAAAAATATATTGAAGGAGAATGGCAATTTGAAAATAATCCATCATTTATTTCTGCAGGTTTACTAGTATTTACAAAGAATAAAGTATTAGAAATAGTATCTATTACAAATAATGTTACTCATCAAACAGTTAAACTTGAAAAGGGAACAAATATTTTAGGTTCAACAATAGCTAATCGAGATGTTGATGAACATAAAATAATGTCTGCGACAAATGGAAATATTGACTTAATTAAAGTAATGGCATTACTAAATAGCGATGCTATTAAATATGAAAATTATCGAATTAATAAAATTGAAAGTATTAATATTTGGCAACAAACTGGTTCAGAGCAATATTTTGATAAGTTATATGATAACTTTGTAGAATTATGTAGAATACACAATGTTCCTATAAATCTTAAAAGATCAAACTTTAGTTCAACTCTTGAATCTGTGGTAAGTACAATTACTGATATATGTGGTCCTGAAAAACTAAAACATATTGGAAATTGAGCTATTACATTTAGTGCTGATGATATTGTTAAAGGTGGAGAATTTCTAAAAAATAGAATGGAAGAACTTAGGAAACTTGATAATGCTCAGGGATTGCGTAAAGCAATACACACTGGACAATGAAATTTTGATGATCCTTTACAAACTTCTTATATGTTACTTGGAAAAGCTCTTAATAAAGTAAGAGGATATGAAGTATACATTGAACCAGATCCTGCAAAATGAGTTAGTGTAACAGGTAGTTTTCACGCAGGAACTAATATTACAAGTATTAATAATTCTCCTTCATTAACAGCTCAAGAAGTTGGACGTATTGTTGCAGTAACAGAAACTAAGATACGTAGACAAGAATTAGCTTGGGATTCTAAGATTAGAAAAGTATTTAAGGAATTTTATAAATTTAAAGATCAAAACCGTTTAATAGGTGGAGAAGTAAAATATTTTGATAATCTATTTAGAAGAGATGAAAATGGTAATATTACAAAAGATTTTATGTTAAAAGACATTAATGATAGTTCTTTAGCTAAAGAAGAAAAAGCATTAATAAAAACATTTACAGAAATTGTAAACCAACTTCGTTTTGAAGGAAATCCTGGACGTTATCAACAAGCAATAGAAGATGGTACTTATTATCAAGTTCCTGTAACTATTGGTTCTATGAAATCTCAATTCCATAATAAAGGTTTTAAAGAAGGTCTTAAAATGGAGTATCAAGAAGTTACTAATATGTTAAGGCTGTTTGAGGAACAAATGAAGGATTTTGATCTTGCTAAAGATGCGCAAAGAGTATATAACAAATTTAAAATTGGAAATGATACCCGAGAGCAAATTATATCAAATCATGGAATAAATAGTCTTGAAACTCAACTCGAAGATTTATTAAGAAGCTATATTCATGCATATGTTGCAGAAGCAGAATACAATGATATTATTCCTCAAATTCAAGGAATTAAAATAGCATTACAGTATAATCAAGCAATGTATGGACAAGAAGCAGAAAACTTACTTGAATTTCTTGATAAGTATCTAACAGTTAATATCTATAATAAACCTATTATGGATAAAGGTTTACAACCTGTTTATAAAACTTTAGCTGCAATTAAGAAATTTACTACTGCTACTGCTTTAGGTCTTAACTTAAGATCTGGACTTCGAGAAATGATGCAAGGTATGTGAATTCATATTAGTAGAGCTATGACAAATGCTTATGGAAAAGATCAATTTTCTGGAAAGGATTTAGCTGAAGCTTGAGGAATTATCTTTAAAGATAGTCCAAAGCGTATTGCTACTTTAACAAAAGTTGAAGCTTTAAATGCAGACTTTGGTATGGCTAATATGGACGCCGACATAGTTCAAAAAGAACTCAGTCAATCTCGTAATGGTATTAAGAACTTTAATTCTGATATGTTATATGTTTGTAATAGAGCTCCTGATGTATATCATAGAATGGGCTTATTAATTGCAAAAATGATTCATGATGGATGCTGAGAAGCATATAGTTTAAATTCAGATGATGAATTAGTATATGACTTTAAAAAGGATAAACGTTTTGATGTATTTACTGCTGCAGGAGCTGATGTAAATTCTGAAGCTTATAAGAAACAAGAAGGATTATATGAAGCTTATCGACAGCAATTTAATCAAGAAGGATGAAATATTGAAAAAGGACAACCATTACCTAGAGCCTATACTGTTAGAGAAGCAACTAGTATTAAATCTTTTGCAGAACTTTGTTTTGGACACTATGATAAAAATACTCAGATGCTTGCTAAAAGTATGTTTATGGGAGCTATGATGTTACAATTTCGTACATTCCTTTCTGCTAAACTTGAACAATGGATTCTTAAACCTGGAACTTATGATCAAGGTAAGTTTGTAGAAAAATTTGATGAAAATGGAGTTCGTTATGTAATGATTCAGTCAATAGGAGAAAATGGGTTACCTACTACAAGAGTTGATCTTGAAACGAATGTAAAAGAAGGAGAAACGGCTACTCCTTATGTAGAATGGCAAGGAAGATTTATTGAAGGTATTGTTTATTCTATGATTGACTTTGCAAAAGCTATAGGTAAAATGGATTATAATGAATTTAAAGCGTTATGGGCTAATCCAACTAAAAAGGCTAATTTTTATTTACTCTTGACTGATTTAATATTTATGAGTCTAATAATGTGGATGATACATGCAGTTTTTCTATCAGGAGAAACTAAAGAAGAATTGGGAGCATTAGGACACTTAGGAGCTATGGCTTTATATACATCATTCCAAGATGGTCCAATTCAGAATATTGTTGCACAATTTGCAAGAGACTTAAACCCACCTGCATACTCTATTATTAAGAATATTGTAAATCAAAGTACAGCTGTTATTACTGGAGATAAAAATCTCTGAGAAGGAGCTACAAGTACATTTGGATTTATGAGTGATCTCAAATATATCGGAGATAAATTAGATTAAAAAAATAACCTCTATCCGCATAAGCAGATAGAGGCAAAAGAAAATCCCCTTACTCGCAATTAAGCAAGTAAGGGGATTTTTCATAGAAGTAAAACAATTTATTTTTAAAGATCAATACCTGGTAATATTATATTTTCGCTCTTAGAGTAATCAATAAATATATGCCAAACAAAGTTTCCGTTTTCGGTCATACATGAACCAATATATAATTTATTACTAGCATCAAAAGTTTGCCCAGTACCAATTATATAAACATCAACCTCTATTGTTGATTTATCATCTGTATCTATTATAGCTCAAATTGTAGGTATATTTCTTTGGCTATCAACATATAAAATTTTTGCACTACTAGGTAACTTAATCGTTTGAGGATAAGTAAATTCTAGAGGATATTTATATATAATTTTATTCATTACTTTTTAGCCTTTTTACCACCATTACAAATAGTGCAAGTAGAAGTACCTGACTTTTCTCCAATATTAAAAACACGAATAAATTTTCCGTATTTTTCATCTTGAAATTCATGTGTAATCTTATTATCTGCGCAGTTTTTACAAAACTTAATTTCAGTAGCCATATACAATATTTTTACATTTATTAAATAATTCTTTTAATGTACCATTATTTACTAACGATATATCAAATTTATGTTTTTTATAAAGAGTATCTAGTTCTCTTTCTGAAGAATGTAAACCTATACTACAACCTTTTCTTGTTACATGAATAATAAAGGCATTGTATTCTTTTACTACTTCATTTTCGATTGCAAATCTTTGGTCTGCAATTATAATGTTACTTTTATTTCCACTTTGAAGCGTTGAATATATCCATAATTTATCTCCAAAATATTTACGCATTATATCTGTACCAAAATATTGTAATATTTGTCTAATAGATAAATTATATTCTATAGCTAAATTTCTATTTTCTTTTTTTAATTCTCTAGCAAAGACTTTATCTGTGGGTTCATTTCCAAAAGTTTTTACTCTACTATCGTAAAGTAAAAACTTCTGAAAATCAAAATGATAATATTCTTTAAATTCTCTATCATCAAACTTGCTCTTATCTATATTCATCATAATAGATAGCATTTCCTTTAATTTATCTGCATAATGTACTACATTTCAACGCTTTGAAATCATAAACGGTATAGGAATAAAATTTAACGCAGAGGCAATACTATAAGAATGTAAACAAGTTGGAGCATTTAATAAATAGTTTAGATATTTAGCAACTTCATCTTTTCCACTTCCTTTAAAACCTTGAATAGCTATTATATTTTTCACTTATTCTAATGTAAAATCGAAGTTCATAGGTATAGCATCAAATTGTGACTTATGTTCAGCCCATTTCTTTTCAAAACTTTTCTTGAGTTTGTCTATAACTATCTTTCTAGCCTTTTCTTTATCTGCATCATTTGTACTACTTTTATAAAGTTTATTTATAATACTATCAGTAATGCCACTATAAACCTCTCTTTCAGAAATTCCTAATGTATTTAAAATTTGTTGAAATCCTACACTTTTAAAAGCAGAATTACTTGTAATAGTATTCCAGTTACTCATAAGTAGAATACCTACAGAACAAACTGAATCTGGAATATTATATCCAGAGAGTAATTTAATACCCATACCTACAATAGTAGGATCTTGAGAGCCTAACATTCCAGATAAAGATTTAAGATCGTCCTCTGTAAGATTAGATAAATTATTACTTACAAATTTATCTAATTCTGTATCATATATTATTTTCATATAATTATTTAAAATATTATTAACTTGTTCATATTCTGAATTATCTGTAAAGAAACAGCATTTACCTGAATAAAATAATGTACAGTCTGCAGGAATAATTCCCTCAGCCATTACTGCTGAAGCAAACTGTTCAAGAGGATCTGAAGAGCTAGTATTTATCGCTTTATTAATAAAGTTGTTTAAGTCTTTACTACTGCTACTTTGATAACAAGCTCCAGGTTTATGATCAATTAGATAATAAGTATCTTCTGATGGAGAATAATATAATTTAATATTTTTATCTCTTGGAGCACCTCCTGAACTATACTGAGGTTTATATATATCATATTGTACTTTTGGCAGTATACAAACATCTGCTTTTGCAGCAGTTAAACTACGTTTTATAGTAGTAGCTTCGCTTAGTTTAAATCGAGGATACTTAGATTTAGGATCAAAATATACTCTTTTTACTCCAGTTAGACTTGTTAAAGTTTTAGAAGAAATGATAGTTTCTATACTATCATTATCTCCTAAATACATACCAAATACTTTTTCTGCACAAAAAGGACTAGTATAATAACAATCGTCTCCAATATGTTTTTTACTCCCATTAATATCATAAACAACAATCATATCTGCAAGACAAGTATTACTTATGTTATTACTATAATAGGAACTGTTACTACTATTTCCTTGTCTTCTATAATAGTCGCAAACAACTATTCTTAATTTTGTATTACTTAAATTAAATAACATATTATATTAACTTTCTAGCTACTTTAGGATTCAATAATAATTTATTACATCTTGTAGGATGATTTTTTTGGAGAGTTTTAATTAAACTGAAAATCAAATCCTCAGAAAATAACATTTTATCGTGCTCAATAATCTTAAGAATTCTATCAACAGCTACCTCTGTTTTACTACCTTTTGTATCAAAATATAGATTTACAAAATTACAGAACCGAGTTGTTAAAACTGCAGCAATATCTGCACGATAGTTAGTACCGTCATATACTTGTTTTGCTAATTCTCCCTTAACATAATCCCAATCTTTATTTAACATTGCATCTGGGTCCATTAATTTATCTAACTTATTAGCAATAAATGTAGTAAATAAGTTTCCAATAACGTTTTCTTCAGATGTAAAACATCCTTGAGCAATATTAAGGATTAAACCTAAAGTATTTGTATCAGACCAATCTTTAAATCCAGAAATAGTATTAGCAAAAGTTACTAAACTTCGAGGATTAACTTTTTGTACTCCTCCCTCCTTTTTCATAATTTCAGGATAAGATAATACGAAATTGATAAAACGACCATCAATACCTTCTTTCTCAGCCCAACGAGCCCATACTTCTTTATCAAAACCTAATTCGAAACTAATATATCGAGTCTTTTGGGCATTGTCCATAGAGTTAACATTATAATCACCATTATCAGGATTAGAAGTTAATATAATAGTACAGTTAGGTGGTAATGACCAACTTATATATTCTCCTCTATCTATCAACTCCATGGTAGCTTGTATAAATCTAGGCATTTTTGTTACCGTATAGGCTCTTTATCCTATACTTCTACGTCTTCTTTTAGGTTATAACGTAGTTCAGACTATATCATCACTATATAATAGTGTAGCGCACTCGTGGTACTTTACTATCCATTTCTGGACTCCATGTACTAGTCGTTGAACTTTCTAATTATTACTAATTAGCTTAGCTGCTGATTGACCTCCTCAGGCTTTTCCAGCAATTCACGCTATTTTATGCGGACCTCTAGATTTTATACTTTCATTTATATCCTCCTGCAGTAAGATTCTTTCTTATAGCTCGAGATATATTACAAATTTTTAGTTCTTTTTCAGCATCTGTTTTTGAATCTCACTCTTTAATAAAAACATTATCAAGTGAATATTGAATAACAGGTACTTTCTTATATTTCTTTTTTAGTTTAGAAAGAGTTTCTTTTAATTCAAACGATCATCTATATCCACCAGCAGTATAACTACGATTATTACATACACTACATATTGCAGTAACATCTTGATTAGTAGCTCTAGCCGCATCTGTTATTGATTTGTAACTTTGAATATATTTTCCTTCTAAATTATACTGATATACCATTTTTATATTAACTGGAGAATGTGTTTCATAATATTTCTTTTTAGAAATACTTATTCTATGTTTATATTCTTCATCTCTAATGATATTCTCAGGATCTAAAATATGATTTATATAAGGTTTAATACTATCTATATAGTATTTTTCTCTATTAATTCTATTTTCCTCAAGACAAATTTCTATAACTTCAAAATAAATATTATCAATTCCATATTTATTATACAAGTTTTGCATAGTATGATTATGGTGTTTATTTTGTTTTAAAGTAGTTAAATGTTGTCTTAATCTATGCTGAATATTTTTTGAACTTCCTATATATTCTTTATTGTGAATTTTTATTTTGTAAATTCCACAAACTTTTTTATAAACTTTAATCTTTTGTAATGTTAATTTTTCCATATTTTTTAAATTTTATATCAAAGATACTAAATTTATTCAAGGAAACAAAACTTTACAATATATTTCTTAATCCGCACGATTAAAGTCATCAAGAATTAAAATAGTTCCATTAGGATTTTGATTAGTTGGAACCCATGCAGGAAGGGCGTATCCCATTCGAGATATATTGTCTTTAATTCTATAACCCTCTGCAATATAAGAATCTAGTACATCTGCAGATACCCAGAGACATTCCTCATCCTTAATCACTATTTCATTTTCTACAACAGGCATTCCATCATCGTCAAGTCGAGGACGCTCTGTGCAAACATAATACTCTTTAATTGGAAAACCAATAAGATCACCTAATTCCTCTAACTGAGAAAGATTAAGTTTAATACAGTCCATTCCTCTTTCTTGAGCTAACTGAATGATAGCAGAAGTTTTACCTAAACCAGATTCACCTACTACTTCAATTGCAGTAGTCTTTTTATGCTCATTATATAATCGTTTATTATTATCAATAATATAACTAGCTAACGTTTTTAATTCTTCAATATTAATTGTATTTATATTTTTCTTCATATTTTATGGTATAAAAATAGTATGTCCTGGATATTTTTGGGTTTTATACCCATTACTTGTAATAACCCACATCATTTGTCGCATAGGTTTGAATGTGTCTAATGGAGCATAACCATCCGTAAAAAATACTAAAGTAGTATATTTATTTAGATTAGCATTATAATAATCTACTACAGGCTTGAAGTCAGTTCCTCCTCTACCTGTAATTTTTCCATCAAACTTTCCTTTATATTCGTATATTTTATGAATATCGGCATCACATTCTACAATAGTTACCATAGATCCAGTTTTATATATGTGATAGATCTCACTAAAAAAATCTTGTAATTCTGAATCACTTACAGATCCAGATGTATCAATTCCAACAAGGATGTGTTGTTTATGCTTTACTTTAATTCCTGCACTTCCAACAAATCTATTAGACTCTTTTCGAAGAGATTTTTTTGTATACGTTTTAAATGAATTTCCTAATAATCTTCGGAAATACATTTTCCAATTAAATATAGGAGGATCTACTTTAAATAATGCATCAATTATTGATTGAAATTCTCTTGGAATACTACCTCTACTTTTAGTAGTAGCTGTAGCTGCTTCTTTTAATTGATGCTCAGTTTGATTTTGCATTAGTTTTTTTCCTGCTTCATCAAGATTCTGATATTCTTTCCAAGACTTATGATCATCAGCTCCTCCGCTAATTCCATCAAGACCTTGTGTTGTGCCTCTATTCCCATTACCTGGCCCTTTCTGTCCAGACTGAGAATTTTTCTGTGCATATTTTATTAGCTCTTCATAATAATATTTTGCACCTTTATCCTTTTCTAAGTTTTTTACTAAATCAGGATATTTGTCTTTTAGTTGATCCCACATATTATCAGGAACATCTTTTATGTATTGATCACAAACTAAATCGCAAGCAATATTAAATAATTTATGATCACTAATTCGAAGTTCTGATTCAATAAACATGTGGTTAAAACATATATGAATTAGCTCATGTTTTAATAAACCTAACTGCTGATTGTCAGTTAATTTATCTCAGTAATTAGGATTTATAACTAGTTTAGAATTTACTCCATTTCTAGAAACACAAGCTGTATCTACATATGTATCAGATATTTCTTTATTTAAATTAAGAAGAAAGAGCCCATAAAAGGGCTCTCTAATCATTAATTCTTTACATGCTTTAATGAGTTGCATATCTTATAATTTTAATCTTCATGTGGAAATTTATCGATTTTTTGGCATCTAATATTAGATAATAAACAACCTAAAGCTTTAGCTTCATCATCGTATCCACTATATATAACTATACCTTCTTTATTTCATACAGTTACAGTATTTGTTTTAGAATTTCAATCTGCATAAAGATGTCTAAAAGAATGTTCTTGTTCTTCATCTATATGATCATACTGTACTGTTTCTTTATAATGGCTCATTTTAAATATAATTTTTCTCCTTAAACTGTATATACAGTTTATCTGCTAGTTCTGCTGCTTGAGGATGAGCTCCTATTGCTCCATATAATGAGCTACGTAATTTAAAGAATCCTTTCCATTGTTCAATAGTTCCAGTCATAATTAGTTCTGTCTTAGTACATAATGGTAAGACTTCTCTAGCTTCCTGTGGAGTTCTTCCTGAGTTAATTAGTTGCTTATAACATAATTCAGCATTTTCACATACTGATAAAAACACATCGTCATTATCTCCCACAACGTGTTTTAGAATAGTATGTGGTAAAGATTCTGGAGTAGTATCTTCTACATAGTCTCCATCCCAATAAACATACCTAGCTTCTTTTAGAGATGACCAATACGGAATAATGAATGTGATTTCATTGTTAAACTTCTCTTTATTAAAATTACAGTATCTTGTACTCATTTCCATAAATGAAAATATTCTATGCCTTAAAAATTCTCTACTTATAGAAATAGGAAGTACAAACTTTACAGTGATCCTTTTTTCATGATATTCAGTAGGTTCACAAATATACGAAAGATCGTCTAACCAATCGTTTTCATATAATACTCGATAATTAGTAGTAATGAATCCTACGTCATATGCAGAATTTTGTAGATCTAATTCATCACATCCTGTTTTTGAATATTTAATGATTTTAACTTTAGAATATTGGTTATTACGATATTTATAGTATATTTTAGGATTGTAGGTTTTTAAATAAACAGTACCGTGCTCTAGACAAGCTCCATGGTTCTTATTTTTAATCATGTTTACAAACTTTTCCGCAGAACCTTCTGTAATATAATTTTCACTTTTATATGCGGTTCTTCCTGCTTTCTCAATTTGCTTATAAATTCCTTGAATTCCTGAGCCTTGTTCAAGTATTTCTATAGATGGTTTAATTAGTCTCATATTCTTTAAGCTTATTTTCGAGATCTATTTTAGAAATACTTCCTACATGTTTCCAAAGTTCTTTTCCTTGATCATCTTCTAATATCAGTACAGGGATACTACGAATCTTATACTTTACTAATGTAGTATCTTCTGCTTCATCAACATCTATATCTCATATATCATATGTTGATTTTAATTCTTCTACAATAGGTGCTACTGCTTTACAAGGTCCACACCATGATGAATGGAAAAATAATAATTTCATTATTTTATTATTAATTTTAAGAGTTTTCTGTTTAAAATAAAGTTAATTGTTTATTTTTAAAGAAACTAACAATTTTATTAGCAGCTGATATATAAAATCTATAGTTAATATTACTTGGAATTGGTTGATCTTTTTCAATAGTATTCATAATAGTAACTCCAGAATCAGTTAATAGTTTAATATAATTTGATCGGTGATTATTAGAATCTACCTTACATTTATATAACCATGGTCCATCATTAGAAATATAATATCTATTAATTCTTTGAATTAATTTACCATCATATTCAACTGAATAATCTCTGCTTACTTTCTGATAGGTAATAAACTTATTAATGTCCTTACAATTTCTAATTGTTTCTTCAACAGGGACTTTATCTACTAAACATTTATTAACAGATTCAGGAATAATCATAGCATCCATTCCTTTTCCAAGTTTAACTTCATCTATAAACATTCCTTTCTTTTTCAGTAACTTAGGATCTTTTGTTTCAGAATAACCTTCCTTTACTGCAAGATAATCATTAATTGCATATTGATACATAGCTTCAAAACGATCTTCCTCTAAAGTTAACTTTGTTAACTTTTCCCATTCTCTACAAATGTTTTGAAACTCAACTTCCTTGTCTTTTGGGCGCAGAACAAATAAGCCATCAGTGTTAGCTTGAACAATTTTACAACCTATTGCAATTAGCTTCTCAGCTAACATTAATAATAATAATTGACCATTAATTCTAATCTGCATAACAGTAAATGGACTATAGCAAAAATTGTGCTCATTTTGCAAATTTCCACTTAATCCATTAAGAGCTAATTTTAATGTTTCATTCTTTACTTTATTGCCATTATGCTTAGCTTCAATACGTTCATCTTTAATTTGAGAGTAAACTTCAAGGAACTCTTTACCTAAATGTTGGGGATAAAACTTATGTTCTATAATCATACTAGGATATAGAGAAGCTACATCTACATCACTGAGTATCTGATTTTCATTAGGTATTATTTCCTCAGGTTTATTAACAGAATGTATACCACCAACTCCAACACAATACTCTAGACCGTCTAATATAAAATGTTTTTCATATCCTTTTCTTCCTGGAGATACTGTTTGTTTTTTCATTTCTTCTAATACAGACTGAAGAATAGGAGTGTCAAATTTAACAATTGGAAGAATAACTTTACTCAAATCAATCATATCACAAGGAGAACGTAAGTCTTTAATCTGTTTCCAGGTCTGACCAGTTTTCTCAAGATATTTCTGAGTAATAATTTTCATACCAATGTTTACACCATCTTTATTAAGTACCTTAACTCTATATTCATCCTCAATAGCAATTCTTAAATCAATATCTTTTTTGCATCGATTTAATAACTCTTCAGTAGAATCAACATCATTAACATTATAACTAATCATGTTTGGAATTTCAGATGCAGGAAGCCAAGATTGGAAATCTCCTTCATACTCTTGTACACAACGAAATTTCATTGTTACTTGCATTTCCTTCAACCCAACTCTCAATTTCTGAGAATATAACATTGTAAGCAAATCCAAGGTTTCAAAATAAATTTTATATTTCCATTTACTCCAAGAAGTAAAGTTACCATCTGTAGATCTAATAATTTCATTACTAAGATTATATAAAGACTTGCAAACACTAAGATAATCAAGTGTTGACAATTTCTTATGATAATCAATAATATAATTAATTATAGGATTATCATAATGTAAATTATTATATCCACAAAATATTTTATCTGTAAAAAATTGTAGATCTGTAGTATAGTTTTTTGCTCAAATGCCATCTTGAGGTTCTTCTTGAATAGTTCAAAAGAAATCAACTAGTTTTAGAAGATCATTTCGTCTTTCAGAAATTTCAAAATATAAATATTCTCCTGTTTCAGAATTTTTTACTGTACAGTGAAATACATTTGGAAATATCTCAATATCATAAACATATACAGTTTTACCTCGGATTAACATTCTATTATTTCATATAATTTATTAAAATTTTCTTCCATTAACCAGAATTTATATCCATTTCAGTTAATATAATAACCTTTGACTCATTTATTTTCAGGATGTTGTAACTGAATTTTTTTAATTCTATCATAAAATTCATATTTAGTCATAGGTTCTACCTCTACATCAAAATTCTTAACTCGAGCTTTCATTAAAATATTCCTTAAGATTTACTTCCTTACATATCCATTCTCCATTTTTATATAAATAATGATACTCAATCATTATTGGATCTAAATTATAGTAATCTTCTTCAGTTGGAGATATAATTGCACTAGATCCATCAGCATAAAAACTTGTTGTATCTAAATCTGTTCCTAAGCAAGATATATCTCCATTAGCAATTAATTCAATAATGTCATCTATATCATTCCAATTATCATGTAAAGTTTTCCCAACACCTTCTGGATATCCGTCAAAATGACAATAAATTGAACTAACACTACCATATGGATTTATCATTCCTATTCTAGATCTAGTGGACATAAGATTGTAGTATTAGTGCTAAATACAATAAATTTTCCTGTAGAACTATATTATTGAGTGAACACAATTTATTGTATATCTGGATATAAATATTATATATTCTTAACATTTCTTTAACTTTTTTAATCAATCCTCTTCTACAAAATATGAAGAAGGACCATACTGATCAATTCAACCTTCATCATTAACGAGATGCGCATGACAATCAAAATCATCATAACTCATTAATTCTTGTACTTCAGGTCACTCAATAAGTACATATTTCATATTATATTTCGTCTAATTCTTGTTTCAATAGATCAGGATAATACTTTCGATAAAACATACGTATTGTATCTTCTCCTACTTGTAAATCCCTATTTTTGTCTCGTTTAATAGCTTCTTTATATGGGATAACTATTTCCTTATATTCAATATTTGCATCGAAATTTGAGGCAATTTCTTCCCATTTAGCCCTAGTTTTAGGGTTAAGATTAGTAGCATCAATTATAACGTTATAACCTTGCTCTAAAGCAGAGGTAATAGTTGTTTCTTCAAGAGTATTAATTAACTTTTCCCGAGACGGAATCCAATAATCACCACACATAAGTCGAAGATCGTCCCTATTCACCCGAATCCAAGTAGACTTTCCCTTCACGAACTCTTTAGACCACGAGGTTTTGCCACTAGCTGGAGGTCCAACCATTACAATTATTGTTAATTTATTTTTTGTCATAAAATTGCTTTATATACATAGGATGGACTTCTGTTAGAAAAGTACTTAAATCTTTTTGGTACTTATTTTTCATAAGTTCTTCAAAATTAGATTCTTTAGAAAATACATCTGGACGATTTACTTTAAACTCTCTAAGAATTTGTAATGCCCAATTAACTTCTATATACTTTTCTAAAGGAGTAATACTAGGATCTTTAATAATATAATTTCTAAACTTAACTAAATCAGGTTTTACATAAACATTAAGATATTCTTTTATCTTTCCTTTTTTACTAAGTGTAGAACATACATATGGTAAAAGATCCCCACAATTAGTTCTTTGAAACCAATCTTCAAAAGAAAAATATAAACAATGTTTTTCTTTATCATATTTGGTTTTAATGTTTCCAATGATAACTAAAAGATCAGTTTCAAAAAGAGAACAAGGAATTTTATAAATATACTTAATATCCTTGTTCTCTTTTAATTCCTTAATCTCTTCTTTATTCATTAGGTTTTATAACTCTAGGATGTGCTTCAATAGATGAAAGTTCACAAGGAGCACTTTCTAATAAATCATTATAAAATTCCTTATATGTATTATATATTTCTAATTTAACTTTTTGAAGTTCTTCAAAATCTAAATCAGATACTTCAAGAGCAATACTAGTACATGGATACGCTTCAAATACAGTATCTTCAAAAGTACAATATATAATTATCCTAAATTTTAAGTTATCTGATTTAAAAAGATCTTCTGTAATATCGCTACATGGATAAGAATGATAAGATCTATCATCTTTTTCAGTCCATTGAATTCTATATCGATAAGCGTTATCAGAAGTATGATAATACATATATTTATTACCTATAGCTTTTGGAGTTAGATCGAATATACAATGTCGAAAAAGTTGATCAATTTTTTCTTGAGATAGGTTAAACGGTTGTTTCATTTTCTTTTTGTTTAGTTTGTTCTTTAATTACTTTATCAAAATACTTAAACATTTCTTCCTGAGGAAATAATGTTTGAAGTTGATCAAGTGTAAGTGCTGTATCTTTATTAACTAATTCTGAATATTTATCTGATACAAATTCAAATAATTCCTCAATAGTAGCAAATTCATTTACAGAATCATTTAAAATAAAATTCCATATTTTTTCAGAAACATTCTCTCCAAAATACAACGTTAAAGCTATATCAAGAGCATGTTCTAAATAATACCACATCTCACTACTTCTAATATCAAAACCTAGTCTTTCAAAGTTCTCTGCTTCATTTAGAGCAGTACGATAACTTGAAATTAGATCTTTAAGTTGTTTTAATGTAAGTTTCATTATAAATCGGTTTTATCTCGTAGACTTTTGAATACAGGGAGATTTGGGACTGCGTTTTCTGTTGCAGTATATCCAAAATACTTTACAGTACCCATTTGTCCTATTAATTTGTCTATATTTTCTCGATATCACTTCTTTAAAGCTCTATCTCCCATAGGCTTAGCTTCAAATGGATATCCTTCTTTTGTTTTCATATTAAAAACAAAATCCTCTTCTCGAAGGCCATCAGTCATTCCAGTTATTTCAAATTCATCATCCTGGAACATTTTTACTTTTAGCATTCGTTTATCTCGAGCCCCACATTTATATTTTTCATTTGGATCTCTAATAACTAAACCTTCATAACCTTCAGATACATATTGATTATGAAGTTGAATAATTGCATCTTTTCCAGATACATTTTCGTGATTAACTACTACAACTTTATTAGGAATAATAGAACTTAAACTCATACATTTATCTAACTCAGTTAGAATTTTTAGTCTTTCCTGAAAAGTTTTAGTTTCATCAACTATATCATAAACATAATATTGAAGTTCTTTGTGTTTTTCACAAAGATCTTGTAATCTAACAATTCCACTAATATAAGATAGAGGCTTTCCATGAATATATAATTCTCCATCTAATATTACATTTGGATTATTACTAAAAAATTGATTTAAGAATGTATTCTTACGAATATAAGTTGTAGGAGTATCATAATCTTTACCTCCTCTAGAAGAAGTATAAACTTCCTTATCCTTATAATACATTAGACACCTTACTCCATCTAGCTTAGTTGAAGCATATCATTTATTGTCTAATATATTTTGTTTAGATTTTGGGAGACTATCAACACTAAGAGCCAACATAGGCTTTAAGTTTCCTTTTGCGTCGGTATTCTGTTTAGGAACTTTTAAATCTACTTCTGATTCATCTGTTATATCTTTTATTTTAAGTTCCTCTTGAGATTTATACCCTTTATCTAAATAGCTATTGCATAAGCTATTATATTGTAATTCAGCTTGTTCTTTGACAGTTCTTTTAACTTTACCTTGTTCAATAGTAACTAAAGGTCGTTTAACCATTTTTCCATTCAATACGCCAGTTTCTCCAGTTATTGAATAGAATTTTTCATTCGATTGAATATCAGTATGTTCATTTAAATTTAGTTGAACTACTCGAATCTTATTATTATTGTCTCTTTTAAAGAAGTAATTTGTCATATTATCTTTGATATAAATATATATCATTAGTAGTTCGAGATAAAGCTACATATTGTAATTGCCGTAATTCCTCAGGATCTGTACATTGCAAAATATTTTCCATATCCACTAATACTGCTAAATATGAAGAAGATTGTGATTTATGTGCAGATATACAATATCCATAATCTAAAGATTTTCTCTTTATAACTCTTCCTTCATGTACTAAATCAAAAGGAGTAAGAAACGCTTCTTGAAATTGATAATAAGCTCTCCAATCTTTGCCATTTTTACTTTTTACAGCTTTAACTCTCATATTATCAATTCGAGCTGCTAAATTAGCAATATCATAACTACTATTATATCTTGAAATTATAGTAATCTCAATATCACACTCTTTAGAAGGATCATATAAAGTTAATTTATATGCTTTTAATCCTTGAAATGTAGTATCTTCAACTTCTCTAACTAAATAATCAGATGAGTTTTCAATAATACCTTGATTTTTATACATACAAGAATCATACCCAGTTAAGACCTCTCCAAAATGATACTCCTCATCATCATTAAAAACTAAATGTCTAATAATTTGATTTAAAGCTTCAATCCTTTTATTAGTATATGTGACTAATTTTATAATATGTTGATCTTCAAGATTCATTCCAACCTTAAATAGATAGCAATGCTCTTCTAACATTTCTCGAATATTATTGTATACTTTTAAAGATCCAGAATCACTATCTGGAGTAGATTCAAATCTACTAATTGGATTAGAACGTAACGTTTCTAATATTTTTCCAATTGGAGAATCTGAAGATTGACGGTATACTTTATCTAAAGTATATTTAGTAGAGTTTCTAAATGTTTTAGATACTTGTTTTTGACTTACAGGGCTTAACTGTTTTTCATCTCCAAGCCATATAATTTTACATTGATGATCAGTAGCTTGATCAATAATTAATTTATATAAATTATCATTAACCATACTACATTCATCAATAATCCAAACTGCTTTATATTGTAAATATATAGCATTTTTTTGTATAAAGTTTAACTCTTTAAGATCTAATTCAAGTATATCAACTTGTGGAGATAAACTTAATAGTCTATGAACAGTAATAGCTTCTGAATCAACTACAGAAGCTATTACGTTCTTTGACTTATTTGTAGGAGTAATTACCAAAAATGGAATATTATTATCCTTCAATATCTTCACAATTAAAGCACATATTTGAGTTTTTCCAGTACCTGCTCTACCTGATATGCACAAATGTTTAGTATCAGAATTAATCTTAATATCACTTTTAATATAGTTTAGAGCTGATTCAAGTACTTCTTTTTGCTTAGAATCTAGTTGAAATAAAAGTAATTCAGATTCTAATTTTGGTAAGTCATAATTTAAAATCATTTTAGTTTACTCCAGAATGTCCTGTTCCTCCACCTCTATCAGATTGATCAGAGAATTCTTTAACAGAACGTTTTACAATCCAATTAATAAATTCAACACGCTTAAGTACTAGCTGTCCAATACGTTCTCCATCTGTTATTACAACAGGTTCAGAACCATTATTAACAACAAGTAAACCTACTTCATCTCGATATCTTGCATCAATTGTACCTGGAGAATTAATTAAAGTAAGACCAACCTTAAAACTTAAACCAGATCTTGGGCGTACTTGTATTTCATATCCCTTTGGAATACAAACAAATAAACCTGTAGGTATAATTGCTCGAGATCTAGGTTCAAGAATAAAAGATTTTAATGGATTAACTTCGTTTTCAAATAGAAATTGGCAATTTCCTTTTGTTTTTAGCGGTTCATCTGAAGTTATTCTGCTAAAGTCAACTCTAACATCACAACCAGCATCTCACTCTTCAGTATACTCTGGAAGAGTATTTTTAGAAATGTTAACTACTTCAACATCAGTCATTGCATCACGAAATTCTTCACTATACTTTTTCATATTTTACTGAATAACGCTTACGAGGCTTACCCATTCTAGCACGAGTAATAGGATTTGCCATATTTTCTTTATGAGTTACTACTCTAAGATTAGACAAACGATTATCACTTCGATCACCATTAATGTGGTCAATCTCAAAGCCTTTAGAAATCGGACCATAAAAACTTTCCCAAACTACACGAGCTCCATTAATACTCTTAGTTTTCTTATTTACTCTAACAGTATATCAAGTATAACCATTACTTAAGCATCCAACTAACTGACAATTTCTCTTGCCAATAAGTTTACCACTATCAGTTACACGATAGCCTTCTAATCCGTGAGCGGAAACGATTCTTTCTGTCTTCATATCTTTTAAATTTTAATCTATTAATATTATTTTATAAACCTTTACAAAGAGTTTTCATTTGATATATTTCTTCTTGGAGTTGATATCCTAATAAGAACCAAATTTTATCTTGAATTTTCTTCAAGCATATTTCTTTACCAATTTCCTCGTTATAATTGTTAGGATCAACACAAGTAGTTGATTCTCTTATTGTAAATCCATTTTTCATTTGAACTGTTACATAAGTAGTTGGTTTTCCAAACTCTTCAACAGTTCTTACAAGAACATTTTTCATGTTCTCTAATACATCATTAATTAGTACTGTATTTTGCATTTATAAACATTTTGAAAATCCGCAGTTTTTACATATAGTACATCCTCCCTCATATATTAAATGTTCACCACAATCTGGGCAAACTTCATGAGAGGTCACTCCATCAACTATAAATGTTTTTATAGCTCGTTTAACACCATTTTTCCAGGTATTTAAAGTATCAGACTCAAAGTGCATACCATCAATAATCTTAACTACTTTATCTAATTCAATTCCTCCTCTTAGTAGAGCAGATATTAATTTAGCATAATTCCAGTATTCTTGATTAAAGATGCGAGATAATCCTCCTAAGCGATTTGTATATCCGTACTTATCAACATATTGAAAATCATATCGTTTACCAAATTCATCTTTTACCTTAATAATTTTACCTTCGGTAATAGTTGAGGGAATTGGAAAATCCTCAATATTATTAATTCCTGTAAATACTTCATAAGGTCTATCATCAACTAAACCTACAAACGCAATCCAGTTTTCAGTTCCATTTTTAAATCTAATTAATTTAGCATCAATTGATTCTGGACGCTTTATTAATTCTTTATTTCCTGTAGGCTTCTTAGATAAAATAGCTCCTCTTTTACAACCTGCTCTATAAACAGTTACACCTTTTAAATGATACTCTCATGCAAGTCTATAAATTTTTTCAACATCATCTATTGTAGCAGATTCAGGTAAATTTATTGTTGAAGAAATTGAAGCATCGATATACTTCTGTAAAGCAGCTTGAACTTGGATTCTTTCTATATAAGGAATATTTTCCGAAGTTACTACATACTCTGGAAGTTGATTCTCAGGAATTCCTTTTGAAATGAAATTATTCTGAATAATTGGAGTATATACTTTATAAAGTTTCTCTTTATCAACTAAAGATTCTGTTTTTCTTGTATAAGAAGTTGCAAAAATAGGTTCACAACCTGTTGAAATTCCTAACATAGTAGCAATACTACCTGTAGGAGCACAAGTCAATAACTGAGAATTACATAATCCTCGTAAAAGAATATTACTTCTTAGTTCTTGATATCGAAGGTTATTTTCTTTAGTATTAAGTGCTTGAAAGAAAGGTGTATCTACAACTTTTGTATTAAACATTGGATATGCTCCTTTACTTACTGTTAGTTCATTAGAACTTTCTAAAGCTGAGAAGATCATTTCTGTTCCAATCATATTAATTCATTTAATAGATTCTTCACTTCCATATTTAATACCCAGTTTTATAAACATGTCTGCTAACCCCATTACTCCTAATCCAATTTGTCTCCAATTTTTAACAGATTCTCTTTGTTCAATAAGAGGATGTAATGGAAGACCTTCATCAAGTACTTCATTTAATGCAACTACTGCTTTTTTAACAGTATCTTTAAATCCTACAAAGTCAAATGTTTCATATTCTGTAACAAATTCTGCAAGATTTATACTTCCGAGCAAACACGACCCTCCGCTCGGCAAGGGCTCTTCCAATTTATTATCATAAAGGCTTTTTATCCTTTATTTCTGGGAGTTTCCTCCATACAGTTATCTGATACGTCTGTTAATTCAGACCAGTTTAGCATATATTTTTACTAATTTCTATTAATTTTGTAACTAAATTTTTCTTATTATTTACATTAAGTATTTTTGCAACAGTTCTATGATCTTTTACATTTAAAAATGTACATAAATCTTGAATAAAAGTTAAATTGTTCATTTTTACATTCTGTAATAGTAATTTATTCTCTCTAATTCAATTTTCAATTTGTTGTATTTTTGTAGGTATTGAATTTTGATACTGTTCTTGAACTTTTGTTGAAGCAGCCTTTACTCCTACTAAATAATGCTTAGGATCATTATTTGCACATTTTAAGCTACAATACTTTTTGGGATCATAAGGTTTACATTTAAATTCAGTATCACAACAAATACATTTGCGAAGTACATAATTTTTTAAACCTTTTTGTTTAACAGTTTCAGTCCCTTTTCTAAGGCCATTTAACATTTTAGAAGCAATTTTAGGATTAGTTCACTTTTGTTTACTACTTAAACTAATCTTAACTTTTGTAGTATCACAACATTTACCTCCATTATTTCCTCCAAGCTTCAAATTATAACCTAAAGTTTTGTCTGTTGTATTATATTCAGAAATATAAAACTGTTCTTTACTATTTAATTCTTCAATAGAAACACATTCACAAAGACACTCTCAGATAAAATTATCAAATCCATACTTAATAAGTGCATTATGAAAACGATTATTATAGTACTTATTTCGTCTACAATCTTTTTCATGTTGTTTCCTTCTATGTTCTAAAGAATTAATAGTTTGACCAATGTAAATTTTATTATTAATTTTATTCGTTACTTTATATATTATCATAGTAAATTAGTATTGGGCACTCGTGGTGAGATTATATTTATTCACTCACTATGCGTTACAATACTTCCTAACCTTTCGTAATTTAGGAAGTTATCTCGGTATTTTCATACAACAAAGATAGTAATAAATTTGTTAACAAACAAATTCCACCTCTTTGAATTGGTTAGAATTCACCGATTTTGCCCAATTTTTTACTTGAGCCAAAGATTGACGTAATTATTTGATTATCAATCACTTACATAGCACAAGGATTTACTCCAGCAAAAGAAAAATCAGGATTATTTGAGAGAAGATTTCAATTTTTAATAGCATCCCAGAATAAAATCCCAGGCTCTGCATAATCTCAGTTCATCTCTGCTAATTTTCTAAAAATAGGATAAGCTTCAACTTCTTTAGTTATAACTTCTCCCGTATCTGTAATAAACTTAAGAATCAAAGTTTCTGCATTAATGACAGATTTCATAAAGTTATCACTAACTCTAACAGAAATATTAGCTTTTGTAACTTTATCTAAATTTGATTTAAGTTCAATAAATTTCTCAAGATCTGGATGATCACAAGAAATAGAAATCATTAATGCTCCGCGGCGGCCGTGCTGCCCAATCAATCCAGTAATATATGAATAAAAATCCATAAAACTGACTGCACCAGATGTTGTTTTTGCTGCATTGTTTACTTTAGATCCTGTTGGACGGAGATTTGAAATATCAATTCCACACCCCCCTCCATAACTAAAAGTACGAGCTAGCTTAGATCCACATTCAAAAATAGACTCAAGATTATCTTGTGGAGGAGCAATTACATAGCAATTCGAATAAGTAATTTTTTTATTTTTAGAATTCAAACCTCTATTTGCTAAAATTCGTCCTCCAAAAATAAATTTCTTTTCTCTGATTAGTTTTTCGACTTCAGGATTATTATTACTTACTCGTTTAAACCACGCATCTAATGATTCATTTTCAAATCTATATTTATTATTTCAAATTGTTATTGCAAGTTCGTCTTTATTTAACCATTCTTCTATAGTCATTTATATATAATTTTATACATAAAGAGAATAAAAGAGGCAGATTACTCTGCCCCTCTATTCTTTCTTTTACTGAGTTTTACATCAGATTGTTCTACTCCAAAGACAATATATTGCCCTTTTTCTGCCTTAATAGAAGGCATATATTCAAGTTCAAAATCAATATCTTTAGTATTGTATACAGTTTTTGCATACACGTTTTCACGAAAGTTACGAATTAAACTTTTAGCTAGATTTAATGCTTCGGTTTTGTTTATTGCTTTTCCAACTACTTCATGATTACGTTTTAAACGAATCTCAATAGTTCGATAAAGTTTACAACGACCTTTACGTCTTGAACTAATAACTTTATAAGGCTTCTTACGAGTATCTTTAGTACCAGATTTTATAGTAATAATAATACCAGCACCTTCAAAATCAAACATTCCTTTTTGTTCAAGAAAATCTGCAGCAAATATATTCATATCTTTAGTTAGAACTGGAGATCCAGATTTTTTTCAGCTTCTGGTAGCATCTTGTACTACAGTTATACCTTGTTTAAAAGCGTCGATTTTAGCTTCATCTAAGGTATAGGCCTGAATTTCTAATTTGCGCATATTTAAATAAATGTAACATCGTCAGAATAACCATTGATCTCACAATATGCAACCATTTTTAGAAGTCTACAAAATTCTAATCTACCTATATTAAGTATGTCTGAATCAATATTAAAAACACTAGCTCTGTTAGAGCCTGTAGTTTCAACGGCAATAATATTAGCTTGAAAAGTCCAGTCTTTAGGAGTGTATCCATATTCTTTTTTACAGAATTGAAGTAACATCCATAGGTACATTCCCATTTGTCTATGATAATGAAAATTCCAAAAACTTCCATTCATAAATTGTTCAAGTAAATGACCCGTAGTCTTTAAATCATTAAGAGTAATTATTTTATTATCTTTATCAATCGTCCAATTATCAGCTTTCATTTTTAATTTTAATATACATTTACTATTATTATATTCGCCAATAATATCTATGAACAAAGCATCTTCATTATAAGATTCAAGACCTTCAGGTCTTACTAAACTTACTATTGAAGGATTGTTAGATAACGATTCTAAACAATTACTGCAAATTGTACGATGTTTATCATTTAAAATTACTAAATCGCCTTCTATTAAATCTTTGCAGTTTTGATAATAATTTAATCCAGATTTTATTATATTTTGGATTCTACTCTCATTTAAATTATTTTTATAATAATCTATATCAATACAGCTTTTGGTAATAGATTCTCTAATAGTATAACCTTGTTTTCTATATTTAATAATACTATCTATCACCATACCTAATTTTGCTGTAGGTTTATTATATGAATCACCTAATTTAAAAGACTCTGGTTGTAAAAATAATTCATGTATAGCTGTTCCTAATTCTAAAGAATTAGTTGATTTATTTTCTATACCATTATTATATAAACTTGGACTACCACCTTGATCAGGATTTATATATTTTAATCTAGAATTTGATATATAATTAGAATAAGAGCTTGAGAAATATTCTGCATCACTTATTTTACTTCTATATACACTTTCTAAGACTGGACTAAGTTTTATATCATTTAAGTTAATTGTCATTTTCCTTGCGTTTTGTCGCTGGACTACAACCTAAACAATAAGCTATATGAAGCTGGCCTTTCATGTATTTAGATAACTTATATTTCTTAGTTACTTCATTTAAGATATTTTCTTCAATATCCTCATCTAAAAAGTAGTTTTCGAAATGAATGTTCTTCTTGCCATCTGACATAATTTCTGCATTCTCAACTAAAGTATCAAAATCTGCAGAAGGTTCAGCTAATTTATAGGCTTTTATATAGGCTTCATGTAGGGCCAGTTCTAATTTATCTTTTGAGTTCATTACTTAATAGGTATTTTAAGATCATAAATTCTACGATGTCCTACTTGATAATACTGATTATGAGGAGCATCCATTAAATAACAGAATATTCCCGCATTAGTAATTTCTTTATAGTTATCGTATTTATCATCAATCATAATCGTAATTCCCTTACTTTTAATTGCCTCAACTTTACTAGCATTCCAAGGTACTGTAATTACAGGAGCACATGGCAAACCATTCTTCTGTAAACTTTCTTGAATCCATTCTGTTGGAATATTTCTTGCAGTTACATAATAGTCTACTTCAAAAGAGGGTCTATGTAATACAGGAATATTAATCCAAAACTCTTTATCTGATTCTAACTCATGTAGATGTTCAGACATCTGATAGTTTGCATTCCAGTAAGGATTCATAGCAACACCAAACTTGTCTTCATAAGCTTTATTGAAATCAAATACTACATTATCGAGATCTAATCCAACAATAGGCTTATCGATAGGGGCCATAACTCTATCATCTCCTTGAGGATATATATGATAGAATTCACATAATATCAATGCGTTAGTAGCTACTTCAGCCATTTCTAAAAGTCCCTCGTTTGTATAATCAATACCTCGTTCAAATTGATTTAAATGTTTTTTAAGAGATGAAAGAACATCTGTCCATTTCATACCTCTTTTCCATTCATTTTCTTGGTACTTACTTAATTTGCTTGTAAGAATTTTGTTGACCTCCTCAATTCCATATTGTGGAGTCAAATCGTATCTAATCTTTTGTTGTTCCATCTTTGCTAGATAATGCTTCTAAAAATATTTCACATAACTTTCCAGACAAACCTAATTGAGTTTTTGCATCAACTTGAGGTTCAAATCGAGGGACATAATTTAATTCATCCTTCTCTTCATCATATGTAAATACAATGATAATTTTTTGTCCAGAAGCAGAGGTGAACACTACTCTACAACTATCCATTAATTAATTTTGATAAGAGTTCATAGAAAAAGTCTTTATCCATGATTACTACTTCTCCTGCAGAACCAAATACTTTTTCTTTCTTAACTTGTTTATTTCAAATTACAATAAAAGGTTTATCTTTTAAAGGACATTCTTTTTTAATAGCATGATATTGAGGTGTATTAACAGTATTTTTCAATTGTATATAACATGGTAACTTACCACTACGATCAACTAAATCCACTTTTTTATCATCCATACTCTTAGACTCAGATCTTGATGTAACTACATCTGTAAATCCAAGATTTCTAAGTTCCTGAGCAATTTTTGTCTCATATCTATGTCCTTTATTTCTACAATATGCTCCTGTTTTCCTTTTCTGAGATGTAGTTTTTTGCTTTTTCAATTAATTCTAAAGTTTTAGTCCTTCCGTACATTTTATAAAAATCTGATATATCCTTAGCTTTATAATGTCTAGGTATAAATAATACATGTACATCAGGAAATTTCTTACGAATTTTATTCATATTTTCAATTCCAGCAAGGTCATTATCATAGAATAAAATTATCTTATTGAATTTAGACTTTAACTTTGCATATTGAGCTTCAGTTAAAAAACAATTTTCAGAAATTGGAGCTATTGCAGGAATTTTATTACACGAATAAAGAGTCATAACATCCTTTAAAGATTTCGTTACAACTAAATATTCTCCTCCATTTTTTGGAAGTGCGTGAGCTCCTTGTAATCTAAACGACTTTCAATTTGAAATAAACTTATATTTTATATTTCCAGGAAAATATATACGTCAACGTTCTATATCTTCTCGAATTCCTCCATAATATCCAAATACTAATTGTCGATCTTTATGTAAACTAAATATACTTCCATTTAAAAATACATTTTTACATGAAAATACATGAAACTTTTTTAATATAGATTTATCTATACCATATTTAGATCATCACTCGAGTTCATAATCTTCCCAAGACTTATCTTCAATTTGAATAACAGCTTGAGTAGTATCATTAAACTTTTGATTTGTATATTTAATAAGAGGTTTATTTATAGTTAAATTTTTGCGGGAAACTATTCCAAAGTCATTAGCAATTATTTGTAAAGCCTTGCCATAAGGACAATCGAATTTATACATTACAACCGAAATAAAATTTCCATAAAAGTCTCCACGAAAATCTTTAAATATTAAATCTCCTTTCCTATTCCTATAAAATGCGCAGGTAGGTTTACTATCTTGCCTTAATGGAGACTTGAACAATCCTTTTTTTACAGGAATGCCCAAGTAATGCTCCATTAAAGTTTCTTCACTAACTTTACTTAAAATAAGTTCTTTAGTGATATTTATCGGTTCTAATGTAAAGACCATTAAAATTTAACTATATTATTTTTTAGAATGGCAAGTCGTCTTCTGAGCCTTTTACATTAAACGTTTCCTTAAGATCGTCTAAATCCTTATCCCGTTCTTTCATGTTAGTAGGTTGTGCAGAGTTAGCATTCTCAATATCAGTCTTTTCTCTAGCAGTTAAAGTTAAATCTTCACCAATAACTTTTGTTTTACTACGAACTACTCCATCTTTACCTACTGATGCAACATACTTAGGCATATTAGCAAAACCTTTATAAGGAATTAACTTGATTTGAGTTTCCTTACCAACAGAACTTGCTAAGTTTTCCTTTAAATATTTAGCAAGAGCCTTAAAGCTACTTACTTCAATCTTTTCTCCTGCAGCAATTTTTGCACCTAATTCAGGATTAAGAGCATTAATGATTTGAGTAATCTTAACCATAAAGTTTTCCATTTCAGATGGATTTTCTCCATACTGAGTTGTAGCTCTCTGAGTACAATTACTTATATTACTTGGATCAAAAATAGTTTCTCGATGCTGGATACCGTCCTTTGTTTCAAATAACAAAACAAAAGCATCAGAATTACCTTCACTCTGACTAGCTACTCATTCAATACCTTTATAGGTTACATTATGGATTCCTCCACGAAGGAAAGTAGAAGTTACTTGATTTGCATTCTTTGCTACACTAAAATCAAACATTGACATATTCTTATAATTTTAAATTTTTAATAAATCTGAATTTTCTGTATCTAAATCGGTATCAGCTTTAGAAAGATCTGATTCATCAATCTTAATCATTTTAAACATACCAGGTCTACATTCCTCTATTTTAAAGAGTTGACCATATTTAGATAAAATTGTTTTTTGAGTCCCTTTAAAAGAGACTGTATTACTTTTTGTTAATTTGTTCCCATTTTCAGGATCTGAAAATACTTCAGCTTTACCGATAACTGGGATTGTAAGCTCGTTACTTTTTTGGATATAATTAACTGCTATCCGATCTCCGCATTGTGCAGATAATAAACTAACGGCTTTAGGAGACATAATTAACTTACTATCTCCTATCTCTACAATTGGTAAATCTATATTATCATATTTTGAAGGCACTTTAACAACTTTAACATTTGTAACAGCCTTCGATTCTTCGTCAAATTCAAAAGATACCTTTAGCATAATCCTTAGATTATATATTAACTTCTACAGGATTTAAAAGTGAGGGATAAATCCTTTCCCAATGAAATTCAATGTTTCCATCTTCCTTCATTTCTCCTAATACTATATCTGCATTTCGTAAATGTTCTGGTCTAGCACCACATTCTACGAATTTATCATTTGTATTAAAACTTAGAATAGTATTTGAATCTTCGTCTCTATCTAGATAACCAATAGCATCTGACTTTGAAGCAAGAATTCTACCTGCTTTTCCAAATAAGTCAATAGTCTTTGCAGTCATATCAGTATTACCGATAGCTGAATCCTTTGTATGACAAATAAGAATAATATTAGGTGCACATTTAGACACCATGTCAATAACCATCTCTAATGCTTTACGAAGAGCACTATATCCTGCTCCCATTGGTGCATCAAGTACGTCATCTCCTGTAAACTTTTGCCCTGCAGGACTATTTAAATATAATTTTAAAGCTAATGGTTTAACCATTTCTTCAAGTCTAGTAATTGTATCCAATACAATAAACTTATAAGGATATTTAGCTTCCTTAATTGCAGCACAAATTTCTTTTAAATCTTTAACAGAAGATGCTTTTACCTTTACAGCATCAATATAATCATATCCACCCCCTTCAAGGTCGATACATAATGCTCCAGGAAGATTAGCACAAGCTGTTGACTTGCCATATTTAGGTTTTGAGAAAATAATTAAATTTCTTGGGTCCTGAGTTTCTGCAGGAATTTTGTTTGTTGGTAATGTGATAGCCATATTTAAAATTTGAATATTGGTTTTTGTAAGCTATCTTTTTCTTCTGCATCTTTTGCAGCTGTATCTTTTGTTATTTCATCTTCTAACTTCTCATCTTTTCAAGATTGATATACTTCATAATCAATACTTCCTGGATCAGGAAGTTCCTCAAATCGCCCTAAACTACCTTGAAAACCAGTACAAAAAACTTTATTTGCAACTCCAAATCGATGCTTTAATAATATTAGTCCACGCATAGCAGAACCTAAAGATTCTTCTGGATATTCTTTATTAATAATAGTATATCCTCTATAAGTACTGCGTTGGTGTTTTATGGGATTATATACTGCAATACAAACATTACAGTCATTACCTGCATTACCAGAATCCTTAACATCATCAAGGGTTGGTTCTGCAAGATCCATTTTTAATCTATTTACATCACTTGTATTTCTATTTTCTTGCATAATAAAGTCAATAGATATTCCACACTTTTCTCTAAAATAAACGCAGTATTGCGAGGTTTGATCAATTTCCTGCTTTTTAGTTCTTCCATCAACTGGAGTTAATAAACCAGCATGATCAATTATTACATTTATTATTTTATCAGGATTACTTGGAATATAAATGTTTCTTCTACCTTCATCGATATCTTGAAAAGTACCTCATTGTTTTAGAAGTTCTTTCATATTACCATAGAAAGTATTAGAACTTAGCTGTTTATCAAAGATAATAAGTTTATGTATAATTGAATTTAGTCATACTCTAGACTCTTGGATATACTTATAATATTTATCAGATAGTTTTTCTCGAACAGACATTAATGTCATATAAGAGATTTCTATTCCATAAGTATCATATATATATAGATTAAGCAATTTAGCAAGTAAAACTTTTGAACTCATTTCTAGACTAAAGTACACATGTATAATATCTCTATCTGGATAATCTCGCAATATGCGATATAAATCAGAATATATTACATATGAACTTTTACCTGAACCACTTTGTCCAAATATTAATTTATAAACTCCTTTTTGGAATCCACCTGTATATCAATCTAACTTTGGCAATCCAGTTTTTAAACCTAAGTTTCTACCTTCTCTACCATTGTCAATTTCAGAATATAATTCATCTACAATAGACATTAAGCAGTATCGTAAAGTTGTTCAGTACTAACTTTGCCATTAATTCCCTTATCTCGCATTTCTTTAAACTCTTTCCATTTTTGACTGGAAACAAATTCAATCATAGAAACTTGTACAAGATCTTTAGATTTAGCTCATTCTAGTATCTCTAATATTTCACGATGCTTTTCAATACTATGTCCAATAGTAGAGGAATATCAGAAGTAGAATTCTGACATATTTAAGAATTTCTTTGCAATATTTTTTAAACTAACTGTTTTCCCATTAAAGTATAAATTAGTTGGATAAGCATCCTCTAATTCCATGCCAAGCTCTCCAGAAAGTTTAAAATATTGTTTTATAAAATTCTGATTAAATTCAATTTCATCAGGATCATAAGTACTTGGGTTATAGTTTTTCCTGATTACTCCTTTCTCTTTTAGTGAATTGAATAATTCTCGTAATCTTTCTTTGCCGCCCCCTTCATATCACTTTCGAAAATAGTTCCTATTTATTTTAGGATCTCCATTTTCTGTTTGAGCAATAAACGTTAAATAAACTAACAGTAACTCATCAGCTGTTAGTTTATATTTAGCCATAATATTAAGAATCGTATCTAACTCCATATAATACGATAAAAAATAAACAAACGTACTACGTTAGATCTATTTATTAAAATCTATGTTCTATATCTATTATGCCTTTTTTTGGTCTAGTAGAAATCTCCTTTCCACTTAACACTATATCTAATTGTGATTCATCAATAGTTATATACTGTTGGTTTGAATTAGAATTATTATATCAAGTTTCTTCTATGGTTCCCTTAATAACTAAAGTAAACATCTCAGAGACTTTTCCTTCTTCAAATCGAATTATTCTTCCGCATTAATATTCTATATAGTTCGCAACACTATATACGTTCTCTTATGAACTGCTACATGTTACCATGTAGATTAGACTATATCTTTACTTAAAGTACTCACCATTTCGACTCGCTTGAGTCTACTCCCTTTCAGGATAGTCGTTACACCTTCTCTTTTTCAAGAGCTTGGCTCGGTATTTTGTTGTTATCCACCGAGTTAGATGAGTTTATAGAGGACCTCTCTAATTTATACCTTAATTTTCAAATGAAACCTTTACATGTTTTTTGTTTACCATTAATACAAGCTGCAATATTACCACCTTTAGAATTATCACCAATAGCTTTAGATGCATTAATATAAGAATCTCAAACTTTGATTATATCACCGTTATTATCACATTGTAATAAATCATTAAAACAAAGTGAATTAACATCAATATTGTTTATATCTCCTAGTTCTTCTTCATAATAACGTCAAATATAACCATGTGCTTGTCTTCTCTTATGACGACAACACATTGTTATTTTTGATCCGCTAGTTAAGCCCAGTGCTCTAACAGCATCTTCAGTAATATCATATATATGAAGTAATTCTCCAAATATATTATATTGTACTATTTTTCTAGTATTACTTTTCTTTAGTATAGTTTCTCTAGAATGAGCATTATACGCAATATAATCTCCACCAGGAGTATCGTTAGTAAGATTATATTCTTCTTTATGAGTAGTAATATAATTTACTTCAAACTGTTTTGCAGATTCTAAATTATCAAATACATCTACTAGTTCTATCGATGGTCATTGTTTACATTCTTTATAAACTTTTAACATTCAACAAGACTTATGTCATTTTCTTTTTATCTTGTCTTTAGTATCTAAGATATGTCATTTTAATCGTTGCTCTAACTCTTTAGATGTAATACCGACATATCTAATTTCATTTGTAATTGGATGTTTTAAAATATAACCTTTATATATCATATTGTATTTATTTGTTAATAAATACAAAGATAAGGAATTATTTTACATCTCCCAAATCGTTGCATAAAAAGATACAACTTTTATCCTCTGCGTAGTTCTAGTCTTTGAACTATCTCCACTTAATATAATTCCAACACTTAAACCTTTTATATCTACACCTGCATCACAAGATTTTGAAGTACTTAATACACCTATAGTCTGTTGATTAAAACTTTCTATAATAGCATTATTTTCCTTCTTTTTCTGTTTACTATGTAGAACATATCCTCGTTTCTTGAAATATTCTGCATCTTTAATAGTAGCTGAAAAAGTAATTGCTTTTTTATCACTTCTTGCATCTAATATCTTATCTGCTATTTCAAATTTCTTAGGATGAGACATTACAAAGGACTTACGTTTTCTTAACATTCTCATTCAAGCTGCTGCAAATCCTTTAACTTGAGATTCACTTCATCCTGTTTTCTTTGCATACTTACTTGCAAAACCAGGACGACTAATACAACTCATTACTGTATTAAATTCAAAATTAAATATAGAAAATAGATTTTGAAATTTCTGATTTCATTCATGATATAGAGATAAGTCTACATCAATTAAAACTTTATAATTTCTATAATCAGATAATCAATTATTATCAACTGCTTCCTTTATATTTATACGATCACAAACATAAGTAAACTCAGATAATCGATCTTCTTTTCCATCTAATCTTTCAAATGTGGCAGTTAATCCTAAAAAATAACGATATTTTACAGCTTTAAACATATTGATGTTATTTTCACTACATGCGCAATGAATTTCATCAATTACAAATAAATCAACTGTATATTGATTTTTAACAATAGTATTAAATATCTCTACCTTACAGACAGAAAAGAGCTGGTTTTTAGCCAACTCTCTAAGTCATTGTTCTTTTAGAACCTCTGTAGGAACTCCAATTAATACAGATAGTTTAGGATTTTTATTATATAGTGCCTTTATCAACATACAAGTCATATAGGTCTTACCAAATCCAGTTGCAGCAACAATCGTACCTATCCCATTACTATCTAATCAACGTCTAATAGCAAGCTTTTGACGTTCCGTTCTGTTCATCAAAGATACAAATTTTTATTTAAAAAATAAAATTTTTAGTACTAATTAATTTCCTGCAGGAGGATTAATTTCAATGTTTCGAGCATCAGCAACTCGTTGAATATTAGACATTAATGTACTTCATTTATTTATATGATAATCGAGATCATTATCTAAAAGTAATAAGATCTTATCTCTTAGTGTTTTCAGTGCAATTGTAGTTAAAGAAGAAATTTTTGGTAAAGAGCTAAGTTGAACTAAAGATCTAAATTCTGTAAAAGATAATCCTGTAGGACTAACTCTTAATTTGATATCAGGATTTAAACACAATCGTTCCTTAATAACTTCCATTCTATTTCTTGCTTTGCCGTCTTTGCCAACTTCAGTTAGCTCAATTTTTTCCTCGTCCGTTAGCCAAATTCCTTGTGCTAAAATAAATTTATCAGTAATCATTTTCTTATTAAGAACATCAAGTTTATCAAAACAAGCGTCCATAAGACGATTTACTGTTACTTTTTCAAAAATAGGAGGAACACCATTAAATATACTTGCTATTGAATCATTTAGTATATCCCTTTCAGATGCTGCTCTTTGTTTATTAATATAATCTAAGATATCTTTCTTAGTCTTAATATCAGTTTCGCATTCATGAAGAATGTATCTAACAAATAGTTCCGTATTACATGAATCTCAAGTTCGATGAATATTTTCTCGAACTATAAACTTACCAGGATTCCAGGGACTAACGTTATATAACATCTCATAACAGTGCTTATATCATTTACGTAAGTCCTCTACAGATGCATCAACAAGTTTAACATCATTCCCACTTTTATCTCTCCATGTTAAGGAATCAATTGATTCTAACACGCTACGTAACTTCTCGCCAAATTCTGTCTCTTTACGCATATTTAAAAATTAAATTCTTTTTGATTACATATATCTTTTTCTTTAATAAAACTTATAAAATAATTATTTGTATATTTATAAATTTCAAAATCTTTTGAATCTTTGTTGTATCATTGTGTCTTTCCTCCTTCTACATATTGAAATTGAAGATAACCTATATCTCCAATTTCAAAAGTAGAAATATCTCAGTTTGGACATTTAACAACAGTAACATATTTAAGATCATCTGTTTCTATTCGATTCAGATCTTCTACTACAATAGCTGTATACTGACCATCTTCAATAGCAACTATCTTACAATGTATTGTTATCGTCTGAGTAGTGTCGAACAATTTCCCCAATATTTAAAAGTTTAAACATTGTATTATTAATAGTCTGCATTTGACTCTTATGAAAATGACCATAATACCAGTGCGTTACTTCATCTTTATAATCCTCATATACCTGATCTAACACAGCTCGTTCCCTATCAATATCTTCTAATAATTTTGAATCATATGCTGCAAAATCTTTTACAATTCCTCCTTTATCGTTTGGATAACAAAAAGAAGGAGCTGAATGACTACAAATAATATCAATATGTTCTTCTACTTTTGGACGATATATTACTGGTTCATCAGGCCAATATGTTTTAAGACAGTTCTGTTCTGCAGTTTGATAGTCGCAATTATGATACTTCATATATCTAACTATACTAACACTATCGTTTTGCATACGAAACTGTCTATCAATAGATATCCCACCAGAGACATTAAGTATATTTTTATTTAATACGTTAATAACGCTATAAGTTGGAATACATTTTACATAATTGGTATTAATTAGCTGATTTTCAAAGTATTTAGGATCATCGTGATTTCCCGAGAACCAAATAAATACATCATTGTACTTTTTAAGAGTTTTATGTAATTCTGGAATTACGTGATCAGTATAATGTTTTAAACTTTCAAATCCAATACCAATATCTCCACAAAAGATAAAAACTGAGTTTTTAATTTTATATTGTCGAATATGATGAATAACTATACCCCAAGATCCGTGAACATCTCCAACAAAGTATAAGTCTTTAATTGTATCTGGAAGTTGAATTAACATAAACTTAACTATTAATCAATATCGCCTTTATAAGCATTCATAATAGACTTCTCTTTCCGAAGCCAAGAGCCTTCTGATTCTGCAATATCTAAAGCTGTACGACTAATAGATTCTTCCTCAACTTGCTCATTTACAAGCATACCTATTACAGAATCATGACCATTAAGCCAGTTAAATGTTGCCCAATCACATTCAGCAGCAGCTTGATCAACTATTTCATATATCATTTGAGTAGTTTCAATTTCAAGATCAACAGTCATCTTGAATGGATCAACCATATCCACTATTTTCTTATCAAATTGATCAATAGTAGGATAAATGTATTCTGCATCATTTTCATTTAGATATTTACGAATCCAGCTATGATGTAGATACTCTTCGTCAGCTCTTAATTTAAAATACTCTTCAAGAACTACGAATCCACGAACTCCAAAATAATTAGCAAAATTCATATATATATTATGATTTTGTAATTCATGTTTAAGCTGACGAAGTAATAGTTCCTGAATTTCTTTACTTAATGTACATTCTCTTCTACTAATATCTTTAGGTTCAGTAGGGTCCTTTGCAGTTTCTTTAACTACCATAATTATAATGGTTAAAAATACAAAGCATTTCTGCTATCTCTAATAAATATGAATTTTATAACTAGTCTTATGAAAATTAAAATTAAATTGATTTTCTAATAACCAATAAACATCAGAAGATATAAGAAACTCATGTTCGTTTACAACAAAACGAATATCAAAATTATCATCGGTAGTCAAATATCGAACAATATCCCCTTCGTTAAAATAGATAATATTTATACCTCCAAATAAAATTCCTAATTCTTCTAGTTCTACTGTAATTTCTCCTGACTTAGATAGATCTAATATATTTAAATATCGGTCAATTTTTTCAGTAAGATTAATAGGATCTCCAAGTTCATGATCAATACAAGGATACCAATGATTTCCAATTTTTCTTAATTTAAAACTTTTCATCTTCTGTTAATTCTAAACATTCTGCAGCATGTTGTGCATATAAATCTGCAAGTTCATTAAATTCATTGTTATTATGTCCTTTTACTCAGACAAATGTAACTTTATGAAACTGAATTAACTTGTAGATTTCAGTTCATAAATCCATATTTTTCTTTGAATCGTCTTTTTCTTCGATTCATCTAGCCACGTGGCCATTATTTATACTACTAACTACATAACTTGAATCTGAATAGATTTCAAGAACTTGAGGAGTTTTAAAATATTTTAAAGCTTCTAAAACTCCTTTTAGTTCTTGTCTATTATTAGTAGTATTTTTAAAACCTTGATAAAGAATTTTAATTACTTTTCCATCTTCAGTTATAACTGAAGAATATCCACCTTGATTTAATGTTGGTTTATAACTACCATCTGTATATACTCTAATCATGAGAATTTATATACTTTGTTACATGCTTATAGACTCATTCTAAAGTATAACAAAATACTTCTTCATCGTTATCTGATCATCCTATTATCTCTTTTAAAGCAAATACAGCATGAGTACATTCATGTAAAGCAATATATGGATCGTTATTGGTTAATCCAATAACAATTAATCCGTTAGGTAGTATACAAGTAATACCATCTGTTAGATTAGATTGGTACTCAAGATGCACAGAATACATATCTTCTAAATAAGATGTGATCTTACTTATATCTTCATCCTGAATAACTAAAATATCTTTATCAAAAATTGGAATATTAACTTCTCACTTCTTCAATTTCTTCTATAATTTCACAATCGTCAAATTCATAAGACCTAATTGTGCCATCAAAATAGGCATCGTGTTTAGCTAGTAAGTCTTCGAAATCTTTTAAGAAGTCTTGTTCTTTTTCCAAAGAAAGGGTTACCTTCCCTTTAAATGCTAGATCTAGGATTTTCATCAGCAGCCTGCATATAACGGTTATACTTCCGATAAAGTAATTCCTCCTCTTTATTAGTACCAACCTCTATAACCAAACGCCTAAAATCTGCAAAAGTTCCATCAAAATCTTTTACTTCAAAGAAAGGTTCAGTTTCTGCTCTCTTTTCAGCAATTTCTCGACCAATCTTTTTAACAAAAGGATCGGCAGGAACACATGTTGCAAGACCAAACTTAATAGTTTTAGCTTCCTCATCGTATATTGCAGCAATTGTATATCGCTCACTCATACGAGTTTTTTGCTGAGGTACTGCTACAGTTTCTCGAATTGGCACAATTGCTACCTCAAGAAAGGAAAGAGGTCTAGTGTAATAAAATTTAACTACTTTACTCATATCTTTTTTATTTTTAAATTATCTATAATTTTCTATTTAAATAAGAACTAAAATCTTGTTTAATAGGAACATAATCTTCATTTCCAAATAATGAGGATGTAAGGATCATGTCCGCAGTAGTTCTATTTGTTGCAAAAGCAATATTATATAACGATGCTAAACGAGTTAATGCAGATATATCAGTTTGATGTCCTTGAGTAATAAGATTATCACAAAAGAAAATTAATACATCGATTTGTCCTTGAGCAATCATAGCTCCTATCATCTGATCTCCTCCTAAAGGACCAGAAAGTACAGAAGTAACGTATAAATGATCACTATAATAAACTATTTTTTGTCCTAGAAATATTTCTTCTAAATCATTTACTAATATTTCGCTTAATAATTTACCTGTAGTTCCAGTTGCTATTAAATTATGTGGATATAATGTTTTTCCATTAAACCTAACCCAATCAACTAATTCTTGTTTTCTAGCATCGTGTGCAACTAATGCTATATTTAATTTTCTCATTTATTAATAGTTTTTGAAGCTATTTCAGCTAGATCTTTAGTTAAAACTTTAACAATTATATCCTTTTTACCATATCTTTGATAGTAAGTATATAATTCTTTAGTATTTTTAACTGCAGTATCTGTTACTTTTGAATTAATTAAATCAATTAACTTACGTCTTTTTACTAAAAGCCATTCTTTATCTGTCTCAAAAGCAATATAATCTGCCTTTCCATACAACCAGCCTGGATTTCCTCTAACGTTACTAATTTCAATCCAATGAATATTACTATCTGTATTACTATCTGATCGATTACTCTTTTTTAAGCCTTTAACATCAAAAGAAAATCTTTTATCGTCTTTAGTTCAGAAAAGATCTATGTGATCTTTAATATCTGTACTTCTATCAGAATGTGAAATGACCCCACCATTTCTAAGAACTAATAAATTAGCGAATTCTTGTTCTTTTTTGACCCCTGCTTTTAAAAAAGATTGATGATTAAAACTATTGCTCATGACAAAATTTTTTAGCTGCTTCAATAGATTCAAAAATCTGATCTTCTCGAATAGATTTTTGTAAGCCATCTAAGCGATAATAAATACTCTGAGAATTAGGATGTTGATGAATCCGAATAGAAGTTACAGTAAAAGGATTCAAATTAGGTACACTTGCGTTTACAAAATCTCCATCTTTAAATTTTAATTTTGTCTTACAAAGATATACTTGCTGGCCTATTTCATATTTTGAGTTGACTGTAATTTGCATATTCTTTGATCATATTTACGTATTTTACTTTTCTGTTTTCGAATAAGCTTTTCAAGTTCAGTAATACTTTTAACTTGATATTCACCTAAAGAACTCTCTATAGATTCGATATATACAGAACGATAAAAGTGTGGAGTTTTACTTCTATCAATATTATTTATGACAGAAAGTTTATGATAAATAATAGAAGCGGCATTTTGCATTATTCTTAGCTCTATTCTAGCTCTTCGAATTTTAATTGAAAGAGATTTTTCAGACATTTTATAATATTTTTAAATATTCTTTAGAGATTTTTATATAGCCATACTTAGTTTTAACTAAGCAATGTTCTGTAAATTCAATTATATTAACTCTTTGATTAACTTGAAACGCAATCATTCCATCATCATCAATATAATCTATCAATGTAATAGCTTTCTTTTTCATTACTTTAGAAAAATTCTATATCTTAAAAGATTTAATGCGATATCTTTATCTACAATACGATCAAACGTATAACCAAAAACATTACGATCTTTTTGTAAATAAGTTATTCTTCGATTAGGATATATAAAATAATATCCAACTGAATCATCAGTACCCTCTTCAATAACAACTCTCTGACCATTATTCCAACAAGCTCCTACTCCAAATAAATCTTCTTGAAGTTTACATTTTTCTTCTACATTTAATTTACAAATATCTATTACAAACAATGGATTTAAATAAGTATATTTTGGAAGCGCAACTTTCATATTAGTCTATAATTTCAACAAATCTTTGTTGTTTTGTTTTAACATAAGGGTTTTCATCAACTACTAAAACCTCTATTACAGTTTGTTTTTTAGTAAACCATCTAGGTAAAAACCATTTACGAGGTTTAATAGGTTCTCGATGAGAACTTAAAGTAATAAACTTTTCATTTTCATACTCATTACTTAGAGCAATTGTACCAGGATATTGTAAATGTAAACAGCTCTTATTCCAACGATCAATAATACATGTATCAAGAACAAAATTAGGATCTTTAAATACAGTGTCTCTAAGAATTAAAGTATCTCGTTTAGAATAATGTTCTAGTTGATACTGTAAAGATTTAATTTTTTTATCTTTAATACCATTATCATTAGCTACTTTTTTCATAGCTAACATAAGTGAATCATTATAATAATCTAATTGTTCAATAGTTGATTTAAATACTCGATTACTTTCTTTTAAACCAGAATTTTCTGCAGCATAAGCCTTTTCGTTATTAACTGAATTATCTAATGCAATATTTAAATCATGAATTCTTTGTCCCATGAAAAATATTGTTAAACCTAAAACAGCTAATATCCCAATTTTTATTAAAATTGATTTCATTTTACTTTTTATCTATAAAATATTCTATAATTACCAAACTATCCAAAGCAACTAATGTTCCTAAAATTAATACTCCAATTACCATAATATTCTTCGTTTTAAAAATAAAGGCACCTAGATTACTCTAGATGCCTATTGTATAACAATTCGATAAGTTTTATTAATATAATGAGGATTCCAAGCTGCATAAGGGCCTGTTTCTGCTCAATGCTTTCCTTGATAATACCTTCTTTTTAATCTATCAGAATACATTACAAAATATTGCTCATACTTTATCTTATAAGGACTATGTTGCATAATATACAGATTATCAATTAGTTAGCAGGAGCTGCAGGAGTCGAACCCGCACCTGGAGTTTTGGAGGCTCCCTTTTACGGTTTTGCTTACTACTATAGTTTTCACTACCATTTCTGTTTGTAGTCTGGACTATATCAGCTTGTTAAACAAGTATGGCATTTAGTCTCTACACATTTATAAAGTGAGATAGGATATTTAAGGAAGTGTACGGCTTTAATTTTCGACCTATCAAGCACTCCGCCTATTCTATACGGTATAGACAACCTATATTCCTTACAATATATTCACTTTAATTTAGCTCGGTATTATCAGCTATCCATATTTCAGGACCTTAGACTTTCTTAGAAAGCTGATTCGCAGTATTTATACTCTTATTTCACTTTTACCGAATTTGCCATAATTTTCACGCTAAACGTGCTCCAATCGAAGACCGCTGTGCTACCATTACACTAAGCTCCTAAATTACTACCTTTAGTTATACAGCAAAGGTAGTAAAAAATCTGAAAATATCCTATCGAAGAGACATTATTTTATTAAAAAGTTCTTCTCTTTCTTCCTCAGTTTCCCAATCAAAAGAAAAACGACATTCAGTATCTTCTTCCCATTCCCATTTATCCCAAGGAAATATAGAACTAATTAATTCTTCAATTTGAGAATCAAATATTTCAGGACATTCGTCTCCATATTTTGAATCCCAGATATCAAAATAATCTCTATGTCCATATTCTGTAGTAGCTTTAGGAAATCTTTCTACATATTCTTCATATGAATATGTTATTTCGTTACCTTCTACATCAAAAATTTTAACTTTACACATCTACTCTTTTAAGTTTAGATATTAACGTATTCATAACGTATCGAGATAAGTCACTTGGAAAAGTATTCATATCTGTCATGACAACATAATGATTAAACATATCCTGAGGTCGGAAGTGGCTTTCAATAGCAATTTGACAAACTAGAGTATCTCCATTTGATTCAATTCTATTTACTACCTTTTTAACTTCCTCTACAGCAGGTTGTCCTCTTAAACCATATGCATTAGGTGCTCCATCAGAAATTACAAACATTAAAAGTGGTTTCGAAGTTTGCTTTCTAACCATTTTATATGTCTCTTCAATAGCAACAGAGTCTTTGTTATTAGAATAACTTTCAACTTTACCTAAAGCATAACGGTTCCTATTCCAGTGATCACGATATACATTAATAGTAACTTCTCCTGTATGTCGATTATCTGCAGTATGACCATAAACATAAAAGTCACATTGCTTTAAACGTAAAAATACCTCATTAAGTAATATTGCACATTTTCTTGCAGATGCGATATTAGTTCCGCTCATAGAACCACTCTCATCAATCAATACACAAACATCTAAACCAGGAGTAGTACGTTTAAACTTATTTGAATAGACAGTTTCTACTGCTTGATAAGCTTCAGCTAATTTATTAGTATCTAGCACACCTCTTCGCATTCCTGTTAAACGATATTCCTGTTCAACAAAGAATTTGCTAAAAGTATTAACTAAACCATTAATATGTTGTTTTACTGTATCAAAATCCGCTTTATAACGTCTTTCGTGATCTTCTTGTTTTACAATAAAAACATCATCTTTTATTTGCTTACACTCATCAGCAATTTCTTTAGAATCCCACTCATTTTTAATTTCATTACTATTTAAAGAAGTATTAGAAGTAATTAAACATCGCATTTGTTCAGCTAATTTCTCAGCTGCCTGTTTTATTTCTTCTTGAGTATATGCTTTAATAGGTTCTTGTTTCTTTTTGCCCGCAGATCCCTCATCAGAACCACTTTTGGGAGAACTTTGTGTTTTACTATTCTTATCTGATCCTTCATTATCTTTAGAGTCTTGTTTTTGAGAAGACTGTTTAGAATTTTGAGGGTCAGAACTTCCGTCTGATCCTTCTTGGCCTTCACCTGAACCAGACTGTCCTTCACTAGAATCAGATTGATCTTGTTCTTCATCTCCTTCTTGTTGTTCTTCAGGTGGAGGAGGTGGGAACTTAAAGTAATCTAGTAACAGCTTATAAATTTTTTCTGCTTTATCATAAGCTTCTTTAGAATTATTTCCAAAGTCACAAAGAACTTTCTTAATTTTATCAAACAAAACCTGATGTCGATAAATAACCTTAGTATCTACTCTTGCAGGATATCTTACAATATATAAAATGTTTTGTAATACATCCATTAAATCATCCTGTTTTTCAGCTTTTTTATATAACAAATCAAAATAATAATATTTTGCTTGCCCAATAAAATTAGCATACCCAGGATAATTTTGTGTAGTATTGTATTCAATTCGTTCATCTTCAATAGTATTGAACAGATTAAAAAGGAACTTATTAGGTCTATTTTTACGAATTTCTACCATATCTGTATATAATATGTGAGAAAATTCATGAATAGTTGTACCTAAGAATACATCTAATTTAACATTATTACCGATTTTATTATCATCATATACTTTAGTAGAAACAATAACTGTTTTTCCATCTGTACATGAAGTTTCTGCGTCTACATTTAACTGTATTCGAATACTTCTTGGGATATCCATAATATCCCTAATGTCACACGCGTGGCGATAGGAATCTCTTAAAAGTTTTCTTTTATTCAAATCAGGTGCAAAGAAAGAAGAATACGATCCACTTACTTTAGTATCCCATCCTAAACGAGTAGATCCTTTATAAGTAGATGTATAATTCTTACCTTTACGCCCAAACCAGTCAGTAAATGACATATTATTTACTCATTAATAATTTTTGTACTAATTCTCGGGACTCTTTACTATCACATAATGGAATTAATACATAATTTAATGCATCTAATGTTGACCATCCATCATGAATTAATTCTGCAATCATTAAAGTTTCTCGAGTTGATACTGTTGTTGCAGCCTCTGCATTTTCTGCCATCCTACGAAGTTTAGCAGCAATAGAAGTAATCATATCAGCATCCTGTTTCTCAATATCACATCTCTTCATGAGAACTCGAGCTTCAATGTCTGCAGGAAGATATGTAAATTCAATTGGGAAGAAACGATTCTTTAATGCTTTATCAAGAGTTGAAGTACCAGTATATTCAATACCAATATTACAAGTTGATATAAAACATACTTCAGGATGAATAGGGATTTCACGAATATCCTTAGAACCTGCAATTTCTACAGGTAAAGTTCTACGATGGTCAAGAACAGGGAATAAAATATTCAGAGCTGTTGCAGGGCACATTTTGTTATCATAAAGGCTCTTTATCCTTTATATCACTAGTTTTATTTTTAGATTATATCTAGTGTTCAGACTATATCATCACAATATACATTGTGTTGGGCACTCTTGGAAGGATTATTGTTAGGCTCACCTTCTAGTCGTTGAACTTTCTATCTTCTTTTAACCTAAAGATAGCTTAGCTGCTGATTGTCCATCTCTGGAGTTTCCAGCAATTCACCCAATTTTACTCGCGCAACCCTGCTAAATATATTTAAATGTGTATATTTTCTTAACGTGTTTTCCATGATCTCTACAAACACTACTAATAGAAGCACACAAACTATCAAAATTATCTCCTTCAGCAAAAATAGCTCGCGCTGCATCAGATATATTTTTATAAGTTTTAGACTCATTAGTTTGTAAGTTAGTCATTTCAACAGATCTTCATTTTCATTTTGATCTTTCTAGATTATAAGTAATTTTTGCATCTTTTTGATAAGACCATAAAAATCCTCCTGCAGATAATAATTTTCCTCTTGCACAAGCAGAAATAGAACTTGAAGTAACTCCAGTTTGTCGTTCCGCTTCATTACATGAAAAATACTCATGCAATCTTTCTCCTTGTAAACTAAACTGATAAACTACTTTGCCAGTAGTTTTACAATTTTGTTGATTAGTGGGAGTTAACTTATTATTCAATACAGGTCCTAATGTATCTATTCAAAACTCTTCTCTTTCTAAAAGATATTTTTGATCTCAAGTAGAGTGCACTTCTAATATTGAAAAATAAAAATTTTCAATACCATATTTATTAAATATATTTTGCATTCTAGGATTATCGTGTTTACCTTTTTTAAGAGTATTTAGATGCTCTAATAGTCTTTTCTTTAAAGATCTACTGCTTCCAACATAATTATATTCGTATCCTTTAATATAATAAATGCCAGAACTATTTGTAATTAATTTTAAATTTTCTTTTGTTAATTGTTTCATAATACTATTTATTTTTATTAGACAAATATAGTATTATTTTACTAATTAACAAAATAATTCGTCAAGAAATATATTTTAAATATACTTATTTATTATTTTTACGCGAAAGCTCATCCAAAACAATAACTCCAGGTTTCTGAACATCCTGAGTAAACTTAGCATAGTCAAAAATAGACTTTCCATCATCAAGACGGTGAACACCAAGTAAATCAGATATAGGATCATGCATAGCACCCATATCATAAATAGTACAAGGAATTCCTAACTGCTTACAAATTAATTCTACTACTTGTGTTTTACCAGATCCAGTAGGACCAGTTAGCATTGTATTTACACGTTTATAAATATTTCGAGTAAGTAGATAGAAAGTTTCATCCTTAATATAGAAACCATCCTTATCAATAGACATAGGAACTGTATCAGGATTACTCTTAATCTGATACAAGACTTTTGATTTTAGCTTAGCTTCTTCCTCTTCTATTTCTTCAGGAGTCTTATCCCTATTTTTAAGGTATTTTTGATATCCAGAATCTGCCTTAGGATCATCCGCTATTGAATATACGTCTCCAGAATAAGAATAATACTTTTGTGTTGATGCAAAATTTAGCTGTTTAGCATATAATCCAACTATACAACCAAAAGGATGTTGTACCCTATCAATTGTATACTGAGAAATAGATACAGCTAATTCATAAACAGGAGTTTTGTCAGGAAAATACTGCTTAGGCAATATTTGCCAAGTTCTTCGAGATCTAGTTTCAGTTAATTTACAATAAATTATCTCTGCCATTACTTATAATATGATAAATATTCAGAAGGACTAACAATACGATATTCTGTATTTTTAAAATCATTAAGTGTAAAAGAGTTTGTATAACTCATCATTGATCGAAGATAATGAACAAAATTCTCACACCATCCACTTAAAGAATACAAAATAGGTACTGTAACTTCTATACCTTCTGCAGTTTTTAATTTTTGACTTCCAGTTTCTACTTGAGCTTTTTTAGTAGACATCCCATAATAAACTCGGTCTCGAGCAATATACTCTCCTCGTACCCAATGTTCTATTACTTTACCACAAGCTTCTTCTGCTTGAGCAAAGATTTTGCCTACCATTACATAATCTGCACCTAATGCTAACGCTTTAATAATCTTATCATAATTATCAAATCCTCCATCAGCTACAATAAATGGCAAAGACTCATATTTATGGGAAATACGCATAGCTTCTGCATCTTTAATTGCTTTTTCTATCTCCCACTTACGATCTACAACCTCTTTAATTAAAGAAGCCATAGCATAATGAACTCCTCCATTTGCAGAAGTAGTACATACTGATCCACCACCAATTCCAACACGTACAAAATCAATACCAGCTAAGGCATAATCTATATAAGTATCAGGATTTGCAATATTGCCTGCCATTAGTATAACATGACCTCCATATTTCTGTTTTACAGATTTACAAAGATCAATAAGCTTACGCATATGACCATTAGCAATATCTACGCATATATAAAATATTTCTTCCTCCTTAATTTCACCTAATTCTAGACCTGCAAATGTTTCAAATTCAGATAAACTTAAGGCCACAAAAGTTTTTGACATTAACTCATATCTAGTAGATAAATCTACTGAACGAGGAATTATAGTATTTATTTTATTATCCATAAATACCTGATAATTGCTCTCGTTAATTACTGAACTCATAGGAGCAGTAAACAACGGGAGCACATTATCAGCATTATATGGATTACATTGTTCACGATGTTCAATATCACTAATCCTAGCAGGTACTAAACAAATATCGTTCAATCCATATGTCATCTTTTAATCTTTTTTAGATTGTTTCTTTTCACGTTTTTCAGGGTCTTTAAACTTTTTTACCTTTTTACGATTAGGCTTAAAAGTTTCCTCTTCTTTACTAAATATCTTACCAACTTGATAATCCCGAATAAACTTACCCATACTTATAAAAACAAAAAGAGGGAATTAATCCCTCTTATTCAATGACTAACGAACCAGGAGCAAGCCCTAATTCCTTTTCAATCTCGGTTATTGTTTTAGTAACTTTAGGTTTGCGAACTTTACGTTCCCAAGCTACTTCCATATTACTTACATCCTTTAGATTGTAATATTTACTTGTAGGCTTAAGAATACGTACAACTCTATAAGGACGATCTTCAGTAATATTATTAATATATCCTGAAGCAGCTAAATTACTTCCTGAAAAGTGCATTACTGTACCATTACTAAGTACAATTCCATACCGAATCATACCTGCATTTTCAAACTGAACGATTCGTCCAGGTACCAACTCTTTATGGAAGTTAGACTCTTTATCTTCAGATTTTTCCTCTGCAGCGTTTTCTTCTTCCTGTTCTCGTTCTTCTTTAGCTTCCATAATACACTTAGCCAAAATCTCTTTAGGAATATGCCGACTAAAAACCTGCATTAAAGGATGTTCAAAAATAGTTTTAAGATCGATCTCCTCTTTATCTTCTTCAGACTTATCGGTTTCCTCATCTTCGTCTTCCTTAAGAAATTCAAGAGCATGTGATAAATCATTAGTTGTATAGATTTTAGCATGATCTTCAACAAATTTATCAATTTCTTTTCGACCTTTAACATAGAAGAATGTTTTATCCTCCTTATCAATTAAAATTGAGAATTCTCCAAATGCAATAGGAAAAATAGGTGAGTTTCCAGCTTTGTAATCTAGACTTCCAAGAGCCAGAGCCAAAATAGGCATGTTTTCGGTTTTTACTAATAAATAACGCATTATATTAAATTTTATTTTTCTGTAGTTTTACAAACTTCTGTAATTTCATATACAGAATTTCTTGTTTTAAAACAATTTTTGCTAACAATTTCTACAACAGGAGATGTAGAGAATCCAAGTCCTAGATATACTCTATGTCCTTTTGTAATAGGTTCAATTAGCCTACCTATTTTTTCATATCCAGTATTAATTCCATTAGGATGATGTCCTGGAACATAACTACAAGTATCATTATCTGATAACTTAGTAATTTTAACGGTTTCTCCACGTTTGTAAGTAATTTTATCATAATAAATCTCTCTTACCTTTTGGAGTATTTCGTCTCGATGATCATCCTTATCGTAGATTGAACCTTCACAATCACATTGTTTTAGTAGAATTAAAAGTTCTACATTTACTTCATTAAGATTATTAGCTAGTTTTAGTATAGCTTTTTCAGGATTTGTCTGTTCAAGAATATACATAGGCTGCATATGCCAGCGAACTAATGAAATAATTGCTGTATGTAAATGTTTATCTACTTCTAACTTAACTAATAAATCTTTTGCAATTTCTGCACTTTTAATTGCATGGTTACTTGCATGATATAGGCCATCTTCTCCTTTCTTTGTTGTAAAAGCTTTGCCAACATCATGCAATAAAGCAGCATATACTAAAATTTCTCTAATTTCAGGTGATGCTAAATAATCAATAGTTTCATTTGAAATATGATCTAATGCACTTTGTACAACCATACAAGTATGTACAAAAGCATTACCCTCTTTGTGCCATATTTCATTTTGAGGTATTCGTTTTAGTTTTTCTATTTCAGGGATTAAATCTAATTTTTCCCAATGAAATGTGTTTTCAGTTGAATCGTATAATTTCATATATAATAATTTATGCACCTTCGTTTTCATCAAATTCAAGTCTGTAATAATTTTTATGAGAACATATTACAGTTCCTGTTTGTTTTTCAAGATCTACTCCAATCAAACCTATAAAATTATTACACTCTCTACACATGCCTGAACAAATATGTGGTTTAAGACCATCGCGAATAGCATGTTTTATACTTTCTCTTTCAAAATTGTCTATAGAACAAATATTACATTCTATAAATTTTTTTGTAAAATCTGTAGGAAAGTATTTCTGAACTTTATATAATATCATAGTTATATTTATTTAGTATAGGAGGCGGGAGTCGAACCCGCAATGAGCATTGCAGCTCGCCAGATTAGAAGTCTGGTCCATTATCCATTCTGGTCACTCCTACTTTTATAGTATCTATAATAATATCTGTCTCCGTTTTTATTTTTAGATTTGTAAGTATCCAACTGAGAATCGCAATTAGGACATATACATCTTAAATTATCTCTTTTATTATTAGAAGCATGACCGTCAATATGATCTAAAATAAAAACTAACTCTTTCCCATTTCAACTGGGTTCCATCCCACAAATGGCACATTTATTATTCTGTTCCTCTAATATATACTTCTTAGATGATCTAGGGTTATAATTAGCTCTCATAATAGAAGGATCTCCATTAAGAATTAATTCATATCTTTTCTTAGATTGATACTCTTGTTGACATTTACTACTACAATAAATTCCGCTATGAGATAAATATAATATAAATTCTTTTCCACAGTTCTTACAGATACCTTTTTTAGCAGTTCCTCTTCTAAAAGTTTCGCATGGATTTACTGCTCTTCTAGAAGGAACAATTATATTTAAACGTTGTGCTACTTTTCTAATATTACTGCCACTACATTTATACTTACGACCTACTTCTTCAAAACTTAATTTTTCATCAATAAGGAACTTAATTAAATTTTCTTTTTCTAATTTTCAACTTATCATATATTTTATATTTAAAATTTTCGTACACAAAGATACAAAAATTTTATCAAAAATACAAAGTTCGAATCAAAAATTAATTTCTATCCCTTGAACTACGGGAGCAAGATTATTTAAATATAATCATAAATTCTTGCTAGAATTGCCATAACTGCTTCTTCAATAGTTAATTCTGTTGGAGCTACTGTATATAATGTATACGGAGGCATCCAAGCTCTTGCACTATATCCAACAGGGAAAGTTCCTTCTTTATTCCAACATACTCTTGTCTCAATAAATATTTGTTTTTCTATAGCTAACCATTCTTGAAGTTTTATTACATCTTCAGGCCCGTTATAGCCTTTAAGACTCATTAATTTATACATTTTAGACATGTGTAATTAAATATTCATATGCTTGATTAATTTCAATAAACTTTTCCTTAGAGCCTCCTTTATCAGGATGATACTGAAAACACAACTTACGATAAGCAGTTTTGATAATAGCCTTATCTTTAGTAATATTAATTCCAAGTATTCTATAATACTCATTTATATTAGGTTGTTTTTGAGATTGATAATTCTCTCTACTTTTTCTTCGATAGTCTTCCTGTTTACGTTTATATTTAAAATATCCTTGATAAAAAGTTACATAAAATTCTGCAGATTTATAGTAAAAGCAAAAAGAATTAGACCATTCAGGTTTTATAAATTTTTGACAATATTCTTGAAACCATGTAAATTTATCTTCTTTAGAATAATATACAGAAATCTTATTAAAGGTCCTACGAATACTACGATAAAATCTATCATTATCAATAACACTAGAAGGAAGCTGCATAACCTTAATCATGTATTGTAAAACAATTTCGTCATGATTTCTTTTAGAACTTAAATTACCAAAAATTAAATCAATAGCATTATCAAAATCAATAATAGTTATCAAAGAGCCATATGATTTCATTACTTTTGTATAAAAATCTATATGGAAGAAATTTGCTTTTAGTAAGTTTACTCCTAAAGCTTTACAAATAATAATCAGAGCTTCATCATATTTATCTAACTTTACTTTATATAAGTTTTTAGTTAGAATATTTCTATTGTTAAACATCTTTTTAATAAACTTAAACATATCTATAAAATAGAAAATGCCTCCAAGATAGGAGGCTATTAGAGTGCCCTCGACAGGATTTGAACCTGCACCTTACTATTACTTCAGACCGCTTTCTAAGAGCGGCATGTCTGCCAGTTCCATCACGAGGGCAAATAGAGAGTAAATCTCTCTATTATTCTTCCAAAAATTCAGGATCTCCAATCTGAGGAGTTACTGTAGGAGATAGATTTTGAACTTCGTATTCGATAATTTGATCTTTAATATCCTTTGCAGAATAATTATCCTGAATTAGAAATACGATATGTTCTACTTGTGATTGAGACAAAGTTCCACTATATTTAATAGTTTCTGCATCATCACTTCTAACTAAGATATCACAATGTCTAGAATCAGAATTTAACCAATTCTTATTTGAAGAATTAACTTCTTCCGTGTAATCTACATTTACTTGTACTACTTTCATATTATATTTTTCTTAAAATGCATTTGAAGTGTGTTGTATCCTTTAATAAGATATTAAAATCTTTAAGAATCCCTTGCTGAGTTCGAGGCATAATGAATTCATAAAAATAATCAATAACATAGTTATTAGGAACTTTTGATAAAAACTCTTCAATAGTTATTGGAAAATAATTTTCTCTAACTTCTCTAGCCCAATTTTCAACCCATTTATATTTCATAAGAAAATGAACTAGATTTTTATTGTTACTAATATTTCCCAAATAGATTGAAACTCAGCTAAATGTGTGGGATTAGCATTATGTAAAACTCTAGAAACATCATTAATATCAGACATTCTATCAATTGATTTTCGAGGAGTTAAATTTCGAATAGCAATATATCTAAAGTTTTCATTAAAAACTTGTCTCCAAAATTCATTTACACTTTGATTATCACCGTAACTATAAACTTCATGAATAACAGAAGAAAGTATCAAAGTAGCATTATCTAACTTTAAGGATATAACGTTTTCAAAATTATTATATAAAGAAACATTACATCCTTCAAGATTCTTTTCTGCAACTTGAAGCATTTCAGGAGATATATCATATCCAATTAGTTTCTTATCAGGAAACATCTCATGAATATGTTTTAATAAAGATCCATCAGCACATCCAAAATCAATGAACGTATCCGAATCTACAAAAGATAGAAAATATGCTTTATCTAAAAGTGATTTTCGCATATTATCATTATATACCTTTAAATTTGCTATTTCCATTCTATAGGTTCTAAGTATATTCTATAACAAATAATTTTATAAGCGTCTTGCTCTCCGTTATCTGCGCAACCATGATTACCATAATGTGGGTCTATAGTCTTATTACGACAATAACCATCCCTACAGATCTGATAAATCGAACATATACGTTCACAAGTATGACGAACGCTTGTATTATCTACTCCTACTCTCTGTAAATATAAATTGTATTCTGGTATATAACAAATTTGATGTTTATTAATTATTAGTTTACTCATGTTATTTTAAATTTGCGGAGAGTACTAGATTCGAACTAGTGGCACCCTTTTGAGGTACGTCGTCTTAGCAGGACGATAGGTTAAGCCAACTCCCCCAACTCTCCAAAATAAGTTCTAATATAGAACTTATTATAAATCCATTATTTTTAAGATTACCTTAATGAAAGACTCTATATTTGAATGAGAAGTATTAAGCTCATCAAACTCTTTCTTATGTTCTAATACACCTATCATAAAATAGTCAAACATACTACCAGTAACAACTCTTAATGCCTCTTCACTCAAGAGATTTCTTAAAGGAGTATCTCGAGTAAGATGAATAGTACTAAAGTCTAAACTACTTGCATAACGAGAGATATTAATACATAAAGAAGTTAGAACAATATTTTCAGGATCTGCATACCTTTTTACTAAGTCTTCAGTTAAAACTAGTGGAAGTAAAGTTCCGTCACAAAATTTTACAAGCGAAAATAATGTAAAAGGGACACAAAACATATTTCCACTATCTGGTTCTCTATAAATTTGATTAGGAAGTGGAAAATAAGCTAACCCTTGAGGGCTTAAACAGCCTGAAAATACAAACTTGTTAATTTTTTTACTATAATCAAGCTCTAAGTAAACATACTTATACTTATCATGATTAGTTTCATACCAACCACTTTTAGCTAAAGTGTTTATGTCTGTCATTTTGTATATATTGTTTTAAAAGTATAATTCTTTCAATTATTTTGTTGTGATTAAATGCCCATTTATAGTTGTTTAATTTTCTTATATCAATCTATTTAATCTCTTCAACTTCATTATCTTCACCTCCAGTAGGTTGGACTTGAGAAAGTAATTTATAAGGTACTAAAGCCGTATATATAAGAGTAATGTTTTGCTTATTGGCCTTTGGACTTGTTTCAACCTCTACAAATTTAGGAACTTCAGGAGTAATTACATATCCTGTTTCTTCCATAATTTCTCTGCAAACGGCATCTTCTCCAGTTTCATCAAAGTCTATATAACCACAAGGACAATTCCAATATCCTTGAAAATCAGGAGTTCCAGTACCACGTTTATTTGCTAAAACACATAAGTTTCCAAATTTATCTCTAGAAAATAGAAACATAGCAACTGCACAAGACCTCGAAATCCAGTATTTTTGATTATCTTCTTTTGAAGTTACTTGAAAATTTTTCATTATTTGCAATTTTTATTATTTTGTGCCCCCGTGAGGATTCGAACCTCATTAGTCTGAGATGCGAAATTTACAGTTTCGTGCAGATCTCCAACTCTGCTGCGTGGGCATACCTTTTTTAATTCCAGTTGCCTCTAATATGAGTTTCTTTAAGAGGCGGAATTAGTAAATAAAATCCATATTTTAAAAGTCTAATATCCCAAGGATATAAAGAAATTACAAACGTATCTTTACGCTCTGTTGATTTAAAGTACCAACGTAATCCCTCTCTATGACTATAAACAACATGTTGAATAAAATTTTTCATAATTTTTAAATAAAGAAAGAATATTTTCTCTACCTACAGGATTTGCAGATTGACTTGCAAATAATGGAAGTTTCTTTCCTTCATCAATACAACGATTTACAATATATTTAGCTATATCGTAACCACTTTCTTCTTCCCCTAAATCGTGATCAAGACAAATTGCATCAGGCCAGTCTTTTTCAAGAAATTGTATTGCTTCTTGATAAGATTGTGCCCATATTACAAGACAATTTCGGCCAATTGGACTAAAATTTAACCAATCATCTTCCATTGGATTACGAGCATCATCTACCCAAAGAAGTGTTTTCATAGTTATAACTGTTTAGTTTTTCCACAACTAATACATTTACTGTATGTAGTGCAAGCTAAATTAGCCATTCCAAGAGAAATTAAGGTAGAAAAAATTCTTGCTACACCAGAAGCCCCATAACCATCTTCTGTCCAAATTATATGAACTGTTTCTTTGTCACATTCTGGACAATATGTTTTAATAGTCTTCATTTAGATTACAATGACATTTAGGATTATGAACAACTGCTACACCATGACCTTTAGTAAAACTAATATAATCATGTCCTTCAAATTTAAATTTATGTGCAGTACCAAGATAGTATCCATCTTCAGATCTTATAGTTTCTGATTTAGGATCAATTACAGCATTACAACTAACTGTAATTAAACAAATTAGACAAAGTAAAAATTTCATATTTTATTTTTTAAACCAGTTAATTATTTTATCAATAGGATCTTTAAGTACATTCCGATAAAAACATAAATTAAGAAGTTTAAAACACTCTTTAAAGGTATTAGGATTTGAAGGATATTTGTACCAAAGTTCAGGTTTACTTGCATTTTCTATAGTTATATCAAGTTTAGCATTGCATCTAATAGATTCTGTATTAACTTCTTTTAAAAACTTATAGAAAATTTGTTTATCTTCTGTAGAACCAAAGGCATTAAGATGATCTATAAAAGCGCCTACTTTGACAAGTCTTATCTTAAGACTTTCATAATACATAACTGTTATTAGTTCATATAAAGCTATGAATATTATAATAAATACAATTAACATTATTGTAAGGATTTAATAATTTCTACTGCAACTTTGCCATCATATCTTCCTTTATATTCTTCTGAAAGATATTTCATAATTTTTGACATATTGTTACCTGCAGTTAATTGTGAACCAATAAGTGCAGTTAATTCCTCCTTAGTAAGAGGTTGAGGTAAATAACTCTCAAGGAAAGCATTTTCTTCGTTTAGGGTATTAAGTTGATCAACTCTATCCACCGAACATTCACTAATAGTCTGTTTATTATCTTTATACATTTTCTGTATAACATCCATAACCTGACTACAAGAAGGATCTTTACTAATCTGTTCACACTCTCCAATGATAGTATTTAACAAATTATAAATTACCTTATTATCTCGCTTAATCTGCTTAAGCTCTTTTAATTTCTTTAATGTCACCATATTTTTTAATTCTTGTAATATTATTAATTCCAGCCATATGATGGTTACAACAATCCACTGAAAATTTTTCAGTAATATTTTCTATGTAATAACTCCATGCGGGACCAATTACAATGGCATTTCTATTACTTTGATTAACAAATATAAATATTTGAGCATCAGTAAATGCTTGTCCTCCTATTCCACCTAATCCACAAGTTGTATCAGGAAAAGTTTGAGTAAAAGAAATAACACTATCATATTGAAATATTATATATCCATACTCCTCTAATAGTTCTTTACAAAATTCTTTAAAAGTCATTTCTAAATTTTATTTAATGCTTCTTGTAATCCTAATTCTAATGCTTCTTCATAATCATAACTACCATCCCCATTCACATCAATACTTTCAGTATCTCCAGGGTGATAAATTTCATAGTGACAAAAATATTGAGCATGATCAATTCCGTCAAATCTAGGAATTACATAAACACAAAGATCATATTTTTCTCGAAGCCATTTATGTAATAAAGTTTGTGTAGGAGCTGAATACCGACTCTCTCCAAACTGGTTATGGTTTCGAGGCGGATATTGAGGATTAAAATCTAATATATAATGTTTTTGACTATCCTGAGTGTAATGTAAGTCATAAGAAGCTTGAACAGTTAAATCAAATCCTTTTTCAGATGCAAGTTTTGCTGTTTCTAATTGTATTACTCTATCGTTATTTCACTGATTCATTTCTATATTTTGAATTATTAATTAATTCTGCAAACTTATCCTCAAATATTACATTTTCAGGAATAGAAACTGCTGAAAATAAGTTTGCTAACTGTTTTGAACTATATCCACAAAGATTATAACCTTCTGCAGTATAAGCAACTAAGAATTCCAATTCAGGATTTTCTTCTGCACATTTATAGAATTTCTTAATTTCAGTTAATACTTCTTCAGGGCTTCTTGAAGGAAACTTATAAGTTGTAAGATCAGTAGTAATTAATCCATAAGATCTACCTTGTAAACCTGATGCTTGTCCATAGATAGCACCATACTTATTTAAACAAAGTTTTGCAGTTCCCGCGCCATGTCGGCCTTGTGTATTACTTCCAAATACAAAAATTTGATTTGGATTTAATTCTTCAATGTATCCAGTATATGTCTTCATACAAAAATTTATTAGAGTGGGTAATCGGAATCGAACCGACATCCTCTGCTTGGAAGGCAGACGCACTAACCGTTGTGCTATACCCACAAACCATTAATATTTTATTCTAACATCATTTCTCGAACTCTTTGTCATTAGAATTGAATTTTACTTTTTGCAAAGCGATTTCTTGACAATCTTGAATAAACGTTGCAATTTTATCCTTATATTCCCATTCCCAAATATAATCTAAACGATCTATTTTAAAAAACAAGTAAGCCATTACTTCCTTACTCCATGCTTTAAACGCAACATATTGAGAAAGTTTTTGAACAGATTCTGCACATTTTCTTAGTTTACGTAATTCATTTTCATACATAGACCTGTACAGCTTTTCAATTTTGTTCATTTTAGTATTTTTATTTTAAGGATTATATAGATTATTCCAGTTATCATTAACGATTCAAATAAATATCCAAGAGAAATTAAACTACCTAAAGCCGCTAATACCCAAACTAATACAGCTGTAGTTAAATGCCGAATATCATCAATTCCATTCTTAAATATTATACCTGCGCCAATAAAACCAACACCAGAAGCAATTTGTGCAGCAACTCTAGACGGATCTCCACCTATTTTAATTGAGATATATGTAAAAACAAAAGAACCTAACATAATTAATATACAGGTTCTAATTCCAATTATTTTAGATTTAAATTGTCGTTCATATCCTATAAGAGCTCCACATACCAAAACTGCAATTAGACCTGTAATAAAAGTAAACATTAGACTTCTATATTTTTAAATATGTTATACAATGATAAGAAAAAGGTATAGAGTATAAATAGTATATTCATTCCAGGAATAAAAAGAAATAGACAAAGACTACTATCACCATCACTATCCCTAAACTTATCATTCCAATATTCAAATATTTTTCCAATAGCAATCTTTTCTTTATGACTTACTTTATAAGCAAAAACAAAAAGAAAAGCATTAATAAATACAGGAATAATATAACATAAAATAATAACAAAAAAAGTATACATCCTATCGAATTTTTATATTACTCATTAAATTTATAAAAAATATAATAAGTCCTGCTAATAATATAAAAATATTAGCGAGAGGAACCCAAGTAAAAATTACTAAAGGATTTCCATCAGCTGCATCATAATATTCATACATATCTCCTATTGTTTTCCCACAATCAGTGCGCTTCTTCCAAAAATATAATCCAATGATATGAATTAAAAATATAGGAAGTAAATAAAATAAAATAAAAATAATAGTTATCATTATTTATATTGTTTTATGTTTTCTATATATGTTTTCTGTTCTTCACCTGTAGGACCAATCATTAAGTTAAACTTTGTTGTTGCACATGAGCTTAACAATGTTAATATCAAAATTAGGATTATTTTCTTTATATTTTTCATTTTCAAATCCAAAATCGTTAAGTTTTTCAACCATTTTTCTAAAAATAGTTATATCGGTAATTCTTGATTCAATAATTTCAAATTGTTCTGTATCAAAAATACCATATACTCGCATATAATCCTCACGATCTTTTGCTCTACAGTAAAATATAATTGCAGTTTCATCGTGATTATAGTCAACTGGACTTACAATTATTTTCACTTGTAATCCTAATTAAATTAATACAATTTCTAACACCTTATTTAAAGTATCTATATCAATATCAGGATAAGCTGTTAATATTTCCTCTCTAACCTGTTGTTCCCATCGACTATCGATAAGATCAGATCATCCATTTTGTTCTAAAAGTAACAAAATATCCTTTACTTTACTTTCCATCCAATAGTATTTATAAAAACTTGTGTAACTAAATCAAGATTCATCATGATTTGTTCATGTACATCTAATTTAATTTCTCTTTTAGTTACAGGCCATCCTTTAACAATCATTTCATATTCACATCGAGACCAGAATTGATATAAAGATTTACTTCTAACGAATTCTTTAATATCATCAAAAGACTTAAATTTAGATTTATCTTTTTCTTCTTCCCATTCTCTTACAAAATATGGAATAACATTATATTCTTCTATTGTTTGAGTATTAAAATTCCATATAAGTACATTAAATTTACTTCTCATAATTTTAAAGTTTTGTGTAGCGAGTCTCGGATTTGAACCGAGGTCTAGAGCTTATGAAACTCTCGAGGTAACCATCTTCTCCAACTCGCTTAGAGGTAGAAGCAGGACTCAAACCTGCGATCGTGGTGTTGCAGACCACTGCCTTATCAACTTGGCTATTCTACCAATCGTATTCTATAGATATTATTCATATCATATTGTATAGTTAAGTCATCTACAATTTTTTTGCTTCCATAAGACCCATAGTCATCTTACAATCAAGATTTTTAATAAAAATCCTATCTTTTATTTCTTTAACTTTTATCAATTTCCAATTCGGAGGAAATTTTAAAAGAATAAAAAATAGACTTCTTGTAAGATAATTTATTACTACATGTGGAGTAGATACATCTCCTCCACTATATAGTGGAATAGTTTTAACTAAAAAATTTGGAGGTATAATCATAATTTTTTGATTTAAGGGATGCATATAGGATTCGAACCTATGACTTCTAGCACTCCTTGCCAGAGCTCTACCACTGAGCTAATACATCCATTAATAAAAACAAGTACTAAGCATATCTATTATTAAGATTTACAGGCAGTGCACGTGTTACCAAACTTAATAAGGAAGACGATAGTGCGGAACTGAAATGAGTCGAACATTTACCTCTGGATTTTCAGTCCAGCGAGCGCACCTAGCACACCGCAGTTCCAAAAATCCTAGTATTTCTACTAGGATTAGATTCATAGCAGGGCTCTTCAGCCCCGAAAACTTTTTTCTTTAACGTCTGATTTATAAGCTCTTAACAGATTACAGTACTCTTTCTGTATAGAATCCTAATCTACAGAAGATTGTGGACCGTAGGGTAATCGAAACCCTGTTTTCTGGTTGCAAACCAGATGTAATAGCCACTATACTAACAGCCCTAATTATATATAAGCACACTCTTAAGGATTCGAACCCCAAAGAACAGTTTTGGAGACTGTCATGTTACCAGTTACATCAAGAGTGCTTATTTAAACAAATAAATTCGATAGTCTAATTTAATATAACGTACTCTAATATCATCTTTTCGTTCTAAAGGAGTACATGCAATATCGACACAACATATCTTACCATTTATTCTATTATACTCACGAAATATACAAGATTTACCTTTAATAACACTCATATCACACGATGATTCTCCTTGTATACCTAGAATAACCTGATGTAATCGATATCTATAACCAAATAATAGAATTATTTGAGAAACTCTATGTTTTGCTGACATAAACTCTATGATCTATTTTAATATACCTAACTCGAAGACCATCTGCTCTATCTACACATTTAAAATCACTACAAGCCTTTCCTGTAAAAGCACATGGCTTTCCAACAGAAGATTCATAACAAAATCTTTTTATAGGTGTTCCTTCAGGTACACATTGAATAATTAAAGTTTTATATCTAATTATTCTCCAATATTTTAATACAATAGGTCTTTGCATATAATTTAAGCTTAACTGCGGAAGATGAGGGACTCGAACCCCCACGCCGTTTTAAGCGACCTACACTTTTCAAGAGTGCTGCCATTAGTCCAACTTGGCTTAATCTTCCTTGTTTTAACACAAAAAGTTAATAAATTTGTAACAAATTATTTGTTATTAAGTTTAATATTAGCGGGAGCAGCAGGAATTGAACCCACGTTACCAAAATTAACAGTTTTGTGCTTAAACCACTCAGCCATACTCCCTTATATTTTACATTCTATCATAAGAAGCTTCTAAAAATACACGATAAGAAACTCTCCAAAAATAATATTTAAGACAACTTTTATTAAAAGCAGGTAAAAACAAAATACAATAATTAGCTGATTTATAGCATTGATTATTACTACAATAGTTTCGTTTTAGAGATCTAACTGCTTGTATACAACACTTTATTTCAGGAAAATATTTAATCTGCATAGATCCTATATTTAATCATATTATAACGTCTGTTACTACATCCTCCAAATTTCTCATTAAAAATCTCACATCCATTTGAATTATGATGATATTCAAATCCATAACATTTTTTATTAGGGGGTAATATGACATAAATAACCTCTTCTTATAGATTGTATATACTTATTTTCAAAACGTTTTATCATTTGTGATCAGACTTAAAAATTGTGTGAGCCTACAGGGACTCGAACCCTGACAACTACATTAAAAGTGTAGGATACTAACCGATTATATTATAAGCCCTGCCTAAGGATTACACTCCTCTTTATAATTATTCATCTATAAAAATTCTATGTAAAAGTCTAATATGTATAAAGTTTTTATGTTCTTTGTTCCTTGAAGCTGTACATTTTAAATTTTCACGTTCTTCAAAAGAGAGATTTGCTTTAACAAAACATACATGTTCTGTTTTATCTCCTAAACAAGAATATCCACATCTTTTTTGTTTACAAGGATATTCCTCTTCAAGACTAACAGTTACTGTTTGTAAATATTTTCCTGGTATAAATTTCCAAATCTTATATTCTTTCATAATTTTCTCTTTTAGTACCTACAGAAGGACTTGAACCTTCAACCGCTTCCTTATCAGAGAAGTACGCTAACCAATTGCGCCATGTAGGTATTTAGTAGAAGTTATTATTATTTTAACTAATCTACTATATCGTAAGTATTCTTCTATCTCTCTAGGAAGCTGGATCTACCTAATTTCGAGAGAAATACTTCTTAATTCTTATAGTTTGGGGTTTATAAGATAAGGTCTAACCATTTGTCCAGATTCGTATGTTTAAAGAATACTTTTAGGTGTCCGAGGAGATTCAAACTCCCGATCTCAAGTGCCACAAACTTGCGCTTTAATCAACTAAGCTACGGACAACATATAGATTAATGTTCCCATGGATGTTTTTTATCAAAAAATCCAGTTTCTTTAATGTAACTACCTATAAATAGGCCAATTATTATAGGAACATAAAATCCTGCAAATACTATGTACCATTTATCTCCAACAGTCCATGGTTCTCCATCATCTGTTCCAATAACAATAAATGCACAAAGTAACCAATAAATAAATATCCAAAACATCATTAGAATCCAATTTTACGTCTAGTCTTATGTTCATAAGACTGAACATCAAGATTATAAATATCTGCAAGAGTCATGCCCTTACTTGCCTCAGGTTTGCCTAATTCTTTAAGTATTCTATTAGTCTTTTCTAAAGAGAGTTCGTCAAACTTATATTTTGCAGCAAGTCGACCTTTTCGCATCAATGCTTTATCAATACTCGTATCAGGACTATTAAACGTAGCGATAAACTTAATATTTAAAATATCTGAATAAATACCATCAGTCATATTAAGAATATTACTAATACCATTTGTAAATATATTTTCAGAACGATCTTTAAGAAGCTGTTCGCAATCCTCAAGAATAATTACTGAATTCTTATGACCAAGAATAAAGTTTAAGAATACGGGATCAGATAAGCTATTCATCATAGAGTTATTAATAATAATAAATTGCTTATCAAAATTATTAACTAAATGACGAATCATATAAGTCTTACCAGTACCTTGAGTTCCATGAAGAATAACTAAACCAGATTTTGGGCTATTTAAGAAGTCAGAAATATCTTTATAAATAGGTTTGAAATCATCATTATAATGTTTATCAAGATCAACGTTAACATCTCTAATCTTACATTCTGTTAAACCATAATCCTGGCCATCAAAAGTAATTAAATTAACTTTTGTTGTAGAAACTACTTTTTCTGAACATTCTTCAAATAAAGATTTAATATCCTCTATAAAATTACCTATAAGAGCTTTATCGCAAAAATAAATTAACATTCTAGAAGAATAATAATTTAAAGCGCATCTATACTCTTCACAAATTCCACTAAATTGCAAGGCAGTAGGTTGACTTACATAAAATGGACGATCTAATTCTTCAAGTACCTCTTCAGAAACTTCAGATTTGACTCCAATTACATTATCTTCCCATATACAAAAGTTAGTAAACTTTTCTTTAAACTTCTTTAAGAACTTATTTTCATTTAACTTCTTTCGTTCAAGGTTACAGATTACTGATACACAATTTGGATATTGTTTATATTTATCTACTAACCAAAGTGTTGGAAGAAAGTTTCCAGAATTTTTATTTACATGATCTAATGTTATCATCTTATATATGTTAATTATTAGTAGAGAGTGAGAGAGTCGAATTCTCGATCTCCTGAATGTAAGTCAGGTGCCGTGAACCACTTGGCTAACTCTCTATTTGCTATTTACATAAACTCTGTATTTAATTTGAGTTTGTATTGTATAATCACTATACTCCGAATGATTATCACAAGTAAAACAACACCTTATTTTTGGATTATCTTCAACACTTTGCCTAGCACATATACAACAATTACCAAACCAATCAGGATCTAAACAAGATTCGCTGTCTGAAGGAGTTGTTTGTACTATATACCCTTTTACAATTTGAATACAGAATGGATTAGAATTATCAATAAAATCTTCCATAAATATAGTTAATTATTAGTCGAGTATGATTGTAACGCTCAATCCCCTAGAAATCCCAAATTTCTCGTGCTACTTCCACACCCCATACTCGAAAACTATCCTTTATTCAAGGATAGCAGTTAATTTTGCAAGAACACTTTCATTCTTTTTGCAGATTGCTTCAAGTGCTTCTTTCTCAGTTTGAGCAGCTTTGATTTCCTCTTCTTTAGCAGCAATACCAGCTTTTGCCTGAGTATTAACTGTATTAAGTCCATCAATTGCTGTTTTAAAAGCATTTAAAACGCTGTCTACTTTCTTCGACAGATCTACAGATGTTGTACCTTTTGAATTAAACATGTTTAATAGTTTTAAAAAGTTAATATTGTGAGAGAGTATTTACATACCCCCCCCAATAATAGAGGCTCCTAACGGTTACGATCCGTTCTCTTGGGGTTACAAAGCCCATATTCTACCGAATGAACTAAGGAGCCATTATTTTATTTAATTTTTGCGGTCCTAACGAGAATCGAACTCGTGTCTCCAGCGTGACAAGCTGGAAGGATAACCACTACCCTATAAGACCATTATTTATAAAGTTATTCTATATTTAATACGTATATACTCTACTTGGACAAGGATAAAAAGAACAATCTGAACTATATTGAAAACAACAAGGTAATCGCTTCTTAGAGAAACAAATATTCCCTTCCTTACATACTTGTATATATTTTTTCTTACTAAGAAGATAAATCTTTTTTAATTCAAACATTTAAAAATCTTGAATAATTAATTTTCTAATAGAAGTCTATAATTGCGAATAATTAAATTTCTGAAAAAGGTTGGACCCATACCCAGTTTTGAGTATTTGTAAGATAAACTACATCTTTAGGTTCAGATTTTAAAGTATGAACTTGATCTGCATATTTTAGCATTTCATCGTCTACAAAAGGATGTACTGTTTTATTATCTCTCAAAACTTCTTTACTTGCAATTACTATTTTATCTCCTTTTAATAATTGATGCTTAGCAAAACATTTTATATATCTCATATATTTAAAGTTAATCCCACCACTCTAACATATAATTATATCTAATTTTATTATATAAATAAAGTGCTTTTTGCTGTCTTAATAATTCTTTTCGATATACTTGAAGACCATCATATCGATCAAGATATTCAATTCCGAATCGAAATGCATTGTTAATATTTACATATTTAACAAGTTTGAACTGAGGTTTACTCATTTCCATTTCAACAACTTCTAGAGCAGAATCTTCTTCTTGAATAATATCAATAAGTTTAATACATATAGATATCCAACGAATATTACTAGTATGATCTACATGAGATACATCTTTAAAAGATTTAAGCATTAACTGTAACTTAAACTTTTCTAAATCAAGAAGATATCCATAATCAAATTGATAATCCGTTGTTAATATTTTTCTATAAATATAGAGATTTCTAAAGAAATTCTTAATTTTATACCACCACTCTTTCATATATTTAAAACTATATATTGTATTTTTTAATTCACTTACGTATACATGCTTCAGTAACTCCTAAATTTTTACCAATCTGAGTTCGACTATAACCTTGTTCTAATAAACCCTGTAGTTCTTCTTTTGAAAGATTAAACTTGGTTTGTCCTCGAAATTTAGAAGCACAAGATAAACATCGAGTAGATCTTCTATGTATTTCTCTACCACAATCTGGACAGTAATATTTTTGTTTAGGTTGCTTATTACTATTGCCACAATAATTATCAGTTTGACTATGACAATTAGGACATAATAGCTGAAGATTATTTAAATTATTATCTTTAGAATTACCATTAATGTGATGTAGCTGAATTACTAAAGGAGCCCCTTGTCACTCACTAATTCCGCATTTTTCACATTTGCTCAATTTTAATCCTGCTTTTATCAATTTTTCTTTTAGATCAGAAGTTTTAATGAACTTTTTATTGTTTAGATAATCATCTATAGGAATCTGTTTAGATTCATTTTTCTTTTCTCTTCTAAAAGTAAAATGAGAAATATCTAAATTAAACTCTTTAATTTTACGTTTTAAAGTGGATTGATTGTTTCCAGCAGTCGGAATGTTCATTCTCCTTAAGACATCACTGTAAGATATGCCTTCTGTTATAGCTTTTTGTAATTTTTCTTTATCTCAAAGATATTTACTCATATTTATACTAGTTGCCAGTTAAAGATTCGAACTTTAACCTTCGCGTTCAAAGCGCGACGTGCACAAACCAAGTACACCAACTGGCAAGCTCAAATCATCTCTTAAATCGTACTACAAATATAATACAAAATATTCGTGTTACCAAATTTAATTGATGAATTCATCAGAAAAGTGTACAAATATAAGGACAAAAATTAATATCCAAATACTTATACACTTATTTTTAAAAAATTATTACAATAAAATTCTATAGTTACGAATAATTAGCTTATGAACAAAAAGACTTGAGTATGTATACCAGTTATGTTTAATTTCAAAGCGTAAGTCTTTTTCACTACTCCAACCTATAATATTAGAAACTGTCAAGAATTTATTACAGTCTTCAGTCATTGCTGGAGTAAATTTGGGACCTATAGGAACATTTAAACCTGTAAGTTCTTCAACGGCATTTTTATCATACCAGTCTTTAGATTTTACTAATACTTTATCATTTTCCTTTAATTGATTTCAGTATTCTCGATTAGAATGCAATTTTTTCATCATAATAATCAATATTATGCTCAGAATTGATTTCTACTTTTTCACTACCGACGTAGACAACAAATGTAGTTCCTTCTTCTATAGCTTTATTATAAATTTCAGAAAGTTCCTTTTTATTCTTAATACTACAGATATGATTATCTTCAGTATCATAGACTTTGTAGTCTATAGAAAATACTCCAAAGAGATCGCTTCCTATAAAACTCTCAAGAAATTCTTCAGCTTCATAGAAAACAGTTTCTGCAGAACTTTCTTCCTCATCAGTTTCTGCAAGAGCAGCTCGCATTGTTTCTGTATTATGTTCCTTTCGAGATATGTGAACAATACACTTATTTAATTCAGGAAATTTCACTGTTACAATATAAAACTCCTCCTTTTCTTCTTCATTAATATTTTTAAAGAACTTCTGTTCTATTTCAAAATCTGCAGGATTTTCGATAAGAGGATTTTCATCATCGTGCATCCAAGTAAGTCCTTGTTCAGAATGAAGTTTGTTAATTACTGCCGTTACCTGTTCCTGAGTTTTACAGTGAATTACGTCAAAATACTGTACTATCATAGTTGTTTTAAAATAATTTACATTTTATTTATTCTTTGGTTTCGATATCTATCTACTTACAACACCACCACGTGAAGGTAGAATAAAGGTGTCATAGGAGAGCATATGCTCTCCATAGCACTTAGTCTTGCATTTCAATAAGTTCATCTACTTTCTTCTCAACGCGATTAATACCAGTAATTTCGCGAATCGATTCAGCAAATTTAACTTCAGGAGTTTCAGTCATATCTTTCTTCTGAGCAAGACCTACTTGACGCAGATAAGATTCAACTGCTACTTTGATATACTGAGGTAATACAACCTTAGTATCATCCATAAAGATCATATCACTCTTTACAGATTCTACAATCTCAGCCATGAATGCAGGCGCAATATTCGAATCTCGGATCTGCTTACATACTGCAGAGAAATCTCCCTGAAGAGTATAATCTCCTACAAAAGAACGCTCAATGAACTCTTTAGCAGTAGCTTCATCTAAAGCACCTAAAGAGATAACTTTGCCAATACGCTTACCACGCAGAAAAGTCGGCTCAATAAGCTCAAGATGATTAGTAGTAAACAGAGTAATTACATTCATACCCTTAGTATCACCACCATCAAGAGTATTAAGAATATCCTGCATAGCAGCATCTCGTTTACCACGAGTTACCTGATCGATATCCTCAACAAAGATAACAACTCCATGCCCAGTTCCGTCGATTACTTTACAAAGACGAATAGTCTCAGCAAGTAATGTAGGATCTTTCAGATATACACTTACCCAATTATTCTGAATAGCTTCCTGAATAAGCTTAAAAGCAAGCAGAGTTTTGCCAGTTCCATAAGGACCTTCAAACAGTGCACCATACTTCAGAGGAATTCCTCGTTCAGTACACTTCTCAGGATACTTGATACGAGATTTAAGAGGACGTAATCCGAGAGCTGTATCTTCAGAAAGAACCATCATTTCACGGTCAATATTTGACAGATCCATGACAAGAGGATTGTTGAGATTAGAGATCTCTAATGCCTGACTCTTATAAATAGAATCAGTTGCAAGAAGTTCTTTTGTCCGATCGATAATGTCATCCATCAGAGTAGTAAACCTGAACTGACACTTACCTTTGATATAGAGATGGTGATCGTTACCATTGTAAGAGATAGAAATAACACTTCCTTCTCCTAAATCTGCAAGTTCAATATCTCCATACGGAACTTTAACACGACGTCCATCAGCAAGGATAACTTCAATCGTATTAACAGTATCATCACCTCCTGAAGGGTTATCGTTTTTAGCTGCTGACACAATTCCAAAAACTTCCTGGATTGCACGATTCAGCTGATAAACTCCATCATTCATAAAACACAAGATCTTATGATTGAATGTACCCATACGCTTCGACTGCTTAATCTCGTTTTCAACAAAATTTAAAGCGTCCGAATAACGCATACGAGGATCAGACATTACCTGAATAAATTTCTCTTTTTGCTCCTGCTCATACTTAGAAACAGTACTTCGCATTACGCTTTTAACTCCTACAGGATTTCCCATTTTTAATTTTATTTATATTTTTTATTACAGTTTGACAATATTCTTTAGTTGTAGTTAAACAACCAAATGTAACAAAATGTTCTTCTTTTGTTATAGTAAGAGATTTTTCCTCAATTTTCTCTCTTGAGAAAGGACTATCATATAATCTTTTTAATAAAGAATACTTTACAGCAGTATTCTTACAGAAGATTGTGTCTTTTTCTTCAATATAGATTACAGGATACCCTTCAACTTCTCCTACAACATGTTCTTTAAGATCCATATTTTTCTATTAAATCTTCAATTGCAGATTCAATCTCCTTCCTTACTCCTTCAATAAACCAAGGATAACCTTTAGCTCTAAATTTAGAATGAATAACAAGTTCCACATTATTAAGATCAAAATACTTTCTAAGAGTACTTATATCAACACTATCGTTATAGTGTGCAAAATCCATTCCAAAAACCCATCCTTTATATAAAGGAAATTTCTCTACTTTGTTATTAACAAAATAATCTTTTCCAACAAACTGATATCCTGACCCATTATAAGTTAAACCTCCATGACAGTCAATATCAACTTCATCGTAGTTAAGACCATAGAATTTATGTCCTTCAGGAACTAGAATATATGCACAAAAGAATCCAGATCTATTTAGAGTAACTCAGTAGGTAAATCCTTTATACTCGTTTACTTCAACTACTACAATTTGATTTTTACTTTTCATATTAAAAGTCTACATAATAATCTACTAAATCATCCATAAAATAGGATGCAGGATGATTAGTTATTTCTGCCAGTATTTCATACTGTTCAGGAGTATAGTCTGTTACTCCCAAGATTTGTCTAGCTTGTTCAGGAGTGATGTCTAAGCTAGTAGATTTAGTGTGATTTTCGAAAATTACAAGTTTATAATGCATAGTGTGTAAAAATTAAAGATCTGTACTCTCGAGAGGAATCCAACCTCTATTACAAAATCCGTAGTTTTGCGTCCTATGCCTTGAACGACGAGAGTATATTATTGTTTAATGACAACCTGTCTCAATTTCATGACAACCTCTACCCCGAGAGATTGCTCTAGCGAGTTTTGTTATTAACTTCTTCATTTGTTAGCCAATGATTTTCTAATTTTCCATTCTCATATAGAACTCCAAACTTATGTTTTTCATTCTTAATTCGTTTACCAACTACTTTAACTAAATCAGAAAAAGTAGCTGTTTTAGAGGGTTCAACAAGAAAACAACTTCTTTTAAGGAGAATTTGTATATCATACATTAAACTTAAGGAATTAAAATAATGTGTAATATCTGTTTGACAGCCATGAGCATAAGGAGATAACAACTTACAGTCTGGAAATATATTCTCAAAAGATACATACTTGTCACTATTTTGTAATTCATTCAGTTTAATTGTTTTAGGTAACCATTTTTTAAATTCCCAAGCTAAACGTTGATTACTTCCTAATACACTTAGAAAACCTTCTCTAGAATTATATACTCCAACTTCTAAAGCTATTCTATATTGTTTTAGATTGTATAGATGTGAGTTATGATATTGAAATATCTTTAATTTACTACTCATAAATTTCAATTTTAAAAAATACTCAGCCACCTAAGTAGCTGAGTATTAAATAGTGGAGCTGACGCGCTATTTTTATTTTGTTACATTTTAGTTCCACAATTGAATAATTTTTATTATATTTGTAATAAAAAATTTAATTATAAAATAACAAAAATTATGGCAAAAACTGAGAAAAAATGTAATTATTGTGGAAAAGTCTTTTTAGCAGAAAATAAAGAAATAAACAGAGGAAATGCTAAATATTGTTCATTATCTTGTGCTGCAAAAGCAGAAAAAACAAAACAATTTGAACTTATTTGTAAACATTGTGGTAAACTCTTTATTGGATATCATGCTACAGCTAAATATTGTTCGTTGTCTTGTAAACAAAAACATTATAGAGCTCAACAAAAGGTTGACAACACAAAAGATATGAAATATTATTACAAAATATTTGAATATATTCCTTGTGAATTATGCGGTTGAAATAAAGGTCCAAGAGATATACATCATATTATAGAAGTTTCTCAAGGAGGTAAAAATGAAATTTCAAACCTTATTTCTTTATGTCCTAATTGTCATAGACTAATCCATCGGAACCTTATTTCTAAGGACAGCTTAATTGATGCTGTTAAAAATAGGACTATATCATCATCCAGTGAAAACACTGGAGCAGGACGCTAAATCTGGTTATTAAGGGAACCCATTTTCCCTCCAGTAGTCTCTGAACTTTCTATAGAATGGTCTATAGCTTAGCTGCTGATTAGCATATCATTTCTGACTTAGCCTTCCAGCAATTCATCCTGTTTAATCGATGGAATTACTTCCAAAGCGACCCATTGAGTCGAACGCGTGTCTCCTAATTCTCCTAATATCAACTTGTTACGTGTGTTAGTTTTGTTTTAATTGGAACTCCCCAATAGGGGTACCCGAAGGTGACCCATCCACCAGCTCATTTTTAAGGAACGAAGCCAAACCTTGAAAGGAAGTGTTGTTCTCGCCAGTTTAAGAGTGACGAACCTCCCATTGATTTACGCAGCCATTAAAGCTACTCCTTCAATGTCGCCAAACAGCGCCGTCTCAACCTTGTTGATAATGCGCGAAAAAATGTTATTTGCGTTTATTGTTTGAATCTGTTTTACGAGTATGAATCAAACTCGACACGATTGATATTACTTGACATTAGGATCAAATGCCTAGCAGCCCCATGCAGGGAGGACTTAACCATCACCTCCCTAGTAGGATTCTTTTTTAAACTTGTGGAACTCCAAGCTTGTAATCTAGAGTATCCCTACTCTAGTTATAACGGAGATTAGTGTGAAAACACTAACCGCGGCTATTATCTCACGATGGAGACTACATAGCATGTTCTTTATTTCTGCGGAACCTAACATGAAAAAACCGACTGAATTGCCCCGTATTCTCGATAGGCTCAAGATCCTTGTTTAATGTCTTAGGAAAGACGATAGGGATACTTCAGATACGCGTGAAGTTGCCTGAACATCGCGGAGGGCCATTTCTTGTGGGGATCTAATGGCCAATCTACCAAACTTTTAAGATTAGTTTTAACTCCCTCAGTCTTAAGTGTCACTGAGTTACATACCCTTTCATATATAGTCGAAGGAATACTGCTCGATTTCTATACCGCCGAGCAAGCAGGTATATAAAGAAATAGTCATAGGACTAAATCCTAACAGAGGCAAAAGTAAAAGCTATGACCATGACGAAATACTTCTCAAAGCTAAAAACAAAGTCATTTATATTTATACTTGAAGTATTTCACAAGTTTGTACAATAGCGGATAATGCTTAATATGCATTTGCTTTACTAGAGCAAGTGTTTGTCTATATTTGTATTATACACACATGTGTATTAACACATAATATATTCTTGTAGGATTTAGTCCTATGTAAAAGATAGAGTATACTGATGAAGATACAGTATAGCATCTATCTACCTATTAAAGAGAACTTAAGAAATCATAAGTATCTTTCAGCTCATTCGGAATTATAATCCGAAGTTTGCCAATTTTACTTATTTCCTCATTTTTCCAGGTTGTAAACTGCTTGTTCAAGAGTTCTATCTCGTTTGAATACTGCTTGAATTTAACTGCAGTTTCAGTATCAAGTTTTGCAGTTTCTTCTGCAACACGTTGATCAATGGAACCCTTAATAGCGTTGAGGCTTGCTTCAACAGCACGATGCTGTTTTTGTAACTCAAAGTAAAGTTCTTCAACCTCCTCCTGTTTTACAGATGCAACATGACGATAAACTTTATCATCTTCTACTAATGCAGGATTTGATATTGCATCAAACAGTTTTTCACGTGCTTCATGAATAGCTCCACGAGGATGAATCTGTTTGCCAATAATGGCAGCTTCTGCACCAAGAGTATAATAACGATTACGCTCTTTAATATCCAATTCTCCTAAGATATCTTCAAAAGAAGGATACTTAGGATTAGCAGGATATTCAGGAAGAGTAATACTTTCCTGCTCGCACCAATCCTTAAAAAGAAGCTCTTTTACAATACGATGTTCAGCTTCTTTTGCCTTGATTGCCTCTCGCATATATGCAATAAATGCGTTAATTTCAGCAATTTTTCTGATTTCTTCCTTTAAAGAAAGTACTTCTGCGGAATTTAATCCTTGCGAGAGAGTGATGCGGTTGTCTGCACTTAATGTTTCTACAGTCGTAGTAATAAACCGAATATTATCAAGACGACTATGAGCAGATGCAACATATTCTTTACCTATATTGCAGAGATGATTTGCAGAAGTAGCAGTAATACCATCTGCTGCAAAAAAGACTTTATTCTTTTCAGTCATATGTTTAGTATTTTTCTATTTGTTTGTATAAAAGATATATAATAATTGCAATAAGAATCATAATATATCCAACACCTAACCAAATAGACGCTTTAAACATTATATATCCTATTAAAACAATTATTAAAAGAAAGAGTAGCAATACAATTGCTAATAGTACTAAAATGTTGAGGACTCTCATATTAAAGATCTTTGTAATCGCAATATTTAATTTTTGTAATGATTCTCTTACCTCTGCGATTTAATAAACCACAAGGTGCTTTAAGTACAAGACCTTCGGCAATATAGTCTTTATTTTCAGCAATTAAAGACTTAAAACCTGCTTTTACGAAATCTTCAGCTTCTTTAATAGTCATATAACCTATTAAAGGAACAATTTTAAGATTAAGCTTTTTAGCAATATCTTCACATGCTTCTCGAGTTAACCAAAGAGATTCACCTGCAGATGTAAGAATTCTTACATCAAATAAAATGAAATCACAATGATCTTTAATATAGTTTCCACCTTTCTGAATCTTTAAACCATACCCTTCTCCAAAGATTTCTACTTTTTCAGGATAGACAATTTCTCCTGTTTCTGTTTGTACTTCGAAAGCTTTATATAAGGAATCAAACTGAAACAATTCCTCCATTCGCTTATGTAAGTGAGTGGGAATGCTTGCGTTTTCAGTTTTCCCACGAATTTCAATCATTCTAAAACCTGGATGAAAACAACAAGACATATTAGTTCCATCAATCTTTTCAGTAGCTTCCCATTTAAGATCTTTAAGAACTTCAAATTCAGATTCTGAATATTCCCCAAGAATTATCGGTTTCTTAAGCTTTGTCATGTCTCTTTTGTAGAGAGTGTTGATTTTTTGATAATAACTGCTCATATCTAACTTATTTCTTCTATTCCATATTTTTCAATGAACTCTATATTTCGAGTACACATTCCTTTAATTGTTGCTATATGATGAGAAAGATTTCCAGAAGTTACTTTAGTACAAACTTCAGATATACCTATGAAATTATGATAAAACATAGTTTCTCCTTGTTCTTTCTTTATTCTACTTGCCCAATTAGATGCTAAGAAACGAATTGAGTTAATCTCATGAGAACAATTACCTGTCGTTATCTTATCACATTTATTTTTGAGAACTTCAAACCAATGAATTATATCTTCTTTTATTATCATTTTACTAAAAGTTTTGTGCCCATCCTGAGTCTCGCTCTCAGTTCCCCTGTATTACTAGGCCCTATCTAACATCTTACTTTCATCCTTCGTTCGCGACCTCCAGATTATCCTCGAAGTATGTCTCTTTCATGTACTAGAACTAAATATACGGTACACTATCTTTCCAATGAAAGGTGAGACGGCGAGCTAGTTTAAATTAAAGTTATCTTACACATGAACCTTCTTAAACCTCAGCTGAACACCTAAGAGATTTAAGGAATTCACTTCCACCTTCTACCTGTCCGTGTTCAGTACAGAGCGGTACTTTCCTTCTACCTCAGATAACTTTAATATAGTGGGCCCTACCAGACTTGAACTGATAACCTACTGATTATGAGTCAGTTGCTCTAACCAATTGAGCTAAGGGCCCTAAAATAAGTACTATTCTTCGTTTTGAGATTTAACATACTCTGATATTCAGTTCTGATACCTCTCGGGAGCTTTAACGCGTATTAGGAAGACGAACCATTCACTCGGCTTTCGCTAGTACTTATGTAATTACATTAGAGCTAGAATTATTGCTGCAAGTATAGCTACTATTAATAATCCTACTCCTAATATTTGATTTCCATCAAAATCTTCTTCCATAACTTAATAAAGATTTAATAATAAAAAAGTTAAGGTGTGCTAACATGGGCTATTATTCAGCCTAGTACTGGGCCATGTTCTCTATACTACTATACACCAGTAGACTAACCTTCCTCCTTAACTCTACCTATTCCCACGCCTTCCAATGGGTAAACAATAACAGCCTGTATGCCTACAGGAGAATCTACACTTTACGATCATGTAGTTTAATTCAGGTTTGTGGGTATGAGCCACTCTATCTGGTATCGTTTAATCAACAAAATTCAACACTTGTGGAATCAAGTTTTAGTCGCGTTTTCTGCATAATACTTATTGCGTAAGCATTAGAGGCTCTGCTTTCTCCTAACGAATTCGTTTGAAAATAGGTAAAAAATAGAGCCTACACCTCCGATCAAAGAGATGTAGGCAATGTTTATCGTCCTTTTAGAACTTCATAGTTTTAGTATGGGTTCCTTCTCTTATATATGGTTTTTCCATATATTTAATAGAGAAAACTGTAACGTTCTATTACAGGGACTACACCTTTGGTGAAGCAGGTAGGATTTTCTGCCTAACGGCGATAAGTGCGGGGAAAGTATGCTGCATTGTGGCGAACCTTTCGGAACACCCGTACATAGACAGTTTTACCTTCATTATCCTTTACAGGATTTCCCTCCTCATCGAGAAGAACTTCTTTGAAAGCCATCGTAATAGCCTTCATGTTCATTTTTGCCATCGTTTCTTTTTATTTAATGAATGATATTTTTATTCTAATTCCTTTTCAACTAAGTAATCAAAAACTTGTTCTAACTGTTCTTTAGTTAAATCGTTACACCGACTCACTTCAACTCCAAGAATAGAAGTAAGAGTTATGTCTTTATTACTATCAAGTGCATCAAGAACATAATAGTACATCCTTTCATTTACAACTGCACCACTTGCAAGTTGTTTACCTCTAAACTTTAACATATTCTTAAACATTATACTGTTAAATTAGAACAGAAGAGAGGAATCGAACCCCTATTTTAACCTTATCGGTGTTACGTTCTACCATTGAACTACTTCTGTTTGTTGGGAGGATTGCCGTAGGCTCCTCCCTAGCCTTAAAGAACTTAATTCGACATCTTATCTACAAGATCCGATACCATTTTAAGTCCCATTGCGTCCATGGCCGTACCACCATTGCTAGTGTTTCCACCAGCCATGACAACACGAGGAAGTTCAAGTTTCGACAAAGCTTCAGCTACGCCAATCTTTGTTTTCATCTCAATCTCTGCCTTTTCCTTAGGACTAAGACCTGCACGTACTAATGCTGCCTGACGGAATGCTTCTGCATCACCTTCAGCCTTCACTTTCTTTGCATTTTCCATAGCTTCTTTAGCAGCAAGTGATGCTACTTCATAAGCCTGTTGAGCCTTAGTTACCTCGACTGCTTTTACTTTTTCCTGCTCCCACTTTGCAGTCATAGCAGCAGCTTTACCAAGCTCCTCTGCCTTAATTGCATCCTGTTGAGCAGCAGCGGCTTGCGCCTTTGCAGTCTGGATGTCCATGTTTGCTTTCTGCTGTTGTGCAATCTGCTTCTTAACCGTTTCAGAGTAGTCAATCTTAGAGACTGCTACCTGACCGATCTCCAATCCATAGTAGGCAAACGGCGAAGATTCACTACGTTTGTATCCACCAGCTGAGAGAGAATCGGGGATAAGAGTTGCAATATTAACCAGCTTTTTATCTCCTGAAATTGCATCCAGAATCTCAACTCGCTTTACAGAAGTTTTGTATACACCATTATTGAGCTGGTCAGTGATATACTCAATAAGGTCGTTCTTCTTTTCAGCATAAGATTCAAATGCAGACATCAGAGGACCAGACGCATAAATAACCTTGGTAACAGTAGGCCGAACGAGGTCATTAATAAGCCTATCCATACCGTTATAATCCGTCTGGATACGAGACAAATACTTCGGATCAGTAGGTAATTTAACTCGGAGTGAGCCATATACCATACCATCCGATGCATCGTTAAAGATAACGGGGATGGGACTTCCCATCTGGTTACCTGAATCGTTATCCGATCCGAACCAGAGCTGCTGGGTCTTGTAATAGGTCGTCGTCTTACCCCACCACTGCCAGTGGAAGCCAGGCGTCGTCCAATACTCCATGTTACCCGTAAAGGGGTACTGGTTGACCACAATAGTTTCGTTCTTCACATCCTCTCCAATCTTACCGAAAAACACAACGCAGAAAACTGCGAACACTGCCACGAAGACAGCAATAATCTTTTTTAAATTCATATGATTTTATAAAGTGATTAATGTTTTCTTTTGTTTTTAAAGCAATCTATTAATAATATCAATAAACAGATTACAAGAATTATAAATAGAGATGTCATATATTTTTACCTCTTAATAAAGTAATAGAAAGGTATAATAGTCTTCCATGTTATCTTACGATTAGTTATTTTCCATACATCTAACAGTTGAAAAACAACTGCAGTATAATAAAAAATAAACAAGAACCCTAAGAGAATAATTGCAAATCTAAAGAACCACATAGTTTAATCGTTATCTTGGAGTACTAGCAATATTAGAATTATTATTAATGCTATTTCCATTAGGTTGATAAATTTTGATTGTTTGAGGGCGCACATCAATGATTAATGTATCACGACGATGTGTAAGATTGCTATTAACTACCTTTTCTAAAGAATCTACCTTATATTCAAGATGGTTAATCTCTTTTGTAAAATTATCTGTCCAACTTTGAGTAATTTTACCTTGTACTCCAAAGAAAGCAAAATTTACTATAAAGACAAAACCTATTATAATAAATATTGCAAGTACTCGTAAACCTTTATTCTCCATAGATTAATACTGACAAGAACATTCAGGAGAATGAAGTAAAAACTTTTCTCCATAGTTTGTGATATACTTATGTCCATGATACATGAATTCATAATATTCACAAACAAAAGCGCCACTTTCTTTGTAGACTTTAAAAGAAGTTGCAGTGATTTTTGTAGGTTTCTTTTCTTGAGAATTGTTGTGGTCTACTTCACAACAAGATACTGCAAATACACATAATGCAAGTACAATAAGTAACTTTTTCATATTTTTACCATAATTATTTTCTTAAAAAAATAAAAGAGATAGACTGTACGTTTGGATCATCTAAAATGTGACCTCACAATGGTTACAACCCTACAGCTAGGTACTGTCGCCATATATTCTTTCGAATCTTCAGACTTTGCCACCTATCTCTATTATTTTCTAGGACCTATAACACCGATCAAAGTGTTATAGGTAAAAAGTGATAAACATTCCAGCTAGATAAATTCTAATTATGAGCTTATTGCACCAGCTCTTTAACCTTCGTATCATCCGTGTGCAACCTTCGATATTACTTGTACAGGCATGTTTATCAATAAGAGCAGATATTCATTTGGCTATCAATCATATGACCTCTCATATGCAATTGACTGCTACATCAAACATTCGTAGTTACAGCTACTAATAGTTTCTATTTTCCCAAACATCATTTAATCTGTACATTGCTTGACGTCTGTTTGCTCTTATAAACTACTAAGTGTAAGTTTCCTTGCGACAACTTAATCTTTTCGTTTTTCATTGTGACTACGGTAGGCTCCGCCCCTACTCTACTGACCTTCTCGGGCCAGTCTTTTACTGCATTCGTCTCTTAGTCAACCACCTTAAACATAGATCAAGCAGCCTACTGTCACTATGCACCTTCATCTACTCATAGGCTTGATCAGAAGGATTTAAAAAATTAGAGGTACTTACGTATGCAACTTCCCTCCGCCCGATACTAGGATCTCTTATGATCGGCTAGCCGTTGCAGCCTCTGCCAAGGCATCTCTGTTTTACTTAATCACTGGCAGGATCATAAGCTTATCAGATAGAGATTTTTGTAGAACTAAGCATCTACTCCCATTGTTATCAGTTATATAATATTTAACACATTCTATTAAAAATACCACTCTGTAACGCATGCCCTTGCAGTGGTATTAATTTCGTTATAATAAGCTGGCTTTCCCTATTAAAAGATCTCTAAACCTAAACTACAGAATTTAGAAGTAAAGTTATTCAATTAGAGATATCCTTGCTGTACCTTTTGTATTTACACATTTGTTAATCTGGGATAATATAACTCATGCTAACTAAATACTCATGGCCTCGACTCAAGTTATTCTACTCCTTCCCTCTAAACTTATAACGAGCGGACTCCCTTAGTAGACAAAGGACTCATCAATAGATTAACTACTTCTATTGACCTGCAGTTTAACTCTCCGAATCTCACGGAGTAGTCCATGCAACTGTACATAGATCTTGTTCTTTTATTATACGACACAAGTCATCGTAGAAGAATTACAACTTCTTCAAATGGTTCACCCTAAATAATTACAGAACTTATTCCTTCAACATTAAACTGACAGACCATGTTGAAGTTAGGATACGGCTGGTTTTAATTATTCAGAATTGCCTTAACTCCCCTCAAATTCATTATAGGCTTATTATAATTGAATTATGGGTTTATCCATAATAGTTTAGGTTTGTGTTAACCCTCTTAAGTCCGTAGGCTATTTTTCTTGAGCTTCAATAGCATTATCATCGACAAATTCATCTACTAAAGATTGCCCAATATCATTCGTCTCAATATCTTCCATACTTAAGCGTATTTAGTACAAGATATAATTGTTATTTTACTTGTAGAATAATTTTGTGCTTTTTGTATTGCTTCCTCATCAGAAGTTGCAATGACAAAAGCAAAACTTTGAACTGGTAAATTATCCTCGTTATAAAAGTAATACTCTACACAATATTTACTCCCTACCATTTTTAGTTGTAATTTGAATGGCTCTGTATACACCATAAATAATAAGAAGTGTATTGATAATGGGAGTCAATAAGATAATAAATTCTCCTGTCGTAAATAAATTAAAAATTTGCGACTTAAAAAACTCTCGATCTTTAAAGTATACTGCAATTATTATCATTGCAATAACAACAAGAGTTAATTTATATATAAACCAGAACATAATTTTAATTTTTAATTTTGGATGTGAAACGGGATTCGAACCCACGACCTATAGCAATCCTACCACTCTACCAACTGAGCTATTCACATCTTTTCACTAACCTTCTTACTATATGTTTTACTGCAACAACATCATAATAGTATCCGTTAGCGTCCCAAATAGGTTGCAGCCTATTTTCGATCTTCTAACTTTTTAAGAACCTTCTTGAGTTCTCCTAAATTAAGGTTAGAAACTCCTGCATGTCCCTTTTGTGTTAGAAGTAATCCTTTTATTCCAAAAACTGCAGCAGTATTAATATAAATTTTATTTTCTGTATACAATCCTGGAACACTAATAGTTTCTTCACCCTTATTTCCCTGTTCCGCAAATTCTATAAGTTCCTTTACAGATAAAATTGCAGAACTCTTTCCATATCCTATTGCAAAATAAATAGGATTATCAAAACGATTATCTGTATTGATACTGAAATAATACAAAGTATCAGATTTTTCAACATCATAATACAGTTGACTGTATCCTGGACGTATTGACATTACCTTTTCAGGTTGTCGATTCCTTGATGTAACATTGAGTTGTGCAAAAACAGTATTAGCAATAAAAATTGCTAAAAGAAATAAAATAACTTTCTTCATATTTAAATATTACTAAATAAAAATCTGTATCTCTTATTTGGTCATTGATACAGTTCGAACTCTCAAGTATGCAAGTATTTCTATTGCTACCCCTTTATCATCCTTAGATGCCCTGTTGAACTTATCCGAGTTTCTATGAACTTAATCATATGCAGGAGTACATGGGAGAAATTTCACCAAATCTTTTACTGAAGCCTGAAAGCATACGTAATTTTATTCAGTTACCTGGGTTTCTACTTCTGCAGAAGTCTCTTCTTCCTTCTTCGGGAAGTGAGTAATCTCCTTTACAGTGATATTCCTCGTAATCTTATCCTTGATGTAGATTTTCTGAACACGAGTACGTGTTCGATAATCCTCACGTTTTGCAGCTTCGAGTGCCTGAATACGAAGCATGCGTCTTACCTGTCCAATCGTTGACATCTTCTTTCTTTGTTTTAGTTATAGATTCGAGATTTGAGTGTTGCAATCTCACGCTCCATGCGTGCGATTTCTTGATCGTAGGGAATAGTTTTTCCCGTAATCAAATTCCTTTTGTCTTCACCTGCTTTTTTGAAAGCTTCATACGTAACTTCCAGGCGAGCAAGAGCACCTTTGCGACGGACATTCAGTCCAGGTTTTCCACCCTTCATACTGTTAATTTATTTATTATTAATTATAGATACAACTTCCTACATTATTCTGTAAAGACTTTTTCGTATAAACAACAAGTCATTAACAAATCATACAATCTGTTAATGCAAATGTGAAGAACTTGATTTGTCTCTGTATTTACAACAAAGCCTTTAATTTGAATAATACGAAAGGGAATTCCTTTAATGAGTACAGCTTTATTAGAAGCTGTTGTAATACAAGAAATAATCATAGTTAATTAACCCATCTGATTTTTATACGAGGATTCTCCAAAGGATCATAAAAGATACTCTGAATCTGGCCTTTGTAATGATTCATTACTTCAACACAGTAGTTATTGAACACCTCAGTAGGAATCTTTTGCATACCTGCTTCTACTCGATAAATATTATCAAGTGAATCAAGTTCATGCATTACAGATATTGTAATCTGATTACGTTCGAACTCAGAAATAGGAGCTACTTTAGATACTTTTACTCCATCCTGAGGAAACTCTGTAACGGTTACTACTTGATCCTTAGGTTTAGAAACAAGTAATAAACAGGAAGTTAGAATAATTCCCATGAAGAGAATTAATCCTATAGCTTTACCTAAATTATTCATTTTCTTGAAATTGTTATGGCGAGGCTGAGATAGTGACCATCACCGACCTACGTTCATACAAGGACGCTAGGCGACCTTGTTAATCACACCTTCGAGTGGTAGTAGGCATAGAGTAAACTCTATTAACGTGCCGATTAACAAATAAAAAACCAGAAATTATCGCAACAGAGCACTATATGCAAGTTCCCACTCCTTACGATTCTCAACGCTCGGAACCTGAAGATTACCGATACGTTTGAGATATGTTTGAATGTTAGGAATCTTGTTCCAGACATGATAGAAAGCGAGAACAATGTCTCGTCGAAGGACGATCTTATTGTTCAACTTTTCTGCGATCTGAATGAGAGCAGCAGCTTTCTTACATGCTTCCATGTACTCTTCGTTAGAGATCTCTAAGAGACCGTTATTGAACTTTCTCGAAGAGTGCGAACCCTTGATCAGCTGAATAGCTGCCTTGAATTCGAACTCAGGGAAAGCTTTCGTGAAATCCTGGAGCTGCTGATAGCCATGAAGACCTTTTTCCAGATAAGCCTTCATGTAGTCAGTGATTACCCAGTTTGCATGTCCTGCATTGAATTTGATTGCGAGATTCAGAGGAGATGCATCCGAGTTAATAATAATCACTCGAATTGCAGTTTTGTTCTGCGGATACTTCTCTTTCAGCATACGAAATGCTGCGAGACGATTCTGACCATCGAGAACTTCACCGTCTGCAGAAACATAGATAGGCG